GCACTAGCATCTAGTTTGTTAGAGCAATCTTTGATTAAAACAGCTGTAGCCGTAATAAGATTTTTTACATTGATATGAGAAGCAGCAATTGCTTTTTCAAGTCGATCAAATCTATTACTACCGATAGAACCGCCTTTTTCAAGGTCGTTATCTTTCGCTTTTTCAGCGTCGTCATCCGATCCAGCTTCTTCAGATTCTTTGTCAGAATCTTTAGTTACAGGTACTTTTTCTTTGGTAGTTTCTCCTCCGTTTTGAGAATCGTCACCGTTATCACCTTTAGTGATTTCTTCATTTTCTTCGACTGTTAGACCAAGAGCCTCATACGCCTTCGAAATGTCGTCATCAGTGATTCTTTTTCTTCCGTTATTCTTTGCCATTGTTGATAACATTAAGTATATATTTTCTGCTTTCTCAATATTAATACCTGGAATGTCCTTGAAAAGACGGTCAATTGTCTCGCTTTTTGAAAAAGTTTGATTTTTGATATTTTTGTCAACTGATTCTTTCTTGAGAGCGGCAGCGTTTTCTGTGTCGATAGCTTCTTCAACTTCATCTTCGAAATCGTCGTCAACCTCGCCCTTGATTATATTAGCAAAAGTTTTAGGATTCTTAGGTTGATGAGTAATAGCTACTCCAGTAATAATGGCTTTAACGATCTTTTTATAATCAGGATGTTTCTTATCATTAGATTTACGCTTGATTACCTTACCTTCGATTGAATATCCTAATCGACGTGTTTTAGAATCTTTCTCTAAAGTTTGAGCTAATTCCCATACATCTCTAGCAATACCGCTGGAAGGGTAAAGATCGGTTTCAATATAAAAACCATCAGGACGAATTTCTGCTAAACTAGGTTCTCCGATAATGGTAGCAGGTTGACCTTTAGCTTGATGATGCCAATTTACCATTCCGCTTTCTATAAACGGATTGATATCAAATCCGTTAGGGTCTAGAAATTCTCCATCACTATCTTCGTCGATAGTCGATGCAATACCTCCAAGCCTCATAACTTCTTTTCCTTCAGTATCCAAAGCTTTAGAAATTTCTAAAGGACACCAAAATTGAAATTCGTTATCTCGTTTTTTTATTGTAGACATATTATATAATGAAAAAGGTCAAAAGTTTTACACTCTTGACCTTTACTATAACTGTATTGATAAATTGTCTGACCGTTGTTTTTTAATTCTCTGACATCGTTCTCCTTATCCATCCGTAAAAGAATCTCTTGTTATTAGGATTCTTTTCAGTGATAGCTATATAATACTTAATTTTTTGAATTTTTCTAGCGTTGAAATAAACATCGGACTGAATAGTGTTGTTTTTGTAGTTAACGCTATCTATCCAAAATTTTACATCATTTTCTAAAGACTTTATTTGTTCGTCACAATTATTGAAAATAGGAACGAATATAGTGTCTTTTACTATAATCGGTTCATGAGAATTTTTCGGAACTACAACTTTAGTTTTTTTATTACCGCAAGATAATAACAAAAACGATAACATTAATAAAAATTTCATTATATAACAGAATTTAATTTAGTTAACAATAATTCACTCATAGAACCAGTTTCCTTGATCTTAAATTGTCTTTCTGATAGCTTTATAGATACAGGCCATCCCATGTTAACTGCCGTATCATACATATCGTTAGCAACAGTTTGATTTTTGATTCTATCTCCCCAAACCTTATCCCAATATTGAGTTTTATACAACTTCTTTTCAGAAGCTATTAATTGAGATCGAATAAGCTTCAGATTATCAGGAAAACCCGATTTTTTCTTTTGCTCATCAATTAATTTCCATCCGTCCCAATTAGGGTGGGCTTTTCTAGATATACCATAATAAGTCTCCCCTCCAGTATCTAAAGGATCATTATCATATCCCCCCTCAAAATCCGCTGTTCTTGCGTAAGCTATATCAAATATTGCCATTATTTTATAGTTAATTGAGAATAATCAATACAATCTTCGTCCATCCATTTAACCAGATAATCAGATTTTTTCAAATTACTTAACTTCAAAAAGTCTTCAACAGATATTCCTGAATCGTTAAGATACTTTATAAATCCTTGTTCTAATAGAGCTATCCTACTACCTTTCATGGTAATTAATTGAAATTCGTCGCTAAGATCAGTCAATAAATGAGTATCTTGTATAGCTTTCAAATAATCCTCTTCCTGATAAGGTTCTACTAATGGAAAATCTCCTTTAAATGGGATAAGATGACTAGGTTTCTTTAATGTGACATATCTGATAGCTCTACCGCCTACGACAGAAACTAACATTTCTCTATTGTCTTCCATTGTCTATTTCTTTACAATTACTTTACTTCTATTTAATACAATCATGAAGGAGTTCGGACCACCATTCCCTCTAGGCTCTATGATAGCGTCATAACCCTTTAATGCGGCATAAGTACCAATAGCTTCCTTCGAACCTCTACGAGTATATTCATAAATGCCGCTCATAATATCAGCATTGGGATTTTTTGGAGTTTTTAAGCTATTTAATTCACCTACTTTCTTGTTTAACTCTGTCTTGGTGTTATGTATGTCTTTTTTGATTACCGTTATTTTATCTCCTAATGTAGAAAGTTCTTTTTCTATTTTATTGTTAATGACTTTATAGTGCTCTTTCATTAACCAATCGGCGAATCTCTTCACAGGATAATTATAAGCTTTAGCAAAGGCGTTTTTACGTTTAATAGCATTATTTTCATATTGAAATCTAGAGAACAAAAACGTTTCTTTAGAATTAGGAAGTTTCATTATGAAAACATCTGATCCTGGAGTTTTCTCTTTAACAGTACCGCCGTTCTTTTGAACCCAATCTACCATTTTATTTTTAAAGAAATCATCGAAAGAAGGATAGTCAGGATTCCCTTCATCATCAATAGCTCCCCAATCTGTATTATCTATATCAAGCTGATGCATTACTAAAACATCGTTATCCCAATGCATATCATTCTTGATCTGCTTTTCAGCATTTTCTGAATAATTATGAAGATCGTCTTCTTGTTGTTTTAGTACAGTTTTTAAGTCATCTACCTCAACTTGTTTAGCTGCTACTTTTTCTTGATCAAAAGGTACGGCTGCAAGTATCTCTTTTCTCAGATCATCTACCATTGCCACTTTAGCCTTTGGATCTAAAGCGCATTCCATAATAACTCCGCTCGTATTAGCGTAACTTCTTGCCGCTCTATAAGCATCTGATTTAGTGTAATTACTTTTGTCAGAATCCTTATTACCTACGCCGTCATTAACGTGAAAATATAAGCCAGAACCATGTATACCAATAGTACCCCAAAAACAATTGTCGTTGTACTTAAAATCATCTGCGTAATATTCAGCATCTTTCGCACCTGGCGCTAAACCTCTAAAGATTTGATATTTAGAATTTTTAACGACATTATCCCAATATTCTTTATCGTCAACGACTAATGGCCTGGCGTCGAATCCTCTTTCTTTTGTTATTGCATCTAACAACTCCCAACCTGCCGTATAATTAACATTAGTCAATTTACTGTCATAGCTATTGCCAGGAGTATTAGCCCAAAAATCTTTCAATTTATCATCATCGAAAGTAGCGTACATATCACTATCAGACTTCAGATTTCTAGGTAATACCTTTCGATTAGATTTATTGATTTTAGCTTCTATGTTATTCTTGATATTCTCTAAATCTTTCAATCGACCTTCAAAAATCTTTTTAAGAGAATCTTGTTTACTCTCTTCTAAAAATTTCAATAAATCTCCTTGTTTAGAAAGTACCGAATTAATCTGATCTACTTGATCCTGTAATGATAAAGAAGCTACAACCTGAGGATTGTATTTCATCATAGAATCATAATCAGATACCCTAGAGCCGAAAGGTTTAGAACCTCCTTGAGCCCTGAATGATAATGAACCTCCGTTATCTACACGAATTATTCTTCCAGCAGAATCCTTTAAACAATTATCATTTTGATAAATATCCCAATTTGCTAATAAAGCATCTACAGCAAAACCTTTAGCCATTTCAGGATAATCTGAAACGGAAGGAACCGAGGTCATTGGTATATATTTAGACAACAAAATTTTATCTCCGTTGACTTCATACATTTCGAAATCAGGAACCCTAATGCCTAAAATATCGTAAACTTGATTGGTAATATATTCAGATTCTACATGAGCGTTTGAAGTATTAGAACCAGACTTCATAACATATTGGTTACCCTTAGAATCTTCAACTAATTGAGCTCCTGTACTCCCTCCTAATTTTTGTAGAACTTTTAAAGAAGCAGGATCAGTCGGGAATAATTCATTAACAAATTTTTGTTTAGAATCTGTTTGAGAATCATCTACTTTTCTACCAACGCCCCTTAATACACGCCAATCATATTTCGTTTTAGCATTAGGGGTAGCCGTATAAATATACACTACCCCATCAACTACTTTAGTTTGTCCTGGAACGATAGCCTTACAAACTTCATCGTCAGGTTCTAAATTATTAATATGATCGAACAAAGATTTAGTTACGCAAACGTGATATTCATATGAGTCATCGTAATCTTCGGACTTGTTTTTATAAGAATCGCAAGCTTTGATTAATACATCGTCATTAACCTCTCCGACTGCATTTGCTTGAGCTATTCTATTAAGAGCATCTCTCAATCTAACTATTTTGATCATAGCTTTGTTTTATCTAAAAAGAAGTTGTTCTGCTTGCCAAACGGACATATTTTCATCGTCAGCTTTTTGAACTTCTTCATATTCTTCATCAACACCGAACAATAAATCTTCTGCCTTATTCAAATCAATATCTTCCTCGATTTCTTCCGTCTCTTCGGCTTTTTCTACTTCTTCCTCATCAGCGCCGAATATAGTTTCTTCAGCCTTTAAAACTTCTTCATCATTAGATTTAGAAATTTCGTTATCTGATTCAGTATTGAAATCGTCATCTGCAGCTTTAGTAATGGTTGCTAAAGCACTTTCTTTCCAATCTTTGTCCTTCGTACCGATAAGAGAAGCGAAGGCAGGATTCTTACGCTTTTCGTTAGCGTTCTCGGTTTTACGTTTATTGATAAGAATTTCCTGAAATGTACGAGTGGTAAATTGAGATGGATCAATATTCTTTTGATTCTTTTTGATTAAATCTAGAATATCGTCACGTTCTTTTTTGTCTGCCGACTCATCGTCTAATCTAGGAGCTTGTTTGAACTCATAATCTTGATAACGACTTTCCATAACTTCTATTGTTTCAGGAACGGTCATGTATATTTCTGAATTCATCATAGCGCGACTGATAATAGCTTTAGAATCTTCACTACTATCAGCAAGAGTAGCTAAATCCTTGTTAGTCATAATCATGATACGACCAGTAAATTCAAAATTCGATTTAACGTCATCAGGGTCTCCAACGATACGTTTACCAGTAGTAGCAGTTGCTTTCTTCATTACAGAAGCGCAATCCTTTCTAGTCAATACAGCGTCGGTATCGTCGAACACGATAATTTTACCATTATGAGCCTTTAAGATTCCTAACAATTGTTTACCGCTGTTAACATCTGAAGCTTCGAAAATATCATAATCTCCATCGCCTGGACTATCTCCTTCTTCAAACGGCTTCATATTTAATAACTCGGCCATTTTATTAAAACCATATGATTTACCGATACCCGCACCGCCCGCAGAAATCATGAATCGTTGTTCGTTGTTTTCTAGAAACTCAAGATATTGCTCATTGAGTTCTTGAACGACTCCTACTGGATTAAGATAATCAGATTCTTTCTTTTTCATCTTATAAACAAATTGATCATATTTAATACGACCAGCTTTTGTTTTAAGATTAAACATTTTCTTAACCCTATCATCATTTCTGTTCAAGTACCATTTTTCAGTTACGCCGTCTCCATCATCAGTTTTACCGTCACTTTTAGCGTCATCTGAATCGTCCGTGGAATTAGAAGTAGCAGAAGGAGATGGAGTTTTGCTTCCCCCAGTCATTTTCATTAGTTGGGCTAATGTACCGCTAGTATCTACCTTAGACATATCGAATCCTCTTTGATCAAGAGCATCATATGCTATTTTACGCATTTGAGCATTAGCATTTTTGCTATTAGCTACTTTTAATAAGTTATCGTCAGATGTCTTTTGAGCCCAATCTATTAATTGCTGAGAATTCATAGCTTTACCGCCTTGTTTAACTTTAGCAGTGGCTATTTGTTGAGCGGTCGGTTTCTTTGGTTTAGGGGATGAATCATCTTCTGTACCACTAGAAGAACCTGAACCGTCATCATCGTCAGTTTTATTTTTTACAGGTCTCCAATCAAATTTTCCTGGCTTATATTCAGTCCAAGACCATTTACCGTTTGAGTGCATATCTCCAACTTTTCTTTGGACTCTTGCGGCTTTCTCAATTACATTATCTTTTGCCATGTTAATCGTTTATTTTATTAGATTCAATAGACATTCAAGATAAATAATAACTGCTTAATCAGTACTCCATTCAATTGGCAATTCTATTCCATAGAAATCTGTCATGATATCGTGAGTTATTTTCTTAACAGTCTGAGAATCCTTACCTTTTTCAAGTTCTTTTTTTATTGTTTTATGACCTCCTTTAGCTATCCGAATAATCTCTTCCATATTGTTTTTAGAATTGAATAACTCGCACACTAAGGCAAAATTTTCTCTCGTATCTTTTAAATATTTAACATCCTTCATTTCACTTGCTTTTTTAAGAGCTTCGGCGAATTGTTTAGGCGTAGCGTCCCAAGGTATGTAAATAGCATTAATATTATCAAAAAGAGGGTCTTCAACTTCTACGTTTTTAACTAATCCCCTGTAATCTCTTAAAACAGGATAGCATCCATTTAACATAGCTTCTATGATAAAACCATTAATATGTGTTCTACAATAATTAGCATAATGTTTAGCCCAACTAGGGTCTATGGCAAATTTAGAATTTTGTAAATATTTATTAACTTCTGAAGAAGGAATTTGACCTAAATATTCCATGCCATTATTTTCCGCTATATCCCATATCTTCATTCCGATGACTTTTTCCGATATATCAGGGTCACGTTTTCTAGAAACTTTATACGGTTCTTTGCATTTAGTTTCTGCTACCATATAAGCTTGTTCAATTCCCGAACCTGCTATCTTTACGCTGAAAGGCCAAATTTCGTCTCCGTCTTCATCTGTTTCTAAATGATCGTTAAGATGTGGAACCGATCTTATCAAATCATCTACCTTCTTCATAGATTTAAAAATATGAGCAGCAAAAAAATCAACTTCTCTTTTACTTTTAAGCTTAATAGGCATTTTAGGACGTTTTTCGAAATATCTAGGATTCAATAACAAAGTCCTTGGTATACTAATATTTTCGCAGCATTTATATGCCGCTACATGGGCACATTCCAAGAAAGCTATCTTATCCCTCAGAGCAGATACATTACTTGCTCTTACGTCAAAATAAGCATCGTGTACGGTAAATATCTGCATTACTTCATCAGTAGGAAGATCGAAGAACTGCCACCAAAAAGAAAAGTCTCCTTTATCCCAAGCTGAACTTTTAGTAGGCATAAAATTCCAAAGGATAATATCTACATTCTCTACTAATTTATACCATCTTTGTAAGGCATCTCTTTCGAAAACTCCTATTCTGTTAGAAGGCGGTAAAAAGAATCCATAATAATTATTCTTCCAATAGCCAGTAGAATCATCAAATTCATATCCTCCGTTTTGAGAATTTAATTTAAGTTTATCTTGAAAGGAGTTATTTTCAAACTCCTTCAATTTCTTATCATAAGTTTTCTGAGTAGTAGAAGCAGCGGTCAATTGTGCAATATCCACTTCATGTCCTAAAGCTTTTATGGCCTTGACTTTTGCAGTTACATGCTCAATTATACCGCCGTATTTAGCTATTTCAAAATCAGCTATCAATATTCTCATTACTTTCTTTGTTTATATATTTCCTCAGGTAATCGCTTCTTAATATAACCCTGTTCAAAGAATAACAAACCAGATTGAGTTTTGTAAAACTTCTTAGCTAAATCCCATTTAATATCATGAAACTCCTCAGAATCTTTAGTTTCAATCAAAACATACTTTTTGGTTGCTTCTTCTAATTGCTTTTGATTTCGTCTTTTATAAGAGTGAGGGAACTCTCTGTAATATCTTATAGATTGTTTATTAGACCAATTTTTTTCAACTACATCTCTAACGAATAAATGAAATGGATGACCGATACCTAATGGTATGATTACTTGAGTTTGAGGATGCTTAGTTAAAAATTTCTTCAAAAAATGTTTAATAGAAGTTTCAATCTCATGTATTTTTTCTTCGCCGAAATAGTCATTTAAGAATTTATGAGCAGTAATATCGTCTACCGATTTATGCTCTTGAAAATATCCATAATAACTTTCATCCTTAAAATCTACATTCAAATGCGAATAAGGAGTTTCCAGAAATTCAAATAAATTAGCATCTTCTTTAGAACGCTTAGGGTCATTCTCAACAGTTAAAACATGACAGTTCTTACGTTCAAAAATATAACTAGAACAAGAGAACAGAATATCATCTGAATGAGGCTGAATTAATAAGTATGTCTTCATTTTTTATCCTTTATTGACTTTTATATTAAGTTTAACGTTGGTTAACTTTGGATTTTTTGATTTAATTTTAACAGGAATTGTGAACGCTCTCAGTTCTGGATTCCAATCAAAACCAGGTTTCTTATGATTAATAGTACAACGACAATAAGGATGTATTGGAGAAATAGTAGGTAACCAATCTGACGCTTTTCTTCCTATGTTGTTACCATTAGCCATAACTTCAGATAATTTAAAGACTACTGGCATACTATCAGGGTCTTCAGGGTCAGTTAAAAATAATCTTTTACAATGATTACAAGCTCCTGGATAAACGTCGAAATATACCTCAGCATCAACTCCTTGATTTTTCAATATACTTTGAGCTCTGCCTGCATTATAAGCTTCATGAGTAAGATAATAGGCAATGCGCAACCAATCTCTTTCCCAATCTTCAGTAGCTTCTCCTAATTCTGATGCTAGCGTTCTCGCCCCCTGTCTGAGCTCTACGGCTTTAATTGTTTTTTGTTTAATTATGGATTTAATATAAGCTGGATTTTTTAAATTATTAGATACCACAGAATTTGAAACTGAAGTTCTGATTCGATTGCCTAATCCAGTAATATCATTATAAGCTCTATTTTTGACTTGTTGTAGAGCAAATTCTTCTTCCTCAGTCAAAGGTACGAAATTTCCAGAAGCTAAGAAATTTTGAAATTGTTTATAATCCATTTTCTTAGCTCTATCATCACCGATGGCTTCTGCTAATATTCCCCATAAGAAAGCGTGTTCAACTACGCCTTTAGAATTTTTGTATTGATCTAAGTCTACCCCTGCTGCTAATAGAATAGATTTATCAAATTCTGAAAGATAATCTAAACCGAGTTGTCCTGCTATGAAAACTAATTCATATCTTTTTAAGATAGACAATAAATCTCGTATTTGTCCTTGAGTAAAAATCATTTCTCTTCCTCCTTTTGTTTAATAGAAGAAGCCGTTGCTTTGGCCATATATTTTAAGACTTCTGCAACGGCTTCGGCGTTATTATCGTTCCAAACTTTTATGAAATGATTTTCATATTGAGTTACGACTTTAAAGGGCGACGGAATGAAATGACTATCTTTGTCATGTTTCTTAGCCATTTTAGTAATTATTTCATTTAAAAACTCTGTTAAAACTTCAATCCTAAATCAATAGTGAATCCTTTCTGATTATTCATCCTGATTCCTGAAGCTCCGATGATAATTTTTTGTTTCAAATCTATACCGACCTGAATTTTATTAGTATTGAAATCAGGTGATGTTCCTATCATACCCCATAATTGAACCGCAGGCACCTTGTAGATAGTTTCGGTATGAGTAATCGTCTTAACTATAGGCTGTATAGAAGAAGTGGCTCTAACAAGCTTATTTTCGCTTACTTCGGCATCTACCTTAAATATACCTAAAGTATCATTAGAAAAGTCTAAATCATACTTTCTAGTTAGATAATAATCATCCCAAACCTTTTTATTCTCAACCGTATCTCCAGGTATGTAAACTGGATATGGTTTACCTTCTTTTACAACAGGAACTTCAACTGCATACGGTTTAGGATAGTATAAAGTATCACGTACAATATATGGAACTTTTTTATATTCTATCTTTGTTACTTTCTTAATTTCTGGAAGAGTTACAAAAGCTCTTCCGATAAGATAACTAACAACGGAAAATATTAATACGACTAATAATGCTTTCCATAAGGTGATTGTAATTGAATTTTTCATTTCTATCTTAATTTACTTTCGTAATCGTTTACCATACGCTCTAATTGTGTAATACGTTCTTTGTATGAATTCTCAGCTTTTTGACTTTCTTCTTCGAAATTCTTATATTGAGAGAGAAGCTCATTATATACCAATTTATCAAATTCTCTCTTCTTCTCATAATCACTTCTCATATCATTCAATTCAGTCCTGAAAGATTTCACTATTTCATTACTCAATGATCTCTCGGTTTGATATTCTTGATATAAATTATCATATCTAGCTTTCCACCAAGCGTCTTTTGCTTCGACCTCTTTGAATAAAACATCATATCTAGCTTTCCAAAATTCATCTCCCTTTATATCAGCATTTGCAGATGCATCTCGAACCTCTTGATCATATTTTTTACGATCCATGATACGAGACACGAACGCAAAACCGATTCCTCCAGCTCCGAATAATAAAGATATCAAGGTCATTAGGTTTTCTTTGAACCAATCCATTGTTATATGTTTTTATTATTTCTTATTTTAGCATGTTTCACTCTCTTTCGATAATCTTCGACATTATAATCTGAACGTAAACATCTGACTATTTCATCAGCGAACGCTCTAACTATTTTGTTAAATACTACCTTAAATTGATTGAAATCATTTTGATTATTGTAAGTACAAAGGTAAAATATGGCCTTTGTATCGGAGCTTATTTTATTAAAGAATTTGAACCACTCCTTATCATCTGACGTTACAAACTTGAAGTCTCTCCAAGGTAACTGAGGAGTTAACAAATCCAAACTATTAGAAAGATTGTAAGCAAAATCCCTTCCTATGTATGAACAATTTTTATTCAGGGTTAAACCGCATCCAGTTAATCCATCCCTAAAGAAATCAAAAGCAATAGATATTCCGTAAGTTTTATGCTTACGGAACTTATTGAATAAATCAAAAGAATAATCCTCTACAACTTCTATTTTACGATTTCTCAGCTCTTCTGCTAAAGCTCGTTTAAATTCATTAGAAGGACGATCAAATCTTTTGGCGGTCAAATATACAATCTTACACATGTCAATCTAATTAAACGTTAATAGTATTCCAACCGCCGTCTGCGGTATCTGCTGGAGTTAACAGAGGAGTGCCTGAACTATTTGTGTAGCTATCTACATAACTTAAATTATCAGTAATTGAAAATTTAGAAGCTCTGCATAATGTTAATCCTTGTACATGCCAATATCCTCTTACATTAGGTAGCTCTGCCGATGAATTATCGGTTACGCTTACTTCCGCTAAACATAGAGATATTTTATTACAAAATATAAAACCGTAAAAAATAGATGCATTTGACATTGAAGTTATGTATCTACTTCTACAATTGTTTACATAACTACAATGACTAAAACCTGTAGCTTGTAAAGAATTTCCGCTAGAAGTAATAGCAAAATAACAATTATCTACAAAACTAGATTCTTGAAACCCTACTATGTTAAATACAGTACTTGTAAATCCAGTTACTTTACAATTACTAACATAAGAGCAATATGAAAAAACTTCTATTAAATTCAAAGTTGCTAATTCAGAAGAGATTACTTGATTATAAGTACAACCGTTCAAATTATTACAATCTCTAAAGGCTCCGTCCATTACAGTATTTGATCCTATTACAGGTTCAAAGAAACATCTAGATAAGAAATTACAAGATTTAAAAAAGCTAGATAAATTACGATATACGTCATATTTTACAACAGCGCAATCAGTTAGATTTTCTAGATTCTGAAAACAGTAGAATCTGCTAGAATAAATAGGAGAACCAGTTTCTGGAGTATCTCTGCTTATAACAGATAATCTAACTCCGTTTATCCTAGTTATTGGACCATTAGTATTATCTCGAACAAATACTGATCTAGTAGAATTATCAACTTGTTTTTTAATAGAGCCTGTAATTTCCAAAAGTGAACCTGGTTCGGCGTCAATAATTTTCACATTTGGTTTCAATCTAATGACGTGTTGAACAGATTCTCCCCAATCATATTTCCAAGTTCCTCTTTTAATCAAAACGTTAACCGCATCATCATTATCTATCAACCCAGCTAATTTAGCATCGCTGTCTATAACATAATCGTAAATTATTGATTTTTTCAATTCTGGTATAGAACCTTCTCCAGTATCGTTCAGCCATTTAGCTATTTTTGCTATAGCAGAGTTTACAGTGTCGTTATTATTTACTGGAGTGTAAGTCGTGGGAAGACTAAAATTTTGAGCTATTTTTATTCCAGTAGCTATTTTAAATTGATTTATCCAACGTTGTATCTTAACGAACATAGTATGAATAGTATCTCCTTTAGCTAAATCAATAGCAGAGCCTTCACTAGTTATATCGTATGGATCTTTTTTACTATAAATCTGTTCAGCTGTAGTCGCTTCATTAATAGCATTGACGGCATTTTGTATAATCTGCTGATTTTGCGTCGATACATTATTAATGGATTGTTGCATTGTAGACTTATCATTTACATAATTATCATAAGATACTACACCGCCTTGCTTGTCTTTTATATCTGATATTGACTTAGCAAAATTAAAGAAGAATCCTCCATTCCATGTTATAGAATTGCCGGTAACAGTTGATAAAAAAGAAGATATTTTGAATTTAGCTAATCTCCAAATATCATTTCTCCTTACCTTAGCTAACAAAAAATCGTCAGTAAATACAGGGACGTATTCATCAAACTTGAAAACTAACTTCTTATCTACAGGGTCGAAAGTACCAGGCAAATCATCAATTTGAAGATTAGAAGAAGTAACGTGATATTGTATATTAGTTCCAAGATCGTCTATTAATATATTACCTACTGTATCAGTGTACTGAACCTTAGTTGTAGTTATAGCTACTGCTAGGGCATTGCTACGGTCTGTAATCTTATAAAACTTACCGAGCGATAGACCAACTGATTGAGCTATACCTACAAGCTCTGAATAAGTTATTACAGAAACAACCTTTTGATCTAATATAACCCATTGCGCTGCAGCTGTATCGTAAATTTTATGACACATTTGACTCGGCGTACTATCGTACCAAATCATTAATGTATTATCTGGAGGTACGGAACCAATATGTACCCCTGCTACTTGTCCTAAATTTTTTGAGCCCATTTGTTGTTATTTTAATTCGTTTTCCATAAAACTATCAAAAGCTTTGACAAAGCTGTTATCATCTTCTGATTCTGCTTTATCTTTTTCTTCGCCTTCTTCCTCTGCATATAAATCAAAAGGATTTTTACCATCTTCTTTTTCTTCATTTTGAGGATTATTAGGAGAACCGCCCTCAGAATCCATTTGATTTTGTTGCATCTTTTGAGCATTAGCGTTTTGAACAAATACGCTATTGCTAGGAATGTCCCCATTTTCTAGAGGTTTCATATTGTATTTATTACGAGTTTCATTAATAGTTTGGAAGCTATTAGTTTTCTTGATATCCATTTCAAGTTCTTGTTCGATAGTCATACCGTTCAAGCCCATAAATACAAATTCGAAATCTGGATGTATTTGTTCGATTATATATTTATTCAATTTACGTTGAATAAATTTCAAAAGCGGATATAATCCCTTGTCTTTTGAATTTTGTAATCTTTCTTTTTGAGAACCCTCAAACATACCTCCTCCGCCAGAAGAACGAGAAATATCCCAACCTATTTCTACAGGGTCGATATTGAATATAGCACACGCTAACTTAATTAGATATTCCATCCAACCAGTGTACTCCATGTCTCTATTATTCTTTTGAAGGTCAATCCAATCTACATCTCCTTCAACAACTGGAGTCTTCCAGCTTTGCATAACGCCAGTTATCATCGCTTGCCACTGTTGTTTAAATTGTTGAAGAGCCGTCTCATTTACATTACCCTTAAATCTTAATAATCCCTTTGGGGCAGAACCCTGAGAGAAGAAACGACGATTATATTCATCGCCCCATAAAAGTGATGTAATAACGTTTATTAGCTCTTCTATTTCGGAACATCCGTATCCATTAGCGAATATAGAGGTAGAAGGGTTACGAATACCAAAACACATTTCCCAAGGATAAAATTCATTTACTTTAGTGTTTTGATAAACCTGCGCATAAGAAGGATAGTAACCATTTATCTTAGAACCAAAATCTTGTCTCGCTTGCCATATACCAGAACCGTTACGTTCAAAGAAATCATTTTTATAGTCTTCAGCAAAATACGAATCAGATATGCGCATTGTAGCAGCATCAGTAGCTTTGAAGGAAACTAATTGACCTCTTCTATTTCTATTACATTCGAAAGTCATTTGATCAAATGTCAATGAATCATCTACGATCTTGCGAATAAAAGTATCGAAGTCATCCCCTAACCAATTACCTTCACCACCTCCCTTTAATAAAAATTCACGAATAGAATTAGCAATCTTTTTATCTTGCTTATCCATCTTTACTTCTGTTTCGCCGTCCTTCGATTTTCTTCGGATAACGAATCCAGTAGAATATTTATTTTCTTGAGGCTCGGCAAAATCAGCTACCTGATTCTTACGAGTTTTTATGATAGAATTGATAATGGGGGTCTTAGCCATTCTTCTCAGCGTAGTGTACGTCAATGAGAATGGCTTATCCTTATAACCCAAGTTAGCGTTGAACTCTAGGGGGTCTATAAAGAATGCCTTTGAATTGTTCTGAGGTTTAGGTTGAAGAGAGTTATAAGCTTCCTGAGCTTTTAACATATCATCTGGAGAATCTGATTTAAAAGCTTTCTCCATAGTTCTAAGTTTCTTCAATTCTAACTTCTTCTGAGCAAGTTCGATAGACTCTAATTGTTTGTGATACGAACCCATATTTTATCTATGTAATCAATTATCTTTTGAATATCTATAACTGTTGATAGATGAGGACAAATAAAAAAGGAGACAATTTTCATTGCCTCCTTTTCCTTTATTCTTGTGATGATCAACAATTAGAATGTAATGCTGGTATTGTACGTTGGAGTACCATATTTCAATATTGAATTTAGGGTACCAGCTGGGGTATTTAAACCCATGTTATCCTTAGCGCTCAAAACTAAATATCCTTTCAAACCCTTGATAGTAAGAGTAGCTCCAGCCGAAACTATATCATCCCCAGTAGCCGTGAAGGTAACATCAGTAGTGTTGTTTTTAGCCGTAATAGAAATATTGGTATTTTTCAAATTTTTGTTGAAAGTCCAAGCTACTAAAGGCAAAGAAGCCTGAACTGAAGAGAATGGATGATTAGCTCGATAATCTGCAGGGAGTTTGTTATAATCCGCTTCATTCTTAACGACCACATTAGTAATATTTACGAGCTTAGCAGTTACAGGCTGAATCTGAGTTTGAGTTCCTTCTGGAGAAGTTAAGTAAGCAGATAATGTAGGATTTTCAGCGATGAATGCCTGAATCACATTCAAATCTAAAACAGTACCGTTTTTGAAATCTTGAAATAGAGTAGTATCTGCCGCCTGGAAGTTTACTTTCTCTAATCCCATGATTGTGAATAGTCCTTCATCATATTCTAAATCTGTTCTCAGAAAGAATCTAAGAGTAGGTTTTGATGAATTAAGAATAGCAATAGTTTTCATACTTTGTTATATTAAGTTTAAACTTTTGATTATCTATAACTGCTCAGGCGGTTCTCCATGCGTTTAGCTATCACAATATCGAATATAACATATTTCACAGAAAGATTAGAATGTATCAAAACAGCTTCATCCATAAATTCATACAATACTGTATTTTCATCTATTGAAGCTACTTCATCCCCTTCTCCGCTTTCTATATCTTCACAAAGAGCTATAAAACAATCTTTAACAATTTGATCTTCCATAAGATCGCTAGATAAATATCTCATGCCTTTAGCAGAAGTATCTAATTCAGATGCCATTAACTGTAAATCTAAATCCAGTTGTTCAGATATTTCAGTAAGATTTTTTGATAATCCCATTACTTGTTTATTTTGTTTTTACTTTTAGGTACAAATTTCGATCTCTGTTTACCTTCACCTATAATCATTTTCCAATATTTTTGAAATTCGCAAAGCCACATTTCTACTTGATGAAGAGTTATATTACAATTATTTGATACAAAGTATTGTTTAGTTTTTTTGTTAAATTCTAAATAAGGCATAGGTTCGCCTTTACTTTTAGCAATATCATTTAACCATTCTTCGGCTAATTCTTTTAACCAATAAATACCTTGTTTTTGCTCCCTTACATTAGGAAGAGAAGGAAATATCAATCTTATACCAATGCTAGCTCCTGGACCTACATTGGTAAAGTCATTTTGATCGAACTTCATAAAAGTCCTACGAGTATATCTTGATATATAAGTAAAGTCCTGATAAAACTCGTGTGCTATAAAATCAGCTACTGACGGTAATGTTTTCAAAAATGATATAATCTCTTCAGGAGCTTTTGCCTTCAAGACCGTAGCAATGATTTTAGGTATATTAGCGTGTAATGTAGGTAAAACTACTCTAGTGTAACAATAATCACGAGGCATACCAGGAGTAGCTTGCGAATTGATTAAATATGCAGACGTATAAGGATTCAAGCCAGAACTTCTAACTCCAGCGATAAAACGGCTGAATTCATCTTCATCATATTTATCATAATCTGGAATACCGTTAGGCCATTTCTTAGCGGAAATTAATTCAGATGGATCGTCGGCTTGCTTCAAACCTGATTTAGTAGGAGCGCCAAATAAGTCCTTTTGAATAGATTTACCTTTAGGAACAAATTCAAATGTTTCAGGATTATTAAAAAAACGAAAAACCATCATCTTCCATATCAGATTAGTCAATGATAATTTATCGTCTAAAATAATATTTTTGATTTGCCATTGACTATTACGGTCAAGCTCTCTATAAACATTGGTAAATTTAGATTCTTGAAAAATCTTGTTTTGAGTCCAAGGTCTTTCTTGATTATCTAGGAATCTTCTCTTCCAAATCATTTGTCTTTCATACATTGTTTCGAAAAACAAATGTAGATTATTTTTACAAACGTCTAAACTCTCATCAGGTAATTTACCGTACCACGCAGATTTTTCAAACATGATTATATCTCTTTCTATTTGAACGAATTTTTATTTCTTTTTTGACCTCTGGATTGCCTGACTTCAAAAGTTTAACTAACAATTTCATGTCTAGCTTTCTGAAGGGTCTATGTCTTGAATCAATTAACGTTGTAGAATGTACCAAAAATATACACATATTACCTACGCTGTTATTTTTATTTATGGGGTGAACCATTAATCTAGGAAGATATGAATTACCAAATAAACTATCTACTTTAAATAATTTTTTGCCCCAAACATCATACCAAAGAACTGTATCGCCTACTCTAAAATAACTGTGAATATTTCTGACTTTCTTCATACTTATAATAACTATGTACAAAAAGAGGGAACTTTTGCGGTTCCCTCTTGATTGTATTATAGTAAAAATTAAGAGAATTTGAATATTACGAGTTGTCTTGGAGTTAACTCGTACTCTGTTCCGTCGTTAAGATTATTCAATATTTCACAAGCTTTTAGATCGACTAAAACTTCACATACGCAACGAACCTTATCATTGTATTCTCTACGAGCTACAGCCTCAGCGTCATTTACAGGACAATTACCCTTAACCGCTTCTGCTTGAGTTGCTGATAAACTAGCAACCATAGAATTATCATTTGTTTTACAACAAGTTTCTTCCCAATCATAGACCTTATAACCAACGTCCATTTTAATATCTCCTGTCCACCAAGTGCTAACTTCTTTAGTAGGAGCCGCACCAGTATGCTGAAGGGCTGCATCGGCTTCCGCTTTCTTAACCTGTAATTTAGCATTTAGCTCTGGCAGGAGCACGTTTTGAACCTGTTCCTTTATTTCCTTACCAGATTTACTAAACTTTAAATTATTACCATAATCTAGAGCATGCAGCAAATCTGATTTTTCAATATTTGAATCAGCTTCTTCTGCGGCCTTATTGAAAGGATTTTCATCCTCATCTTCAGATCCATTTTGTTTTAATTGATCTGATTCTTGACCTTTTTGAAAAGATTCTTCAACCTCTCCATAATTAGACATGCTGTGAACGATACGATGATTTTGTTGTTCACGATGTTTTTTGAATACTTCGTTAATTTCCATGTTGATTATTTTATTACCATTCCATAAAATGATTCCAATGTATAATCCTTATTATAACTGTAATCGTTCTTTCTGAGATTTATATCTTCAAGCATATTCTCCAGTAGGTTATTACCGTTTTCAGATCGGTAATCCGTATTATTATAAACTGAGAGATTTAACCAAGTCATTTTCAAATTAAACAATACTTGTCCCAAAACGACATGTTCATCCATTTTAGTAAACTCACAAAATTTAGAAGTGATCCACTGAGCTAGCGGAACTAACTCCATTGTATTAGGAACTACTATAGGTTTGATATGATCTAAGAATTTTTGGAAAGCTACTTTACCAAAACCGCTTTTTAACTTTTTGATGTTATCACTAGTATCTCCCATTATGACTTTGTACAATAGTGTATCGAAAGCATCAGTTGGAATGACTCTTATGTCTGTATCAAAATATTCGTTCCAATAAACTTCTTTTTCAGGAATACAATGAAATGTTAAGTCGGTTGACTTATTATTGAATATAGAAACATTTTTGTTTATAAGCATTCTTATATCCGAATCTCCAGTGATTATAGTCACCTCTTCATCCATAATAAAACCATAGTAAACATTCCCCCATAAATACAATAAATCATCTCCTTCTGCTCCTTTGACTCGGCTAACGATTAACCCTCTTTTTCTCAAAAGAGATTCAAACTCATCTAATAAAGTCATGAAATGTTTGTAATATGGATCTCTTACTTTAGTCAAAGCATATTTATAATCATCATGAAGATTATATCTCCAACTGTGAGAATCTATAACAAAAACAACTTTTGTTATTTTCTTAAAACGAGCTAGGGCATAACACATATCTATGATACATTTTCTAATCATGACCTGACGTTGTTCTTTGTCCTGAAGAATCTCGCACATATCTTTGTTTTTATGATACGAAGAAAAAACAGAAAATGTTTTATGGAACAGATAATTCCCGTCAAATATTATATTCATTTCATTTGTTTTTAAATATGTATAAAATAACGATGGGGATAGTTTTAGCTACCCCCATGTTAATCGACTTAAAAATTGAAACTAACCCAGTAATTTAGAATTATTGACTTTTGATTTTTGTCCTTCTTCAACTTCTTTATGAAATTTAGTATTCTTACCATCTTTGAATCCGTAAGCGTAAGCACTATCATAATTTCTAGCCACTTTACGACCTTTAGAATAACTATGTTTAGCTTTTACAAATTCATCAATTTCTGCTCCGCTACGTACCATTAAAGCAGTCAACTTAGTATCATAATTCTGATCCAATTGTTTTTCTGATTTTCTCTCTTCTTCTAATTTAGCATCCAAACCTTTTGCGGCTCCTACTAAATAGCTACGTTGGTATTTATCTTTACTGATAGGGCGAGCGTTATATTCCCAAGTATTTTTATACTCTTTGAATCTATTCTTAGAGAATTCAACATAACGTTTAGATAACAAAGAGAATAACCAATTAACAGTCTCAATGTTTTCTTTCTTACCGAATATAAGAAGTTTGTGATAACTACTTCCGTATTTGTAGCATTTACAAAAATTCCACTTACAAAGAACATATGTTAAATCATACTCCCATTCACCGCCTATGCTAGTAAAAGTGAAGCCTGAACGTTCCTGTTCGATTACTTCATCTTTAATTTCATTGACGGCATCAACCTCCTCCATTGTGAGATTATAGGCAGTTAATAATTTACTCATTGCATGAGCAGCAGCCGCAGCTTCCGCTTCAGAATTGATTTCCTTAGCTCCTTCATAAAGAGCTTTCAACTTAGCAATCTTAGCTAAATTTTCTTTAAATCTTGAGTAGTTTCCATAACAATTTTTATTTACAATTTAATTTACGATTCATTACATCAGTAAAGTTAAAAAGTATTTTTGAAACGGCAAAATATTTTTAAAAATTTTTTTTATTCTTGAGCGTTACCGCAATCTAATTTAAAATCTTTCAAATCTATTTCTCCTGTTACTTTAGCTTTAGACAACAAAAATGACAGAGGTTCGGCGTATCTTTTATCAGACGGATCAGAAGACATAATTGCCTGTCTCATCAAATCAATAAAATCTCTGCTATCTTCCTCTGTCAATGTCAACTTTTGAGTTACTTCTATAATCATAATAAGCTGTTTTATTATGATATACTTGAATTATGATTCAAAATCTCTCACGAATCCTAAATAATGTTTAGCTCTCGTATAAGCAACATACACTAAATTTTTTTCTTGCTCAGCCATCCAAGGAACGGACATGCAATGCTTCAAATAAAGCTTTTCAGGACACAAAATAAATACTCTATCAGATTCTAAACCTTTAGATTTATGTATAGTACTTAGACATATACCGTTCTTCTCGTCATCGCTAAATATAGTACTTATAGTATTCATGACCTCCTGAGCTGATTCTATGCCGTTAGCAACAACTTCAATAGCGTTCATCTTATCTTCGTAAGACTTATACATATCGCTGTCCCTAGCTTCCGATTCAGAGCATTTAGTTTTAGATTGTACTTTTGTAGATATTCTATCAAGTTCCCTTTGCATACGGTCAAAAACTTCTGGCATAGTCTTACGATTAGTTTTCTTGATTATATTAATCAAATTAGCCCCAATGTCTTTACCTTTTACATAAGCCTTCACACCAGTACTTATGTATTTCATACAAAGAGCTACTAAAGGAGCGGTAACGCGACATAATACCATGTCGCCGTCTTTAATATTTTCCACTTTATCTTCAAGTTCAACGACTCCTTCTGAGGCTGAAGGTCTAGCTTCAATTTGAGGTACTATAGTCTTTGCCAAATCTATTATTTTACTATCGCAACGATAGCATATGGAAAGTGGTAATTTAACAGTGTTTGGTAAAGATTTTAATAAATTGAAACTATCCGAATCAGCCCCAGCGAAGCCGTATATTGCTTGCCTAGGATCACCTACGGCTATGAATCTCCCTTTAGGTTTTACGCATTTCAAAAATAATTCTCTCTGAGCGGCACTAAGGTCTTGACATTCGTCTATAAATACCCAATCATATTGAGGACATTTAACGGCCTTAACATTAGGCAAGAATATCATATCAGTAAAGTCCATAACATCTACTTGTTTAGCTCCCCAAGTCATTACTTTAGAAGCTTGTATAACCTCATTATTTACGAGGTCTATGTTATGTTTATCAGCTAAATTACTCAATGAACCGAAATCATCTGAAAGGTTAACTCTTCCTAAATCTACAAGTTTCAATATATTGTTCTTGTAAGTAAGAAGAGATTCAGATGGTATTTCTAAGCTAGGCTTAATCATACCGTTGTTAATTCGATTATTGACATAAGCCTTATATTTATCATCCGATAACTTAGATTTAAAATTCTTGTATAAGATCGATGCTCCTAAACTATGTAAAGTTTTAACAGTTACATTACTCAAATCTCCTACTCTATCATTTAGCTCTTCAACGATGTCTTTGTTAAAAGCTAAGAAAAGAACTTTTTTGTTTTTAGGTATTCCCCTTAGTATGTTAACTAGAGTAGTGGTTTTACCAGAGCCTGCTACGGCATCTATGACCGCATTACCTTTACCGATTGTAGTATATATTCTAACTACTTTTTGGTATTTAGATTCTATGAATTTTGACATAACTGTTAAATTAAACTTTCCTTTACAAAAGTAGTAACTAAATTTGAAAGTTCAAAATTTATTTTTAAATATTTTTGTGGAGAATAAAAAAAGGACGTTTCTCAACGTCCTTCTCTCCATTTAACCCAAATAATATTAAACATTCATAAGTAGACTGTTCTCTTCCATTAACTTTGTTAACATTTTCTCATCAGGCTTCCTATAGCAAAACAATAATTTAATATTTCTAGCTCTAGCAGCTTTATGCCAAGCATTCTTCAAAGTCTTGTACCTCGTATCTTTAGAATACATATCATAATCATCGATACAAATTTCCCACCATTTATGAGTACCAGTAACATTGCCGTTAGTATAAGCAAAAGCTATGACCGATTTATTCATCGATTCAATTTTCGATATAATTCCTTGAACAAAATCTGAACCTTTCATATTTATGAAAACTTTGACTATAAGAATGTATATTTGAATCCAGTAGTTATTAAATTAGCAGCAAGTTTACTCAACCAGAATGAAGACGAAATATCATCATGTTCTCCGACGCTTTCCAAACCTTTATCAGTAAACGCTACAGAACCTAAATCTGAGAAGATTAAATCTTTGACGTCTTGAGAATACTTATCTCCAGTAGGTATATGTATTTTACCTCTTTCAAAGTCAATAGCTAACCCAGGCCATCCTGTTTTTAGATCGTATTTGTCGATACCAGTTGTATGTCCTATAACAGGTAATCCTTGTTTATCTGATTCTTGAACGAATATTTGTTGGAAGGCGTTTTGTTCTAATACCATGGTGTCTGGACGGAAGCGAACATTTAAACCTTTCAGAATCTGCATTTGCTCGTGAAATGTTTTTCCTTTTTCACGATAGAAATTCAATAACCATCTTTCTCCAGAATCATCGTCAACTCCCCAAGTCGTAAATACAGTGTAATCTGACCCGACGTTCGCCGAAATAGAAAAGTCACATCCTATTACCACTTTATTAAATTTCATCGGGAAATCATCTCTATTACGCACAAGAGTATAATTCTCCATACGTACTAAAGAACGTTCCAAAACTTTTAATGGGAATATAGAAGCTTCATTGGTAATAGGTCTACATAAGTTCTCACGAGAAAAGATTATATTACCTTGAGTTGATCTCTTATCCATAAGATCAAAGAAGCTCCATCGAGTAGGCCAAAGTACACGACCGTCTGGAAATATAGCAGGATATTCAATTACAAACCAACCTTTCTTACTCTTCAAATCTCCGTATAAATCTGAAGCGTGGAATGGAGTACCTACTACCACAATTTGTCCACCAGGTACTAGCATGTTCATGATTACTGAATGAAAGTAATCAATACTTTTTTGTCTTTGTAATTGACTATAAATAACGTTATCTTTCAAACCGTCATCTACAATGATCCAATAAGGGTGAGCTCCCCGAACTGAAGAGCCGAACCCCTTACCAGTTAAACGAGCGCCATTCTTACAAACAATATTAGTAGATGCCCAAGCCCCACCATTCTTTCCCGAACCAGGAAACAATCTATCATTCAGAATATCATTACTTTCAATAGTTCCTTTTAATATTTCAATTAAATCTACGGCTTGTTGTAATGAGAACGAAAATAAATAACCCCTATTAGAATTTGCTTTAGTTGGTCTAGCAGAGAAAACGCTATTTTGAGGTTTAGCATATTTGTATAATTGCCATACCGCATAAGCATTCGAAAAATAGTATGATTTACCGTGGTCACGGGCTGCTTCGATACAAAGCTTTTTATGTCGGTGAACTAAATCTCCCCATTCTAAGTGATGCCAAGACAGTTGAAAATCGGGCATAACAGACGTAATAAAATACGTCAAATTTCTACATCTTAGAGTTTCTTCAATTGATTCCGATAACCTAGTGGTGTATTTAGGAGCGAAATCAATACCAGTATCTCCAGTATATAGAACCTTATATGTATCTTTCATTAGGTTATTCAAAACCCAATCTAAATCCCCAGAAGAGCCTTGCATCAACTCTAATATCCCTCTTTCGTCCATGCCATCAATTATCTCATCTACTACGTTGAGACATTCTAACATATGCATTGGAGTTTGTAGAGGAGTACTGATATTGATACCGTTCAAATTTTCAGTTAACAACATACTCAATCTATAAAAACGACAATAAGCTAACAAGTCATCCCTGTTAGCTTATCTATTATATCTGGAGGTTGATACCTAGTATTCGATTATTTCATCAATTTCAGTTTGAATAAGTTTCAACATATCCTTCTTTTGAGCAGCAGTCAAATTAGGATCATTGTTCACTGAAGAAGAATAACGTGCTATATCAGATGATAATACCCCCGCCAGAGCCGTTAGCTCAGTTTTAATTACTTCGTGCTGCTTAGCGTTCGTAAAGTGTAATTTAAACACATGAGAACCGATTAAGAACTCCAGCATTCCGAAAGTGCGTAGAAGATTGAAAACCTGTTTAGCTTTAGAGTTTGTTAAATTGGTTTTACTCGTAACGTCTTTTTGAGTGAAAATTTTGTTAGGAGCTTCTTTTATATCTAAACCCCCTGTGAGGAAAGTCCATAATTTCAAGCAAGTATTCTCCGCTTCACGACGATTAGTAACATTGTTAACAAAATCAGACATAGGCTCATCCGATGCGTTAGGATTGTGAGCTTTTTCTTTTGAAGCGATATAGTCAGTAACTATCTTGTTATCCAAGATAACTACTTCCATACCTGCTTTATTAGCAAGCTCGATAATTTTAGAATTAATATCATCATTCATGGTAGCAAATACTAAAACGCTTTCTTCTTTGCTAAGTTGCTTCTTAACTTTTGATTCACGCTTCTTTTTGATATCTGAAGCTTCAGATACTTGTTCTTCAACAATTGCAAGAGCCTTTTTAGCTCTCGATTTTCTAACAGGTTTTTCAGCAGCTTCTACTTCTTTAACCTCTTTGTTTTCTTTATTTGACATTTTACTAAATTACAACTTTATTATTTGAACGTTTTTGATTATTTTTTGTATAGCTTCATCAGAAGTTTCAAACAAATCTAAAAGATTGATATTGTCATATAAACCTTTAGGAGTTTCCAACTCATAAACAACCTTGTCTTTTTCGACCGATGTTTTGTCTAAATACATACCGACTACTCTACACTCCAAAACTGACATTTCTTCGATTATAAATCTTTTGCTTCCCAAGTTAGGCAAATTCACAGGTCTCATCTTTTTGCCTAATTTTTGAGTATTAGGATTATGAGATTTTTCTTCGGGACTTTTACGATTAGCATAATGACGTTTAGGCTTCAATTCGCTAGAAGTTTGAGCTGAAGGATAGCCTTCTGTTCTTCCGTTGTATCTGTCAATGTTTTCTTTATTGATAGCATAACAACGATTTGCTAGATATTTAACATCTGGAATGACGGTAGACTTGATTTTGTAAATCTTTCCAGCTCTCTCGCCTTCTTCCTCAATTAAACCTACTTTTACCAAACTCTCCATTACAGGAGAATTGTATTTCTTATCAACTCCAGCGTCTTCTAAGATTTTTGAAATCGGACGATCTTTTACAGAAATCCAGTGATCTAAACTCTTTACATTCAAGATTTCATTTAAAGCTAATTCTAATCCTGCTAGAATATCTTCTTTGCTTTGTCTAGTTGCCATTAATTTACAGTTTTAATTTACGATTCTTTGTATAATATAACTTTGGTAAATTATTTTGCCCCGCATTTAAACTCAAAGAACTCCACACCTTTCTTACGTTCATTTCCTTCTTGGGAAATTACATCTCCGCCGTCACTTCGGAGCTTTTTCATAAACCATCGTAATAATTTTGCCGTAGCTTCTACGTCATTCATTGCTCCGTGTGCGTCGGTTAGTTTTATCTTAGCATATCCAGTAGCGGCAGTCAAATTTAATTTAGTGTCTCCATTTAATCCAAAAGCTAACTTAGCAATAGGCCAAGTGTCTAAAGGTTGCTCATGTATTACCTCATATAAATCTTTACCAATTATGTCTAATGCATATTTGAGAAAGCCTTCATCGAATGGCCAATTATGTCCTACTGGAACTAATCTTCCTTGATCTTTATATCGACTTTTCACTTGCCATTGAGTAAGAAAATTCCATAGAGTTTTACAAAATGTTTTTATATCCATACCATTATTAATATCGGACATAGACACCATGGTTTTCTTTAACGCCTCAGGTTCTATTATTAAATCATTGTACGGCTTTACGAACGTCTCGAATCTATCTAGTTCCTTTAACGTAAAAGCATCTAATATAACGGCAGCAAACTGCGTTATAGGATTCTTATCTTTATCTAGACCTCCAGTCTCATTGTCTAGTACTATATAATGACTTTTTATCATATTGTTATAAAAAAATTAGCCTCACTAAGATTTAACTTTGGTGAGGCTTATATTTATGTTTGTTTAATTAATGAGCGTCTGATCCGTCTGGCTTAGACCAATGAACTGCATCGCCATTTCTCATAACTTTTACACCATGAGCTCCGAATAAATAAGAATCGTCATTTTCGTGAGTAACAGGCACTCCTTCATATTGAAACGACCAATGGGGATATTCCGTATTTTCTAAAGCATATTTTCTGAGATCGTCGAAATAAACACTTTTCTCTTCAAGAGTTTCAGCTGCCGGAGTCGTCGCAATATCTGCTTCATAATTAGGAGCGTCGGCATCTTTTTCTATAACGTCTTCATCAGCCATCTTCTTAGGGAAAATATCAGCTTCCATCTTACAATCTTCGCAATTACCATCGCAAGCTTCTAATCTTGTTATGACGACTTCCGATTCAGGATTTTCCTTTTTTATTTGTTCTAAAACCTTCTTCAATTCGTCAGATAATTGTTCTTCTACAATGGTTTCTTTAACAAATTCGGGACGAGGGGTGATATTAGCTTGTTCTTGTAAACCAGCTCTCAATCCATTATCAAATCCTTTCGAGTATTGAGATTTAGCAATTTCATTCATTTTTAAACTAATGGCGTCGCTAGATTTATCAATGATTGATTTCAATTCCTCTTTTGTATATGTCTGCTTAGAGATACCCAAAGGAATTTCTAACAGATTTATAGCGGCAAGCGTTTTTACTTGTCCTTCTACATTTTTACGGCGTTCGTAAACTGAATGAGAATATATTAAAGCTTCCCATAAGATTTGACGTGTTTGTTTGCCTAATAATAGGCTTAATAAAAATTTTTTAATAGAACCTTTCATTGTTATTTTGCTTTTGTTAATAAATCGAAATTTTCCCAAGACGAAACATAATTCAGAGACCATTCCCCAGTAACAGGGTCTTTACGAGTAATTCTAACATAACTCCGACGAAATTCAATGATTTTGGAATTGACTAGTTTAGACGGAGTTTGGTCAGAATGAACTTTAACTAATTCCCCTTTTTTGAATGGGTGTAGTAAGTATTGATTATGGCTCTTCTTTTCAGGTTTTTCATTAACCATAAGAACCTTTGGCAGTTTGGTGTAATTGATAATAGCTTCCATATGTTGAATTAATCTACCTTTTAGAACTTTGGGAAAATAAAAACAGGGAACGTCTTTTGAACAATTCCCTGTTATTTTTACGACACTTCAATGTTACTTTTTACCACCCTTGGCTTTAGGTTTGGCAGGCTCAATAACTTTTTTTAGCGCAGAAGAAGGCGTAAATTTGATTGTATGAGATTCTTTAATATCAATGGCGGTTTTGGTCAATGGATTGATACCTTTACGAGCAGCATTGATTTTCGGTTTAAATTTACCGAGGATAGGCAAGTTGACCTCATCTTGTTCGTCACGTACTGTAGAAACGATAATGTTAGACATTGCATCAATTACATCATTCGCTTGTTGGTTTGTAACGCCTGTTTTTTTAGCGATGGCGCTTACTAATTCGTGCTTTTTCATTTTACGATTTTTAATTAAACAATTGTTGATTTTATTAAACTTTGATTACATTAAATCCTTCTTTTTCGAAGCGTTCCATGATCTTTTTCATTTTATTATCACGAACCTCTTCATTCAAAAACCACATACTAACATCAACCTTCGGGTATCGAATACTGGGGGTCATGTCTTTGTTTATGACTATACCAAATTCCCAATGCGCTTTCGGCTTCTCTACAAACTTCATATCAGTTTCAATAGATTCTATGCCAAATAACGGAATTGAAATACCATCGTCTTCGAACCATAATACAGATTTAATATACTTGTCTTCTGGAGATTCTGTTTCCTCTTCCTCCGATTCTTCTTCATCGTCCTCATCCTCAAGGTCTTCGGGGTCTACTCTTTTGGTCTTCATGACCTTCCAATTCTTATTACTTTTCCTTTGAGGTTTACCACTTTCCTCAGGAATACCGCTCATACGTACTTTCATACCAATGTATTTTTATTAGATAATATCAACCATCCTTCACCCTTATTTCGGAAATCGACAGCGCAATATGTATTGTATTTACGAGTAAATATACCATAAACATTTAAGTCATTTATGGGTTTCATATATTCAATCTCATCTTCTTCCAATAAATAACTGCTAATCTTATCAATGTCAACAATCGACTTATAAAGCGGATGAGTATCAACTTTAATCAAATCATTAATATCTCTACAATGTAAAAACAATTGAATGGTCAATAATTGATCTCTTGTCAACTTACATAAAACCGATTCTGAGATGTCGTTAGTTTTCAAAGGCATTCTATACATTAAATCATCCCCCTACAGATCGACCTATATTTGGAATATTAGTTTTATAACCAATCGGAATTACTTTGTATATTTCTTTGAGCCTTCATAAATGAAATAGCCATAGCCCAAGCCATATCAGTAACTACTACAAAACCTGCATGTTTTAAATCCCAAATCCAAGTATTGATTGAAGTATCTATACCGTAAGCCTGAAAAGTTCTATTTTGTTGTCTTAGTGGAATACTAAATTGCATATCGTATTCACTAATCATCATTTTGATCTTGCGATTAGAATGATACTCAATAGTGAACGGATCATCTTTTATTGTTATAGTATGAGTTTGTATACCATAACCGTCATTATCTACAAACTTATGTATCTTTTCAAAAGATTGAGCTCTACCTAAAGAATGCATATTAGCAATTTGATTTGGATCTGGAAGAGCGTCTATGATAGCTTTCATGATAGTTTGACTAACCAAAATAGTTCCGCTTTGAATAGAAGCTCTGAGTTGCTCGAACTCTCTTTCAGTCTTTTGAAGTTTCGACTGAAGAACTACTCTTTGTATTCTCTCTTTCTCAATTCGACCATTTATCAAATTGAGAACGTTTTTGTTTATCCTGTTTTTCTTTTTCATACATTATTGAATCTGAAGAGAAGAACGTTGTCCACCTTTTACAGTATAGATCAAAGAAAGTTGGACAAAGAAAATCTATACTCAGTACTTTCATATTTCTTTTTCTTAGATTCTAGGTTTGCTTACGTACATACATAATATCCCCCTATAATCCCCCTATAATCCCCCTTTAGCAACCCCTTTATTGGTATTTTTTTATTTTAACACCCAATACGATAGTCATTGCTACAAGGCTGTACCTAATTAGGTGGCCCGAATACTCGACTATTATATTGGGGTGCTTGCGATAGATAGAAGCAACGTGCTATTTTAAGAAATAGAACGCTAAACCTATTAATAAAATCCCTATAAGGGCATAAAATACTCCTTCGTGTTCACCTACTCTAAATTTATGATGCTCGATTGAATGCATCCAAATAGGCTTCTTCTCTTGTTTAATAGGAGCATACTCAAAATGATAATCTTTGTTCTTCATTTCTTTCAGTTTTGATTTACAATTGATATTAATAACCTTGGTAAACAAAAAAGAGCGTACCAAGACGCTCTTTAATAATCTAATAAATAATAAGTTATACGAAGAATGCTTTATTAGCAGTCTTGAATTCCGCTACCGTAGCATACGGAGAACCATCCTCTTTCAGTACATCTTTGATATCGCCTTCGAATACCTTACAAGCAGACATGTTATCTTTGTAAGCTTTAACCCATCCTAATTCCAAACGAGTATCACTGATCATCTTTAACGACATTGTACCGCTAGGGATAACCGTACCATCCATCTGAAACAAGTCGTCGGAATCTTTAAAGAATCTAATTTGTTGTGCCATAATAATTATTGTTTTTTATACTATAATTGATTACAAAACAAAAAGGGGAATCTTTCAACTCCCCTTTTAAATTAGCAATGATTTAAGGCTTAATTACTTTCGTTCGATACTTCTTTCAACTCCCGAACTTTCAACCCCTGTACGACGGCGTAATCCTTATGTAGAACGGTTAACACATGTTCCTCGTTTAAGGCTTTAACTTCCGTTTTAACTTGTTGCACTTGCTCACCTCTTGAAGCCTTAGCTCCGAAAAATTTGACTTTGTAATTTTTGAGAACAAGATTATTCATTTTCCGATTTGTTAACAATACTTGCTAAGTCAGCTGGTGAGTAATAAATTGATTTCAATAATTTGTTATCCTCTTTTCGGAATACCAAGAAGACGCCATCTTTCGGACGAACATAGCTTTCAACGCCTTGTTTAGCATAATGTTCTTGAGTGTCCTTAGCTTCTTGCTCAGATAAACAAGCTTTTGACATGTTCGATCTTTGAACTTCATCGAATAAAGCTTTGAAGCGACTTCCTAAACCGAACTCAAGAACAGCTCCTGAAAGTACGTACTGAATATCAGCTAAAGCATCTGCTACCTCAACGATGTCTTTGTTTTCAATAGCTTCCTCCAGTTCTTTTAGTTCTTCTTTTAGCAACGAGATACGAAGCTTGCAACGCTTCTCATCGGGGATAATAGGATTCGCTAATACTGGATGTTCGAATAACTCGTGGAATTTTGATACTTCTTCCAATGTGTCGGGTGATTTGAATTTACTCATTTGTTTTTGTTATTTAATTATGAATGTTCCTAAATTGAAAATGATTAATAAACGTTCTCCGCTTGGCTTCCACCAAAACGAGAATGTGTTAGAGCGATAACCTTGAATGAAACCTTCTGTATATAATGAAGAGGTTTTAAAATTTTCATCCTTAGTAATTTTATCATAAGATATTTTTTGAAGGTTACAAACACGCTCCGCTTCTTTGATGAATCTTAAATTTTTTTGATACTTTTCCTCAAGCTCTGCTTCTTTCATGTCTTTGTAATCTTTCAAGAAAGAATAATAAGTGTTGTCTCGACAGAAAGCAGTTCCTTTATCAGAACACTGATTATAGTCTTCTTTTACAAGTAACAAAGTAAAAACTTTGTTATCGCTCAAACGAGGGTACTCTATGATATCTAATACCTTTAATTTAGTATCTTTGCAAATCTCTAAAATTTGATTCCCAACTTCACTCTTTTTAGCTATAAAGCCAGGACTGCCTGCAAGTATTAAAGAAACTACCATTGAACTATGGTCATACTTTTCTACAAATTCTTCTCTAGTCATTATATTCCGAATATAGTGTCAATTCTTTCTCTCCAGGCTGACTTATGATCATAAAAAATTCTTGACCATTCTTCTAAATCTCTATTATCTTTTGATCTTTTGTAAGATCGCTTTTTAAAGATAAGAGATTTAATGCTAGCTACTCTATGACCTGCGAAAGTAGCTTCCGTAACATGTTTCAAATAATTTTCGCCTTCTGAGAAAATATCAACTTTGATTTTAACGCCGTCGATTTCTATTTGAAGGATTGCTATCAATTTAGAATAAACGGAATCCTCTACAGGCTTAGTATTAGCTGGAATGAGTTCTTGAAGATTACGTAGCAATTCAACTGTTTCGGGTTTAGGATTAACCAAAACAATATCAACGTCAGAAGTTCTAGGAGCGTCCATTACAGCGCAACAATCGTTTGAGTGATCTAAACCACTTTCTTCACTGGACTCTCTTTCAAAATCTAGCAAACCAAATACTCTAAGGGCATTAGAACCAGTCAGAATAGGTTCTTCATCTTTGCCTACGAAATTATGAATCTTCAATAGGACTTGGGCTAAAGTTGTCTTTTTCATTTCTGTTTGTATTTACAATTTGTTATATTAACTTTGTATTGCTAATATAAAAGCATTCTGACTATCAATAATATGATTAGCAACAATAGTAGCATATAGGCTCGAAAATCTAATTTTCTAATTAAACCTTCAAATACATTTCTCCTAATAGGGTAGGCGTCAACCCAACCTTCGTCAAACTCACGCTCTTGAGTAAAATAACGAAATTGTTGTAATGTCCATATTTTGTTATTAGAAAATACGAATCTACCATTTTGGATAGTTACCCAACCGCAATCTAAACCTGGATGATACAATAGCTTACCAGCGTGCATCATTTGAATAGCTTCTGCTTTTACCATAATCTTTTATTTTAATTTTATTGGAGGTATGGTAGGCGGTACCGTTGTTTTAATTTCGCCTAAATCCTTAAAAGTCCAATTCTTTCTATGAATAGAAGCGGTGACCTTTTCTCCTTCTAACTTAATAATTGAATACGTCTTGATTTCGGGCACTTCTATGACTTTTACAGCGTGAACATCTCTACAGTCGAAGAAGTATTCAATTCCATTTACTTTCGCTATAGCAACGCTATATTTAAGCTGTATGTGAAGAGCGTCATTTTCCTTATCGCCCGAACCATTAGTTAACATCTCAGACTTTTCGCAAGAGGTTAACAAAAACGCCAGTACCATTCCTAGTACCAGCGTCAATATGTTAAGAGAATTTTTCATTTGATTAGATTTGATCTTCTGACCAATGATCTGGAGCTAACTCACCTTCAGGTATTGCGGCCGCATATACATCATTAGCTTCGAACAATTCATTAAAAGCGTCGATCACTCCTTGACGACTATTATCTTTCAATCCTAAAACTACCGATCTAGAAGGATAAAGAGAAATGATCATCATATTGCGAATAGAATAGTCTTGAGTTTGCCATCCTAAAGGCATTTTTCTTTCAGAAGAGATAATGGCTTCATAACCGTTTTTGTTAACAGGCGTTTTAGTTTCATTATCAAAACCTACAATATCTAAACAAGCAATAGCCATGTATTTATTCCGAATGATGCAATTGTTTCTTAACATAACATTAAGAGCTTTATACGCCGTCTGAGCGTGAAGCTCTAACAAGTCCTGAAGATTGCCGCTGTTTTGAATGCTACGAACCCGACCGATAGTAATTAAATCATGAGACACTGCAATAGGTGCCTTTTTGTCAATTTCCCTTTGTTCCGTCAAGTACGAAATCTCATTGCACATATTATCGGGATTTAGAAATTGCAACATAATATCGTTCCGCTCAGATGAGGCAATCATAGAGATACGATCCACTAAACTAACAATTTGTAATCCTGGGTTAGAATCTATCACGTCAACCTCCGGCATGATTGGAGCTTCTTGACCTTCTTCGGTCGGAATAGGTTCGCCCTCATCCATACATTCTTCGTGATTAGCTAAAATCACATCTCCGACAATTACGTCGTTCATCCCTGAGGCGATTACTAATTCAGTAGCTTCTTTATTGATAGGCAAATCTTTTAATTTACCTTCTTCATCCACAATTAACCATTTTCGTCCTCCAAGAGGTACAAATTGAATCATACCTCGAATTTGTTGCTGAAGTTCTCCTAAATTGAACTTTCTTCCATTTACTGGGAGTAGCTCCTTGAACTCTCCCGACGTCATTAAAATTTTGGCCATTTTTATAATCCTAAAGGGTTTTTCAACTCTGTTTCGACTTTATTTAATTCATTCCATATTCCTCGAACGTTGAGTGAATAAGTAAGAACTGTTTCAAATATCTTGATTCTAGTGACTTTGAATTGAGAGCCTAGAAGCATACCTAAATCTTGATAAAATTCAGAACGATCTCCGCAAATTTCAAAAACTCCTGTAGTTCCTACGTTAGCAGTCCAAGGCTCTTCTGTCTTTCCTTCACGATCTCTCTTGTATGTAAAAGGAATGTCTGAACCGAATAATGCTTTATCATCCTTGTACCAAGATAATGAAAAATAGTTCTCATGCAATTGTTCTATTCTGAAATTAGCGGTCGCTTCTTTCTCAGACAAGAAATGATTTATGTTAGAGATAGCTGAGTTATGTTCATCTTTCAAAAACTGCTCTAATTTACTTCTTACTTCCTCTTTGTTCTTCTTAAACAAAGAACCTTCTGGACTGTTCCAAAACTCGGCTTCATGTACAGCTTTGAGTTTAGCATATTTGATATTCTCAAGAAGGGACTTATTGTTTTTGAGCATATCCTCAAGACGCTCTTTATTATGCTTGCCTATGAAATCAGCTTTCTGAAAGTCGGTCATAGGAATATGTTTTGGTTCGTTGCGTTCCTTTGCAATTTGAATTTGCAACTTTTCGATCTCTTGTACGATTTCTAACTTTTTCATTGTATTAAAATGCCGATGTGAAAATGAAATTACTTGCTTCTTTTACTAACTCCATTTGAGTCATTCCGTCTCTTGAAGGCTCCCAGCCCAATAGATATGCAGTTTCTAAAGTTTCCATGATTATCCCCAGATTACAAAGTTCAAAAATGCTACCACTATGTCCCAAAGCTCAAACAAGAAAATGATAGCTCTTACAGTTGCGATACCTATGATGAAAGGTATCATGATTTTCATTATCCGCTCTTCTGTATTACTCAATACATTATAAGTGCCTTTGTTGATGTTTAACATAATTTGATATAATTAGTTGAAATAAGAATTAAATTCAGCTTTAGCAACAGCGTCTCTTTCCTTAGCGGCACGGATTATAGGAATCCATTTCAAACGCTCGGCGCTGTACCTTTTCAATTGTTCAATATGATATTCACTAACGTAACCGCTGTTAATTTCATTTTGGTGAAAACGCATCTTATCGGTACATCTTTGTTTAGCTCCTTCTAGAATATCAGTATTGTAGTTTTCTAGTTGCCATTTAGAGAAGTCTGAAGTTAGAATCATGTTGTACATATCTTTGTTGTTTTATTATTTACGATTAATTTCTATACAAAGATAAATAGTATTTTTGAAACGGCAAAATAAAAAGGCAAGAATTTTTAAAATATTTTTCTTGCCTTGGGTATTTTATTTAGAATGATCAATATTGTACTTCTCTATAGTAGTGAATTGATCCTTTGGAATGTACTTATATTCCGTGTCTCGGTTGTCGAATATTTCTATTACCAAATCTTTCTCCCGAACGAAAGAGAACCTTTGTAGGTCAATTCCTCTCTTCATAGCGTCCTGAGTGAGAATGTATAATTCTAATTTCTCAAGATGATCGGTACTAAGATTAGCGGCAAACTTTACCATGGTACCGTAACCGCCATTCTGATCACGATATGAGTTGAACTTCTCTCTCATATGAATGCCTATCGCCGTGTTGACTCCCCAACACTCTTCTATAAAATCAGAATTATAGTTTAAGGCGAAAATTATAAATTGTTGTAGTTTCATTTGGGTATATATTTATTGAGTTATAACTTTGCTAATTATCATGATGATCAATGAATTCGGTCTTATCGTTAAATACCAATTCTCTGCCTTTTAAATCAATAGGGATTCTTAAACGATTAGCTAATCGAACGAATGAAGAAGATTCTCCTACAAGGAGCATATGACCAGCGCATTGCTTACGATCTTCGGCCTTACCTTGAGTAGTCTTATGACACACAAATGAATCTGATTCTGATATCTCCTTAGCCCTCTCGGAGCCTAACCAGCCTTTCAAAGAATCTTTCCTGAAAGGACAATTCTTACACGGAGTATTGATATGAGGTAATTTCATGATATATTTGGTTTAAATGAGAACCGCCCTTGGTATTTGATTACTAGAGCGGTTCGGGTAGATATAGGGGGCGTTATCTATTCTTCAATACTCTTACTCCATTGAGGATGTAAGTTCCAATATTTTTCTTCAAGATATATGATTACAAAACCAGCTCCGTTGTCGTATGCCGATATGATATCTTTCTTTATTAAGGAGCCTTGAACTCCGCGCAATACTCTCGAACTTATTCCTGTGTCTTGCGCTATTTCTGTAACTGTTACATCGCTATAACCTGGTTCAGCATATAACTGAGAGATTAACGATTTTATAAACTTCTCTTCAAGAGATGTTAGTTTTAATTCTGCTAGTTTCAAGATGTGATTTTCCATGTCAATTTTGTTTTACGATTAATTAAATGATATTGATAAATTCAAAGGAGAATAAGAATCATAATTTATAATGAAATTTGTTTTAATTTTAACTTCATCTTTGACCCATAAACCTCCGTCATCTACGGAACCTCTAGCAGTACCGCTTTTACTATCGTAAAAACTTTCAATCTTTTTAAAACCAAGTTCTTTTAATTTGCTATCAATTTTCTTAAAGTTAGCGTGAGTTGGTTTTCTTTTTGATAGAGTTTGTATGATTTTGTTCAAATTTTCCATGATATCTTTTATTTACTATTAATTTCTATACAAAGATAAAGACAATATTTGAAACCGCAAAATATTTTGCTAACTTTTTTATTTTATTTTTGGAAGATAATAATGAGTTATAACTTTATCATTGTAAGCAAACCCAGTACCGTTGTAAACTTCCATATGTATTTTACCATCCGCTCTTACAACCATATACTTACCATAATCTAACGAATCAGTATCTCTATCATACAATTGAGGCTTGTAAGTAGGTTTGTTTTGAACTTCGTCGTATCTCTTTGTATGTATACTATTGATAGCTTTATACGCTATTTCATACATATACTTAGGAGCGTAATGATTTCGTTTAATGCCTTGTAAAGCTTCAAACATTACTATGTTTTCTTGCTCAAGCTCCATAATCTTTATCTTTTGCTTAATACTAATCATTTTAGCAGAAGCAGAAGCACTACCAGTATCATTCTTGATTTTCTTCAAAACCTTTAACTCTTCTTTTAATTTTTCAATCTCTTTCATAATCTAATTTCATATTAAACATTGTTCTTTCGCTTTTTCTTCGGCTTATTAACTTTGCCGTCCAAGATGTTCTGTATTTGTTTCCTTGCTAAGTGTATACGAGTCTTAACGGTACCGACTGGAAGGTCAAGATACATAGAAATCTCCTCATACTTATAACCGCATATCATATACTTTAACGGAACCCGATAGCCTTCAGATAATGACTCTATAGCTTCTTGCATTTCAACTAACAGCGCTCGGTTCGTATCTATTACACCTACCTTCTCCCCCATCTCGTATAGGTCAAATTCTTGGTCAACGGTTTCTAATACTTTCTTGTATTTACGATATTTGTTAATGAAAGTATTTTTCATGATAGTATAAGCAAATCCTAACACGTTGGTATCCTCCTGAAAGTTACCTATGTTCTTTAAAAGCTTAATGGTAGTATCTGCTGCTAAATCATAAGCGTCATCCGTACTCTTCGGGAAGAACTTTCTAGCATAAGTCAATAATGTAGGCTGAATATCAGCAATAATTTCTTTAGTTATCATATCAATACAAATATCTAGGCAACAAAAAAGGGGAATCGTAATTGACTCCCCTTTTCTATGTTCGAGCTCATCGGCTCTATCAAGATTCCAGCAATTTCTGAGTTACATTCTTAGCACGGGCTTCTGTCCCTTTTCGTAACTTTGCGCCTGGTTTGACCTTATATTTTTGCTACTATGTATATCTTTGTCGGTATTCGCTTTTGCGCTATTTATTCGATTAGGCTCCTGGAGTGGAATATCCACGGCGGCAGGGTCTTCGAAATAATAATCATACGAATAAACATAGGCTTGACCTGGAGTAACTACCGCAGCATTCTCAAAAGAAAGCGGAGTAAAGTCAACCGCTTCAAATGCAGGAACGGTAATATTGGATGCTAAATTATAAGTTGTTTCTGTCTTAACGACATCGGGTTTGGCGGTCGTTTGGTTAACCGCAAAGAGCAGAAGCGCAAAAGCTCCGATAGCTACGAGAAAGTTTTTCATTTTCTTCTTTGTTTTTAATTGTTAATAAATATATTGTTAATTTCACTTAGTAACTTTGTTAATACTTGGAAAACTTTTATCAAAAGAATACGCTCAAAATTAAGTCATTAATTCGGTTTCATAGGTTTACCGCAATTACCGCAATATTCTCCTGTTACTATGTTATCAAAGCCTAATTCAGGTAAAACATGAGGAACTGGATGAGTGCAATATTTGCTAGTTGGATCTATTTCCTCCAAATCTTCTTCGTTGAAATTTTGAGTTTTAGATAATTCCTCAATTATTTTCTTGTTCTTGTCTTTATCTATTTTCTTCATCTTTTCCATTCATATAATCCAATAATTTCTTCGCCGATTCAGGACTAAACTTTATATCATCCTCCTCAAATAGCGGTTTTATCAACATCCTTTGTCTTCCGTAAGAATCTGTTGAAACTGCTTTCATACGATTTTGACGCTCTTCTTTTAACAAGTATGCTTCCACGTAATCTTGATGATAATGAGGAATCTTCTTGCTATTGTACATCACTACACGAAAATTAGCGACGTTGTGATAACAAAGTATCTCGATAGGAACTAACATACGGCGTGGACCGAATCCCTCTTTTGTAAATTCGTTTATAGGCCACTTCGATACTTGACCGCCTAAAGGTAGATAACTTGTATGAACTTCCGTCTCCGTCACTTCTACGACTTGGTACAACTCTAAATCGTTTCGTGTTGTAGTATAGTAATCACCTGCTTTTGGAATCCATTCTTCTCCTTGGTAATATTTACGAGCAAAAGCGTCTAGCTTCATATCTTTGGTAAATATTAATTCCTGATGACTAGCCTTCCAATCATCTATAGTAGCAAGATGCTTTAACATATAATCAGGTTTATGACTAATATCGTTACCGAAATGTATCCAAGGAACGGCTGAAGAAACTTGCTCCTTCCATTGTTGTTTAAACCTATTGAGAACATCTTCGCTAATATTATCCGATATATTCAATAGCTTAGGAGCCGTCTCAGCGGTTTTGCCTTTCCAATGAAAATATAAGTTTGCTTTACTATCAATCTCATAACAATTTATGAGTCTTAAAATGTCCGCTCTGTTTTCGTTGTCTGGTAGGCAATCAAGAACGGTTTTAGTCCATCGGTTAACATTTGCCTCGATGTCTGCTTTTATCTTTTCGAATTTCATTATATTACAACGGTTTCTAGTTGTTCTAATTCACGCATGATATCTACCCCAGATAACTCCGTGCACGTTTCTATTAAGGTTGCTAGTTTATCTAGATCGTTAACATTAATAGCAAAACGATTAAGACGATAACAATTGTAAGGATAGCAATCTTCAATATTAAATTCCTTGAGAGTACATCCCTGAATACCTGGTTGAGCTACTTGTTTATAAATCCAAGTTATATGATATTTGTCACCTTTCTTAGGCCACTTATCAGCAGGTATCTCCGTAGGTCGGGCGCTGTCGTCTATACAAATACATTCTATGTTCATTACTTCCTCCTAATCTCGGTCATGACCGCTAAACACATAAATATAAATAAAGCTACAAAGAAAGCTGTCCAAGGATAATCGTTGATAGTTTGGAATAGCTCTCTCATACCGTCAAACGTTTTTCTAGATTAACGATATCAATATTCATATCGTCGTCGCAAGGTGATTCCCAAGAAGACTTACAAAACGTTATGATCAGATCACCTTTATAGATCGCCGACTCAGTTGCTTCTTTGGGAGTTGCAAATTCAAGATCGCCACCAAGAATATCATTTGAGAAATCACGTTTATCTAGGCTTACTCCAGTAGGAATATCGCCGAGAAGTATTAGACGAAATATGCCTAATTCATCCAATCCAAATATACAGTTCTTTACTTCCATTACTTTTTATTTATTAAATTAAACAATACAATGATATGAGGGATCAGGAAGATTAAAGCAGCAATCCAACCGCATATGATAACTATACATCCCCAAGGGTCAGTTTTGAATTTACTTTTCATTACAGCTAATCTTTCCAATCTAGAGTTCTGAATGTTGCATAACCGTAAGTTTGCAATTTGTTGAATAAATACTTAGTTACCCAAGACGCCCATTCTTTGTCGGTATAATCATCTCCACGGCTGATAGAACGTTCTTCCCTAAAACCTTTCATCTTTATTACCAATTGAGTATCTTCCATTCTAATATACTCATAAACTTGATTTACCAAACTTTCTTTGGTACCAGCTACGATAGCCGTACAAGGCGTGTCGTTTACCTTTATAGCCGCATATAACATTATAAAACAAATAAGGGAACCCCTGAATTGAGGCTCCCTTATTTAAACTTTGGAACTTATCATAAACGCTAATTAAATCATAGTCCCTCGTTAGTTTTTAAAGCTTTGCGGAAAGCTCGATAATTTTGTCGGCAAGTACTTTTGCTTTCTTCTTTTCGCCAGCTCTAGTAAAAGCGTCCATAGCATTCGTTAACGCTCCAATTTGGTTACAGATGAGTTGTTTGTCTTCTCCCATGATATTATAAGATTTGTTAAATATACTCATAGTAACTTTGGTAACTATACTATCTCCAAATCAAAGCCCTTCGGAGCTAATTTTAGCAACGCTCCCATAGCGTCCTTAGAACTGGTAACGTCCAATTGACCGTCGCCGTTAATATCAGCATGAGTCAAACCTACCAAAATACAACCCTCGATCTGAGTATGATAATTACCCGAATGAAATAAGATGAAACTGCGATTAGGTACGTCCAATACATGAAAGTGATCGCCGTACTTGGGACTGTTACGAGGAACAACCTTGTATTTACCGACAGGAATACACGATACTTTATTCATGTTGTTTTTCCAAGGTAACTCTAAAGTCTTCAAAGTAAGAATCAATTTACCATTAGCGTCTCTCAGTACTAAATCTCCCAACGTCTCCTTCGTTGTTGCCTTGCTTCTAGTTAATAATGCTTTCATATTATCGCTTTCTTTTAATCGAGTCCATAGCCTTTATGAACTTCGATATACTCTTACTTGTTTCCTCCGCCATCCTCGGTATCTCTCGCTTAATTTCAGCTATCTTAGCAGACATTTCGGGATTCTTCGGTACATTCTTATCATAGTAAGAGGTACAGCATTGCTTAGAGCAGAATATCAATGGAGTGTTAACCTTAGTAAACAGAAAAGGGTTCTTGTAAATGAACCCCTTGTTTTGAGCTATAGCTCCTATTGTTCCAGCTTTGGTTTCCTGGGTACTGAAGAGAACCTTCTCGCATTCGTCGCAAAGTACATCATTTAACTTCATTATCGTTCTCCTTTGCTTATTCTGATTAAAGACTTTGTTATTGCTACCAAACCTACTACGAACAACGCTAGGTGAGGGGCTACTATTAATAATGCTATCATAAGGCTAATGATTTTCGAAATAATCTCCCAATACTTCGTCCAACTCCTTATATCCCTCAAGTTCGCCGTATCGGTCTTGATTCTCTCCGTATTCGCCGTCACATATGTTCTCAATGTTTTCGTCGTCGTAGAGATCGGGATGAAGTTCAAAGAACTTATTTGCTATTGGGGCTATCTTATCGACCCATTCTTGAGGATATGATTCAGGCTCAAACCGATTAACCATACCGTTGCAGTATTGTATTTCCTGCATTAATCTTCTTGCTTTTATTTCTTGTTCTTCCATAATATTTGATATAACCTTGTTATTAATAAAAATAGGGGGCTTTTAGACCCCCTTTTAATTTTAACTTAGACCGATAGTTCGAAAGAACCATTTATGCTCTGAGAAGGCGTGACGGTCGTTATGTTTCTGATTCCATTGATCTAACAAGTGATCAAAGTGTAACATTCGTTCGTCGATGTCGTTCTGTTGATACTTCTTCGGGGTTCTAGCAACGTAGACGAACGTGTAATCATGCGTCTTACTTTTTACTTTGATCTCGATTCCGTACTTAGGGAACTTCTTTGCTTCTGAGTTATCAACGTCGTTAATCTCGTATTGATAACCATTTCGATCTAGCGCCTCAATCAAGTCCTTGACTCGTATTGGCATTGTTAAAGAACTATTCATAACCTTAGCGTTTTATGATAGTACTAAGGTACGAAGAGTTTTTGAAATAGCAAAACTTTTTGGCGACTTTTTTGATTTATTTTAATAAATAATCTATTCTTGACACTATGAAAAATAGCAACAAAATAAATATTAACCAAGGAAGTATTTTCTCAAACTTCGGGTATTCGGGATAATCGTTCATTACCATATTATTTAATATCAGATTCTAAGATCGAGTAAACGTGCTGAAGTACTCTCGATACCGCCCAAGTGTTAGGTAGATTGAGAGTCATAATGCAACCTCCGACGTAACTATTGATAACTACCAAATGAGATTCCATTTCGATACTTACTTTGACCCTATCGTTAACGGTCATCTCAATACGATCTTTCGAAGAGGCAGAACGATCTACAGCAATAGGAGTTTTAATAAAGTCATTAAAGTATTCTTTCTGATTATTGAGAAGTCTAATCCTTGCTTTCTCGGCTTCACTGAGGTTACTATCCGCTTCCACTAATCTTTTTTCTAAATCTAAACAAAGATTTGATAAACGAACTCTATCATCCTCAAGTTCCTTGTTACGTTTTCTTGCAATTGATAATTCTTCAGATAACGATTCGTTACGACTCTTTTGAGAATTATAGTTATTGTTAGATACTCTAAATTTCTCATTAACTTCCGCTAATTCTGAATTTAGCTTTTTATAACTTTCAATATCTCTTTCTTGAGATTCTTTGTATGATTTAATTACCAAATCTAAATTAGCTCTCTTCTGTTCAGACTCCTCTAATTTGTCATATGCTTCTTTGTAGAAATTCTTCCATTTATCTAATTCTTGATTAACGGATACAAATGTAGCGAGTTCTTTCTTGAGATCAATGATTTGTTGTTCTCTCTCGCAATCATATTCTTGAGTCGTAGTCAATTGAGTTTGCAAAGATTCTCTGAGAGTCTCGGAATCTTCTAATCTAGATTGTAGAATCTTTACGTCATGTTTGAGAGCAACTACCGTTTGATTTTTGCAAGTAGGCGCATTCTCTTCGTACTTGTTTTTGAGGTCTTGTAAATAATCGTTTTGTATTTTCAGAATCTTTGATTCTTCCTCGACCTTATCCTTATCTCTCTTCAAGGTGACTATTTGAGAAACTAATTCATCTAATTCAAATTTCAGAAGTTTAATATCATCCTTCCTTAATACTAACTCATTGTAAGTATTATGATACTTTTGTTTGCATTCTGACAAATCTTTCTCAAGTTCTGAGACTTTATTCTGCAAAATCACCTTTTCGTTGTTAATTTCGTCAATTTCAGCTTTCGCTAGTAATAGTCTTTTAGATGTACCGACTGCTGGAACGGGCGTTGTTCTTTCTTTATCACTCATGTCTATTTGATTTTACAATTGTTAACTTTGGTTGTTGTTTCCTCGTAGGGTTATTCCAACGATACCCGCACATCATACATTGTCGGTAATCCCCTATCTTGTTCAAATCCCTACGTTTTAAGCTACGTAGGAACTTGCGACAATATTTACATCTCTTAGTTCGGTTTTCTCTGAAGCTCGCTACGATCACTGCTAAAGCCGTTAAGCATATCATAATGATAATTACTTTTTCAACCGTTGTTAAGGGCGTATTGTACCAATTATTCATGAGCGCTCCTTTCTTTCCAATAAGTCACGAAATCATCTTTCTTGAATACATCACTCAATAGGTAGACTAAAACGACTACCAATACAATAATTAATAATCTTTTCATATTATTTCTTTTCTCCTGTATAATAATCTTTTCCTTTATTCTTAATCTTGCCTGCTGAAGTAGCACTTGGCGGTATCTTATCCTTGCCTCTACCAACTGGACGTTTAACCTCATCGAAATCTTCCTTTCCCCTTGATTGCTTTTCCTCGGCTCTGAAGTCGAATGCAGTTTGACGGCTCTCCATCTCTTCTTTTTGCTTTCTAATCTTATTCAAGAAAAGCTCTTTAGTGCGTTGTGCAGAAGTCTTTTCAGTTTCCGTAATAGGTACGGCGGTTATGTCTACTACTTCCTTGCCTGCGCTTGCTTCTATCTTGGTAAAGTCATACGCCATACTACTAGGGTACTGCATTTCTGCCTCTGGATCGTAATCCCCTGAAATCTCAACAAATTTAGAATAGTAGGAGTTATGCAATCCTTGTACAAGCTTCCCTAGATCGGCATTCATACGAGCCGCAACCCTACCAAGAATAATCTCTTTCAAGTTGATAGTTCGCAATATTTCCTTTTGGATATGCATCTGGATAGTAGCATTGACATTAATATCCATTGAGCCTTGTATATTGATAACATCTCCCTCAGCTTCCTTGCGAATTTGCTCCAAAGTCCTTAGCATTGCATTGTAAGAATCTACCGTATTAACGGCAATGAACTTAGTCTTCATTTTAGAATACATCCAACTCAGCTCATCTAAACGAGGTCGTTTGTTATATAACCTTACATCTGATATCTTATTACGAAACTCTTCCCTCTTGCGCTCAATATCAACTACGTGTTTCTTCAATACTCTCTTGACATCGTCTTCGTCTACTATCACCCCCATATCCTCACCGAGTATCTTAACTACTTCGGCAATTGTAAACATACGACCTAGCAACTCAACAATATCTTCTTCAAAGGGGCTTATCTTTACACGGGCTACTTCCTTCTTCTTTCCTCCATAGCAACCCATTCTCCCCCAAGCCATCGCTTTAGCTGTATTAGCTTTAGCATTCATTCTCATCCATTGCGACTTAATATCTAGCAAATCCTCTTGCTCTTTGGGACTGAGATGTTCAATAGCTTTCTTGAATCTATGAGGTAGGTTTGCTACGTTAATTTCGTCTCCCTCGCTCGTTAACTGTATAGGGTTACGAAGGATAGGGTGCTTACTTAATGCAACCCATTTCAAATACTCTTTAGGATTAACAATGTCCTCTGGTATAGCAATTACTTTATTCGTACTCATAAACTATTTTCCTTTACGATGGTTTATTTTATATATAATTGCGTATATAGCAAGCTTTATTACCCTTTATTGTCTTTTCCTTAGCTTTGGTCTGATACGTAACTTCTCTACTTCAACAACGCAAGAGTATTTATTGGGATTGAGTAAGTTATCTTTTGTTATAGGGGATATTCTTTTTATACGGAACTCTTTCGATTTATCTATTAGAGTTGTTACGCTCAATAGGGCTTTTCTTTGCACTATAAATATACGGAAAAAGAGGTCAGGAGTATCTACGACTAAATTCAAATCATATTTATCTCCCAACCTCTTCTTTATCTTTTCAAAGAGTTCTTTTATACTCATTTACTTTCTCTTTACCGAATTAACAAATTCAATAGGATTAACGTTCTCATTCTTTGCTAACTTATATAAGGCATAAGCTATATTTATTTCCTTAGTCAATCCTAATTCATATTCGATAGCTTCCAAGAGTCCCCATTCTTCGCAAGCGTTCTTATTCAATACGGCTTCCGTTTGAATCTCGTTATCTTCCGCATCATAATCTACTACGTCATACAATAACGATACAGCGGAATCAACTAACTGATAAGCAAAATGAGATTCCTTCTTATCTCCCTCAACAAACTCTTTAACTTTATCAAAGTCATCTATTACGGCAACGTAAAAATTACCTCCAATAGTTCCTTTAAACGGTTCCGATTTTTCAAGCTCTGAGAAGGCCTGAACGATACCTTCACTTACAAAATAATACTCTTTCATTTTATTAACGTTTTACCATTTTATGATTTAACGGCGAACCATTCACCGTAACTTTTATTTTAGATTCTACTTTAAATGCAACATCACCTACTTTTATCAAGCTAATAGATTTAGATTCATTGTTATGTAAAGTTGCATAGTATCTAGTATATTTTCTCCAAGCTTTCCTGAATTGAGGATTCTTATAGAGTCTTGAAGGAGTATACATTTTATCTCCAACGCTGAATCTCCTCTCGGCAGTCTCAACGATCTTTAGTGCTATCCGTAATCTCATTACATATTAAACCATTCTGAGTCGTATCCATTACGACCAATTATCTCATTCCGTTCGGTAATCCTTGTGATAGTTTTGTAAGGTAACATGAGACGGCTAATACCCGCAAGCTTACAAGCTTTATCTAAAATATCATTTGGGTCATAGTCTACGTGTAACATAGTACCCCAATATTTATTCTGCTCTTGATCCTTCAATTGTTCCCTAATACTATCAGAGAATATTACAATCTTTTCGGCAATTGCTTCTGTAGTTAATTTGTTCTTAACTTTATCAGAAGCCCAGTTAGCAAATGCATTACACGTAGCGTCTCCGTTGTCTTGATCGCTTTTACCAAATATCTTTTCTAACCACCAATTGCTCATAAGCTCTATCGCTTCAGAATAAGTTCTGACTGGAGCTAATTCAACTTTGTTTTGTTCTTCCATTATCTTCTCTTTTTAAAAGTTTAATTCTTCTGTTAATAGCATCTTGTACTAAATCTTTTTCATTGATTCGCTTACTCTTATTGATAAGAGCTATCAACCGTCTAGTTTGTTTATTGAAAACATTGCCGAACCTAATACCAAAGAAAATATAAACGCATATACCATTCTTATTATACACATCATAATCTACCTTCTTCAGTTCCTTTTTGATAGCACGAGGTATCTTGAATTTATTAGTTATTTTCATTACAATATAGCTTCTATTAACATTTGCTGAGGAAAATGCTTCTCGGCTAAATTCAGGCAATTTACAAATTCTCTATTATGTTCCTTCCGCAAAGATTTCAAATAATTAAGCAAGGAATCGAAATCCGAATCAAAATTTCTTTTGTTATGATCGTTATTTTCGCAACCTTCTACACGCTGAGCGTCGTGTATTAAAGAGGCAGTTATTTCCATTTCTGTAGATAAAGATGATTTGTATATTTCCTCTCTACGTTCAATGAATTTTTTAGTTAGTCTTACCAAACGAGAATCTTTATATATCAATTGCTTTAAGAAATCTTCATCCTCATTCGCTTCAAATAAACGAATCAAAGTATTTTGCAATTGCTTATGCTCATTGTAAATACCTTTGTCACTATATTTCTTTTCATCCAAATCCCAATATCTTTCGATTCCTGTTTCGATTACCTGAAGAGGGGTGCAATTGTCGTCCAGTTCTTCGATACCGCCGTTTACTTTAATGTAGAATGCAGGACGCTTCTTGATAGCATAAGATATATCATTTACCAATTCCACTATTTCCTTTTGCTTGATATAATAATTCGGACCATCTTTTTCAGGCAAAGCTATTTTGCGTTGAGCAGTCAAAACTCTGTTTAGCAATTGCTCAAGTTTTTCTTCCCTATTCATATTACTTATTCCATTTAGATTTATATCTCAAAATAAACTCTCTCGGATATTTAGAAGTCCAACCGCATTTAGGACAAACAAACTGTTCTCCATTGAACTTAGTTCTTGGCCAACGTTCTGCTCCGTATGGATTAGATGGACTCCATGAAGTTCGAGGAAGGCAAAATTCATCTCCACAATAGCCTGTATAGGCTGGATCATTCATTAGATTATTCCTAACAATAGACATTTCACGAACGGTCGATTCAAAATAATCTTTCAAAAATTTTTGCTCTTCCTCATTGTCTAATACCTCTTTGCTGTTTATAAAAGATAATGTTTTACTTCTCAACTCTTCATAATCGAAGCTAACTTGTTCGGTTATTAACTCAGTGCTCATAGCATTGAGAGTCTCTACCGCTCTTTCAACTAAAGTTACATTATCCATATTACAAAGATTTAAAGAAACATCTAATAAACCAACCTATTAGGGCGAATAACCCTAAAACAATTAATGTCATGCAAATAGCCTGAACAGGGCTAGCATTTTGTACTAATTCTAAAAATTTCGTCATTTTGCTTTTACAATTCTTTCTAAGCTTTCAAAATCAATTTCTTCAAAAGTATCTAGATTTTTATTGATTATCTTCAAAACACTTTCATATTTTAAATCGTCAATATTAAACTTACCACGATTCTCTACATAAGATAACGCTGAGATGTAAGTTGAGTGTCCTTTCTTTCCAGGATGTGTAGTAGTATGATGATACCTAAAGTACTGCTTCCAACGAATCAAACGTTTCTCCTTATCAATACGCTCAGCTTCTTTCTTTTCTTTGTCAGACCAAATACCGCAACAGATAGGACATATAGGTTCGTCGTTTTGAGTAAAAGTAGTTTCACGATTACACTTTACGCAATTTCTCATGCCTTTACCAGGAACGTTATTATACATAGGAACGTAACCTAACATATAGCATTGTTTTAAAGTGGCGGTCTCACGAGTTTCTAGATTAATGATATAAAGAGGAGTTCCATCTCCATGTAATGCTCTAGGATGCTTAGGCATCTTAATATTCTTCGAAGTACCTACGAAGTAATCAGGTGTTTGAATATCCATTATTTATGAAATGATTTAGGTATAACTAAATTAATTGGTAAATATGCACTTTCCTCAGTATCGAATTGACTTCTTGCATTTTCAATTGCTTTCCAAAAAATATCTTTAACGAAAGACTCTGAATATCCGGCAATTCCGCAACCGACTTTAGTTAACAAGAATATCTTATTTTGATTGCGAATAACGCAACTAATAAAATTATTCATAACAAACTGAAATGAATCTTTAGACAATTGTCTAAAATGTTTATCTAGAGTAGGAAGAGCGTATGATTGTTTTCTCAATCCTTCGGAAAATCCCCATTCCGCTCCATAACGATTAAAGGCTAAAGCCGCAGCCCCTCCGATATGCTCTCCATTCATGTTACTACCAAAAACGAATACTTCATCGGCGCTCAAGAATGTTATTAAGTCTGGAGTGTATTGTCTGCTTATCTTCTTCGGAGACCAAAGATAATGTCTAACTAAATCAATTCTCAATTGATCTAATATACTTATACCTCTAAATTCCCAAGCATAACCTCTACTCCGCATAAAGTCTACCATTTCGCTCGTAAAACTCTTAGGATCATTTTGAGTCAATATACGACCGTGCATGATAGCGGTATTCTCATTGTTCTCAATGTCTTTATCGGAGAATTGAAAACGAGACAGTTTCAAAGCGTCTTCATCGCTAATAAGACAAGGGTCTTTTAACAAAAGAAAACCATTCTTGTAATATTTACCAACGACCTCAAATAATCTGAAGTCGTCGGTTTGAGCTAGAACCTTCTGTTTCCAATACAAGCTGAAAAGAGCTTCCTTGAATTCTTTTTCGCTTTTATTATCGAATAACTTACTCACGGTTTCAATAGTTTAGCAAATACCATTAGAGGCATTTGATTACCTCCAGATTCCATAAATTTTTCTGTCGATAGAGAAAGTAATTCAGATTTAGAATACAAAACGGTACTTCTTGTTTCATGTTCTTGTTCACCATCCGTCCAATCTATATCTTCGCCTAGTAATTTTTCTCTACTACCAGTAGTCCACTCAATTGTTTCTAATTCAGTATCCATGAATCTAGAAATTTTCTTTAAAAAGTATCTCATTATTTACAATTTGTTATAGCTCTGTATAAAAAGAAAGCGACAAAGAATATCACTATAATTATCATTAAATATCCAACCCAACGAATATCTTCATCTGGGTTGCTCTCTACTAACGGCTCAGGCCAATTAGTCAAACAGCGCTCAATATCTTCTTCCGAGGAATGATTGAATTGATATCTGTTCTGTCTTTCTTCTATGACATTACGAAATTCTGAAGAAGGTAAAATTACATCTCCATTAGTATCTACATGACCGAATGTAATAGCGTTCATGTTCAATAACGGAGCTTTTAATTCTCTCAACATTTTTATTTCTTCGACTAATCTAACAACCTCATTTAGGTTGTTGTTTAAGTCTATTGAAGGACAACCGCTATCAACCCAATTTATGAGTTTCAAATCCTTTTTAAATTCGTTCTTAGCCATCTTGATTTACGATTAATAAAAACCCCCTATAAAGGGGGATTTAGTTTATTAGCAATGATTTTATGTGCCCACTAACAATTAATATCTACTCCTTGAATCTCTTCTATCTTTTCATCTAGATATTCTTGGAGTTGTTCAGATATTTTATCCTCAACTTCTTCGTCGCTTACGGATTGTTCCCAACCATCTTCTTCCGTATCAACTCCGGCATCTTCGGCTAACTCCTTGCGAATGTCATTTTCATCTGGAGCTTCGTAATCGAAGTATATATTGTCTAATTCAGAATGCGCTTCATCTAAAGCATCGATACGTTCTTGTAACAATTCTCCGCTAGGGGCGTATTGAAGTTGTTCAGGCATATTATCTAACTTTTCTTGACACTCATCTCTTATCTCTTCGATTCGTTCTTTGAATTCATTCAAAGTATCTTCAAGAGATTCTGAAGATTCAAATACAGTTTTGGATAAATCTTCGATCTCCTCTTTCAAACCATAAACTCTTTGAAGAAAATCAGACTGAGTCAGTTGAGACGGTCTTGGTCTAGTTTTCGAATAATATGTTGGACCATATTGAAAAGCCCATTTATAATAACTCTCCCCCTTAGCTATAAGAATTTTATCATCCTCATCCGCAGGGATAGTTTTATCAACCTTGGTTAACGTTTGACCTTGACGTTTACCTTTTTGAGATACGTATTGAACTTGCTTACCGTTCACATATATATCTTTTCTTGCCGCTTTTATAAATTCTGCTCTAGCCATTTTGATTAAGTTTTATATTTCCAAATGCTAATTTCTTTGTTCTTTTACCTTGTATGTTACGATAGTAGTGAAAACCATCTTCGCATAACTCCAAGTCCTTGTCAGATAAAACTTTGCTAATAATTTCATTGCTAATTTTATCATACTTCATTTTATCAAGAAAATCCTCTAAACGTCCCGATGCTTCTCCCCACCAATATTCATTCTTATCAGTTAACAGAACTTCTAATATTTCAGATAATCCTTTCTTAGCAAAATGATTAGAAGTACTAGCCATGTAAATTACTTTATTGCCATACTCAGAAGGTTTGTAAACGATTACTTGAATCAATCCTGATCCTTTATCGGTATCGTCTTTTGAAACATATAATCTCCATACCGTACCTTGTTCGTATATCAACTGATCTAAATCTAGGGGGAACCCTCCTGGTAAATAATCATATGACTGTTTTAAAATTTCAAAAACTGCATTAGAATAAGATCGCTTTTGTTTAACATCAGATATTTCTATCATATTTTTAGATAACTCAACATTCGGATAATGCTCATGTTCACTATCTAAATAAAAGGAAGCAGGATAATCCAATAAACAAAAAGTTAATACCCGATCATCATTTAAATTAGTTCTTAAACCTAAACTTTCAGAACCTATCGTATGATCAACGGTTAACGCTCCTTGAGAGTTAATATAACAAAATCCTGCAGAAACTGGAGTGAATCCTTCAAGCTTCATTTGAGAGTGAGTAGCTTGTTCAGTGGATATCAAAGGTATGACTAAACCTTTTCTTTTGAAGATAACATATTTCATAAACTATTTATATTTACGGTTTTAACTACAATATAAAACTTTGTTAAAATAAAAAGAGGGAATCTAGCAACTCCCTCTTTTGAAATGAACCGTAATGTATTTTATGAAACTATCTATACATTTAAACTTTGGTAAATAAAGTCTAAAGTTTGAGTAAGAGAATCATCAGCATTTTCTATGTTAGTGTAGCTTAATCTCGGAGAAGTATTACCTATTCTTTCAGAAGCTGTCGAAAGTTTCACTAATAAATCTTGAATCTTTTTGTTGTTGAATATAATCATTTGCAGATTCATAGTTTTCAACCAATAAGTCGTTAACCCATCACCTCCTTCTGTAATGGTAACATACCCCTCCTTAGTAACATCAACAGAAGCCTTTAGAATAATTTCTTTATGATCATCGTTGATATTATACAATGACGCTATACCGTCCAATATAGAATCGACTACGTAAGTTATTTTGATTTTATTCATAACTTCCGAAACTACTTCATCCCCAACCTCTAAGACACTTTTAAAACATAGCTGTTCGAAGTCAGCAAACGGCATAACTACCACATTAGATTCAGGATAATCAGATTGTTGAATAGCTACAGCCGATTTATTAGGACTTCCCTGTATAACAGGGAAACCAGTGATTACGCAAAGTAATTCTTTATACCAATATTTATCTCCGATTGACGCCATCTTTTACCTCCTTTTTATCTTTCTTCACTTTAGGAACTGGTATGAACTTTCTCGGTGTTTTACCGATACTTTCATGAGACTTGTTTAATTCATCTTCATGAGACTTGTTTTTGATATCCTCCATAATTAATCTATTTTGTATATAATAATTGTTATAGTCTTATACCTCCTTGTAAATCTTCCAAAAATATACCTCCTGGGACATATACAAGTTTTTCTTTAGCACGAGTAATAGCGACATATTTCAGATTTTGTTCTTGTTCAAGCTGCCAATCTTGAGTAGCGAATTTACTTGGTATTAATTCTGGACAAAGGAAAAATATAGTATCGTTTTCCAAACCCTTAGCTTTATGTATGGTACTCAACATTATTCCCTTAATATCATCAGCGAATATATTATCAACCAATTTCCTTAGTTGAGCTACATTATCAACTTCTAAGGCTAAACATTGTATAACCTCTATCTTTTGCAATAATAATTCCATTTTAGGGTGCAATGAAGGTTTCTTAACTCCTCTTTTTTCTAATTTCAAAAGTAATTGATCCTTCTCTTTTTCTAGCTTTGAGAATAGCACGCTAATGGTCTTAGCGCCAGTTTTAGCTATAAGTCCCAATATTCCTTCACCTATCTCTTTACCCTTGATTTTAGACTTAATTTTATTCTTCATTAACCAAAGATAAGTTTGAACTAACGGCTTCAAATTTCTACATAATATCCAATCGCCTTGTTCTATTTCCGTTAGACTGCCAACCTTTACTTCTCCCCAATGAGCATTAGGAGCGGGGCGAATTTCCTTGACTATATGTTTAGCTTCTGTTATAATACCTCTAGCGCATCTATAGCAAACACTTAATGGTAATTTAATGGCGTTTCCATTAAGACTCGCTAACTTCTCATAAGAATTAGCGTCAGCGCCCGCAAAACCATATATAGCTTGTCTCTTATCTCCTACAGTAACTAATCTACCTTTGCGATTTATAGATCGTTTTATGAACTCATGTTGTAATAAAGAAAAATCTTGACTTTCATCACAGAATACATAATCATACTTTCGAAATCGAATTGAATTATCTACCACTGGTTGGTAAATCATATCCATGAAGTCGAATTGAGATTTATCTTTATTCATTAAAGCAAAAACTTTCAGAGCTATCTCTAAATCCAAATCTTCAGCGGACATATCGTAATGATCTAACATTTTCATTACATCATCCTTATCTTCTACTAGATTGCATCTCATCAAATCAACGATCTTAGGAACTATATAAAAATAGTACCCTTTTCTTTGTTCTTTAATTTGAGGATATTTTTTTAGAACTTGCTCAATCTTACCTAAAGATTTATTTGGATTCATTTTTATTTTACCGCCGTACCTAGACATCACATATCTCCAACCGCAAGAATGGATAGTCATAATTCTAACATCATCACGCTCGTTACGATCTGTAAGATTGTTTATAATGGACTTATTAAAAGCTAGAAATAAACTGGAAGAACCTTCTGGTATAAATTTAAGAAGCTCCAATAAAACCGTAGTTTTACCAGAGCCTGCTACCGCTGAGATGTTTAAATCTCTCTTAGTCAATTGGAATGTTTTGTAAATAGCTAATTGGAATTTGCTCGGTGTCATATTAATGTCTCGCTTTTGTTCCAGCTAGTTGCCATTTCATATACCTAATTCCTTTACTAAATTCCAAACGCATTACAGGGGCATTTTCCAAATGCTTGTTGAAGCTGGCTAAGAATGAAGTTCTTTCGGCATACATAGCTGAATTTACCGTAAGAAACTCTGTTACATTAATACCTTCCATTGTACTGAAATCTATGGATTGAGCGGTATTAAAATAACATTCAGTAAATTTGTAAACTACAAAGAATACATCCTTACCTTCAGGGTCATCATTCAAGATTTGTAATACAACAAAACCTTCATTAGCTAATAGCTCTATGCCTCTTTGAAAGGCATTTAAATCGTTAGTAATCATTACAGCTGTCCTTTCTCTTTATAAAAATTTAAAACCTCTTTAATCCTCTTTAAACACTTGGAATACTGAAGATTAGTTACATCTGTATTTTTCTCCAAAAATTCAGAAGTTTTTTGACCTAGCATACGTGAACGACAAATTCTTTTCTCTAAAGTAGAGAAATTAAAATTATCCATTAAAATTTCTGTAGTATCTGGCTCACTATTATCTCTCATACTGTGACTCACGGTCGAAATAGCCTCAGTCAATTCTACTCTATTATTAGAGTTCATTTCTCTTTGATAATCCCTGAAAAAGTTTCTCGAAAGAGATTTATTGAAATAGAAATAAAAATTATGCTTCTTTTTAACTTTATATTTTTGTAAACATTTATCAAAAATCAAGTAACAATCGGCTACAAGCTCATCTCTTTCTGGAAGACGTTCTTTGTTAGATATACCAGACAAAAGATTCAAATAGTTACTAATATTCTTTGTAACTATATCTTTCATCATTCGGAATATAAGATTTTTATGTGCTTGTACTCTTCTTTGATTTGAAGAATGTTTAATTACCACTATAGACCGATTAATGAAATCCTTTTTGTAGTGGTATTCCGTTTTAAAAACAACGCCTTCTAAACTCATAACTATTTCTTGCTTAAGTTTCTCATTTCAGACATTGCAGCGTTCATTTGATGTTCTTTGAAAGGTTTAATTTCTTTCTTAAAATGTTCATGAGACCGCTTTTTCAAAACTTCTTTTTGTTGTTGAGGATTCATTGAAGAATACTCTCCCATAGATATATTCTTTTCAGAAATAGGAATCTTATCATTGCCAGTTACATCGTCACGCAACTTATTGCATTTAGGACAAGGAGCATTATTGCTAACTAATTTCCCCTCAATTAGTTTTAAGGTATTATTGAAGTAATCATCTACTTTCAAATAATCCTCACATTCGGAGTTAATACATTGGAATTTCATAATCTTAAATCTTTTCTTTGATGCGTGCGTATTCTGATATCAGAAGTGAATCTGATAAGGCTAATGTTATGGTCAAGTGAGGAAAAATCTGTTGAGCTTTAGATTTTAATTTATTTTTCCATTGGGTATCGGTCATCTTACCCTTAACACCTAATTGAAGAGCTTTCTGCCAGACTTGAGGCGTCACCTCTATAGTCGGAATCTTTAAGGCTAAAAGAGACATTTGCAACCATCCAAATCCTCTACCGAAATTAAATGAACCTGGTCCGCTTTGTCCTGGCATACCTTGAACTTTTTCTAAATAACATCTTGAATTGTTTTTATACATTTTCAAGAAATTTAAAATATCAAGAGGAGAATCCAACATCTTTCTTACTTCAATAACTTTATTTTTATCGACCGAAAATACAGTTATACCGCCATTAGCTCCTGGGTCAATTGCTATGATTTTCTGGTCTTTAAAATACTTTAATCTTTCCTTGTTTTCCATGTTTTTAAGTAGTTACAACATATTATTAACTTTGGAAAGAATCAACGTAAGAAGCTACGCCGTTAGATTTTAGTACTCGTAAAGTGTTATCATTATTAAATGAATCATTCACTTGTTGAGTTATCATGATAATTGTAGAACCTACTTTTTCAAGAATCTTGATTATATTTTCTTGACCCATAGCATCGATTCCTGGGAATGATTCGTCAAGACATAAAAGATTTAAACCTCTTCCGTCGGTACTAAGATTTAACAGATGTTGCATACCCAAAATACAGGCTACGTTAATACGTCCTCTTTCACCGCCCGAATGACTCATGAAGCTCTTAGCCGTTACGCCATCGCTTTGAACGAAAACGTTTATTTTTTCCCTAACTTCACCCGATTTAAGTACAGTGAAACCATTAATCATTATTGAGAAGTCAACTCCAAATTTTTTCAAAAATGAATTAGTAATACCTTCTATAATTTTTACGGATTTGTTGGCTAGATAAGTAGAAAAACCAGTCTTACCCATATGAAATTGCCAAAACTTTATCATATTGATAACTTCTAACTTTTTATCAAGCTTTTTAGTCACTTCTAAGGAACTTTTTTCAGCTTCCGATAGCTTTTCATTCAAAGAGTTTAATGCTTTATCGTCCCTTTGCTTTTCCTTTAATTTATCAATTTTAGATAGAGCTTTGACTATAGAATCTTCATTATACTTAATATCTTCATTAAATCGTTTAATTTTCCTGTTAAGGACATTGATCTTTTCTTCAATCTCATAAATCTCTTCCTCTTCAGATTCAATTGTTTTTAATTGATCTCTAAGTGTTTTAAGATTAGATTGTTCTTTATCTCTTTGAGATTTGTAAGATTCTTTCATCTTAACAACTTGAGATTTGGTATCTTTCAACTCTTCAACGCTAATATCAAAAGTAGGGTCTTTAACAAATTCGCCATCGCAGTGAGGACAAACTATAACCGAATCAAGATCAACTGAAATCTGACGTATCGTAGTATCTGCTAAACAAATCTCTTCATCTAAATGCTCTACTTCAGATTTCAATCTTTTGATATCGGCTTTGATTTTACGAGGGTCTTTTATTTTTTTACGCTTAATTTCCAAATCTTTAGAATAATCTTTGATTAATTTTTCATTCTTTATTTTCAAAGATTTCTTATTAGTTATATCAGCTTCTAATTCAACAATTTCTGAACGTAAGCGTTTAACCTCGCCTTTATAATCAGAAGAAGCAATTAGTTCCTCTTTTTGCTCAGTTAATATACCTATTTTATAATTCAATTGTTCTATTTCTGAATCGAGCTCACTATATTCAATACTAGCTTCCTTGTATCTGACATTCAATTCATCTAATAACGGGTTAATAGAATCGGCTGAAGTGATTCGGTTCATTATCTCTTTTTTCTCGGAATCTCCCGCAGTTAAGAAAGCATATTTGTTATCCTGAGATATAATGTAATATCTTATCAAGTCATCTTTGCTTATGCCGATAAGTTCGAATATCTTTTTGTTAGCTTCATTCGAAGATGTGATCTGTTTCTGTTTTTCATCATTGATAAATAACTCTACTTTATTTGTTTTGTTACCTCTGAAATAACGTCTAACGATTTTCAATTTTTGCCTTAATACAGCATTTTCTAATTCATATGAAATCTCGCATTCTTCAGCTTCGATATTTATGAAATCATCTTTAGAAACTTCAGAACGAAGAGATGAATTAGTCAATGCTATACATATAGCTTCGATTAAGGTACTCTTACCAGATCCATTATTATCAAGACCTTTATCATCTTCGTTTTTACCGAAAATAACAGTGCATATATTGTTTTTGAATTCGTAGATAGAATGCTTATGAGCAAATAAGTTTTTGAATTCAATTTTTTTACTATTCCACATTGATAGATTTTATTAAGTCGTAACCATATTTGAATTTATCACCCTTTATTTCGGAATCTTTGCAATACTTAAAGAAGTCAGAAGTTATAGTTTTTTTATCGTGAGTAAGAACAGAATCAGACTCAGAATATTCAATAGCTTCTATGGTTTCATTAACCTCGAATTTTACATCAATTCCACGTCTAGATAGATCGACTATATTTATTTTTTGACAGTCTGTTTTTTTACCTCTGAATATGAATCTGATATTATCATAATCTTCTCCATCATATTTTTCTATCAAATTCCTGAGAGTCTCAGAATCGTCAGCGTCAATATACTCTTTTATGTATTTAGGAAATTGAGATGGCACAAATTTCGTAGAACCATCATTGAAAATAACAGTAAAACCCTTGTCGGTTATGTCTTCTCCGTAATTTCCTTGATAAGCGGAACCAGTGTAATATACATTACTCCCTAATTTAGATGAATTATGATAATGTCCGATAAGAACTTTGTGAAAACCCTTAAACATGGAAGGCTTAATGATTGAAGATACCTTAGAACCATCATTATTAACAACTCCGTCAAATCCAGTGTGAGTTATCATTATTATCGGAGTATCGTCTTCAATGTCTTGCATTAAATAACAATCTTGTATAATAGCATCTGCTTTTTCATATTCTTCTAACCATTTACCGTCGCCGAAATAAGGTATGAAGACAATAACTATACCTCCAATAAATTTCACTTTAGAAGAACTATAAAGATGTATGTCTGAATATACGTCTAAATATGAACTTTCATCGTCTGAATCGGTTTTATCGTGATTTCCTGGGATGACGTGGAAGTTCTTTTTTCGTTTCTTAACATTCTCAGTAATTTCCTTGAAATCTTTGAGAGTTTTCAAAGGTTGACCAGAGCGATTAGTGAAGACATCGCCCCCGCAGAAAATTTCATCGGTATCATATTTATCAGCTAAATCAATAGCTTGACTCATTATTGATTTTACCAAGTCTCCATTTTCTTTATTGAGATGAATATCGTTCACTAATACTCCAACTGCTTTTTTCTTCATAATGATTACTTCTTATAAAGAAATAACGCTGCTAATCATCCTCTTCCTCATCTTCATCCATATCTCCTGATAACTTAGCCTTTAAAGCTTTTAAATCGGCTTGCATAGCGTTCTTTATCTTAGAATGAAGTACGGTTAATAATTTGTTTCGATCTTGGTATAAAGCAAAAAACTCTCTGATAGAAGTCCATTTTAATTTACCATTCATGAAACTAATTTTCTTAGCTCCTTCTTTTTTCAAGATTCCATTTTCTAAAGCATATTCAATATCTTCTTCCGATAGAATAACGCCATACCCTAAGAGAATCCTAATGTCTGTTTTCTTTCTACTACCGAAATCATTTTTGACAACTTTTACTTCGGTAATTTGAGCAACCTCAACATCGTCAATTTTCTCGTGCCCTTTCAGTTTAGTCTGCAATCTAATAGTAGGCATTAATTCAACCCATTCACCACCTGTCGACTTTCTAGTAGCAATAAATTGACCAGGTTGTTGACTATCATATTGATGGTTCAGCATAACGAAATGCATAATGTTTTCGTACATCTCTGCCATAATACCTTTAGCAAATTTTTTAGCTTCTTTAGCAAAGGCCATCATCTTTTCGTTCTTTAGCTCTATGTCTTCCACTTCCGAGCCTTTAGCAAGCTCCTTTTCAATGCGCTTAGTGTTCTCCTGCATTGTTTCTAATTCCGACTTAGAAAGAGTGGCGCCGAGACTATCCCAAAGGAAAAAGAATTTAGGAACTAACTTCATAGGCTTCATAACCTCTTTAGCATCCTTAATCAATTTCTTGACTTGTAGAAACATAGCTTCTACATATTTAATCTTTATGATAATGATTCGATCTACTGGTAAACCGAGTTGTAGAGCGTAATCTTTGTTATCACGATTTTCTGAAGAAAGGATGACTGCGATACCGTCTTCAGGATTTGATTTAAGAAAATAAGACATTGCTATTAATCCTAAAGTAGTCTTACCACTTCGACTCTTTCCAGCTATCTCTATGATTCCAGTAGGAAAACCAAATGTTCTAAGATTGTAATCAAGAGAAGGACTACCAGTATGTGCCCAACTTTTAATTTCTTTGAAACCATCTTTATCTGAGAATTTAATTACATCCTCTGAATCGAACTTCTTAACAATTTGATCTATGATATTTAATTTCATCTTTTTCTTTTTACAAAGAAAGCCAACGATATATTTCAAACGTTGGCCTCTTCTTGATTAATTCACTATGGATTATTTGCCAGACAATTTCTTTCTAATGTCGTTCATTGAAAGTTTAGATTTAGGCTTTTCCTCTTCTTCCTCTTCATCCTCCTCTTCTTCGCCCTCTTCCTCTTCTTCATTGACCGCCTCACGAATAGCTTCACGAATATCTTCGTCAGACATAGATTTTTTGACAGAAACTTCTAATTCGTTGTCACGAATATATTTCTTCAATTCATCACGATCTAAATCGTCAAGTTCATCTTCTTCTGCTTCTTCCTCGGCTTCCTCTTCCTCATCATCTTCTTCCTCTTCCTCAACTACTTTTTTAGTAGATTTTTTAGAAGACGTTTTCTTTGGAGCTTCCTCCTCTTCTTCGTCATCCTCCTCTTCTTCCTCAGGCTCTTCTACTTTTTTGGTAGATTTTTTTACAGCAGTTTTCTTTTTAGCAGGTTTCTCGTCTTCTTCATCTTCGTCATCGGCGTCATATTGAGAACGAATAGTTTCAACTTGGTCTAACCAATCATCGTCATCAAATAAACCGATTTCATGTTCTTCGTCGAAATTTTGAAGACCTTCTAAAGCTCTCTCAAAATCTTTTATGCCGTATTTTTGAAGAACTTCTGAAAGAGGTTTCAGAGTCATGAAGTAATCCACCTCTTCATCTTCTAGAGGTCTAGCAGTAACCTTTTTAGGGAAACTTACCTCATAGAAATTCTCACCCTTTTTCTTGTTAGGTTTTTTCAGGTATTTTACCAAAATAGGTAATCCCTCGTCAACGTCTGTAAATGGATCAACCTCAATTACATCATCCTCATCTTCAGAGAATGCAAGTTTGTTCATTCCGTCCCGAACCATCTTTTTGAATTCCCATAATTTAGCTCTCAGAGGTTCTTCAGCTACTACTTTATCGGCATAACTTAACCAAGAGTACTGAGCGCTCAAAGTATCACGCTGACCTACGAATTTGTCTAATTTATCGGAATCTTTGGCAACTTTTTTCTTACCCCATTTGATATATTGATCGCAAATATCTAATTTAGTACCGCCATGAACTACAGAGTCTAACACATAAGTTCTTCCGCTTTCGCCGTCACTTTTGGTAATAGTTAACCAGTAACATTTCTTTGGAATATAAAAATCTTCTTCTCCTGGATGGGCTGGGAAAATACGGATTTTTATGGTTTTGCCGTCTTCAAGATTTAGATATTCATTACTTTGAGCGCCGATGATATCATTGTCTTCGTCCACTCTTTTCTTCAATCTTTTGATAGAAGTGGCTTTTAATTGGGAACGTAAATCGCTGCTTGACGCTCCTTTAGTTGTCGTTGTCTTTTTGCTAATAGCCATAATTTTTATTCAATTAATCTCTTAGTGTTTTTTACTAAAACGTTGTTTACTCTTCCTTCGATAAAAGAATCAGATAAATCTCCTGCTTGTATAGATAAAGAAAGCTTATCCAGCTTGTCAGACTTATCTTTAGCAGACCAAAATATCGAATTTATATAATCCTTAGTTTTAACTGCAGAAAAATAAGCCTTTTTCATAGCTTGATATCCTGCGTCAATTAAAACCGAATTATTCAAAGCGTCTACCGTAGGAGCCTTGCCTCCATTTTTCTCAGAAAGTTTGTTCCTTAACTTCTCCTTCAATTTAGCTTCAAAAACCTCCATTGTCAGTTTCTTTTCAGATACTTGAGATTCTGCTTCTGCTAATAATTGTCCAAAGCGGTTAACTATCACTGGGAAGGTTACCATTTCACCGATGAGATTAGAGTAATCTATTTTTAACAAAGAGTCTACATCAACATCTTCATCGAAGTCGTCAAATAATAACTTTAAAGTTTTACCGCCTATGGTTATAACTTTCTTTTCCATTGGAATTAGTTTTTATGTTCGATATATTCAATATCTCCCTTTTTAACTCTGCGAGTCACTTCGAATACCATGTAATGAACTGCTTTATACAGATCGGTAATCAAATTAGATTTCTTTGAACCTTCCGATACATATCTTTGTAAATATTTCAAAGATTGATATGTATTCAAAGTACCGCCTTTTTCGGGATGATACAGCAACTTTTTAGTCGTTACTGGATTACTATCGTCTTTTTCATATTTATCTCCGTAAGTGCCGGAAATATGCCCAATAATTAACCCTAAAGCGATTAATGCTTCAGGTTCCTTTTCGCTGATAATATCCAACGAATCCTTGATTTTTTGTAACTCTTCTTTTGACATTATTCTATGATTTGAAAATCGCTCTCTGATAATAACATTTCCAGATCTTTGAAAGATAATTTTTCATTTGGAAATTTATTACAGAGCATTTGTTTAACTTCTGCTGCTTTTAATCGAACTGCTCGAATAGCTCTTTCATATTGTTCACCTAATGATAAGTTTCCTAATGATTTCTCACGTTTCATGTAGAATATTAATCCTAACCAGTCGCAAAGTTTTACAAAAGATTTAACATCTTCTAACGGAGAAACAACTGAGCGTCTCATCATTAAAAATGAATCCGTATACGTTCCATCGTTGGGTCGAACCTCATTCAATTCAGTTTTAACTAAATGTTGAGATAATGCATTTAAAGCATTTCTAATATCTTGACCATTGAAATCATTATACTTAGTTTCGTGAGACATGTCACGCAATATCAATGATTCATCCCAATCGTGAAAATGAGCGTGACGTATGCATTCTAATTTGTATTTCAAAACCTTTGGATCATCGGACGCTCCGAATATATCTTCAAGCATAGAAATACAAAAAGTAGTCACTTTGTAGGAGTGTTGAGATACACTTTCTGATTTGAAAACGTCCATCTCTTGCCATTGCTTAATATTATCTAATCTTTTTAGAAATAAGCCTTTGAATAATTTTGTTAACATACAATTTTTATTTACAATTTAATTTACAATATACAATTTAGTTCTATCGTCTGAATATAGAACTCTGGTATTTCTGTACTTGTCTTTTTTGACTCTACCATTAATAACCACTACTTTGTTTTTCAAGTCTTCAGCTTTTTCTCCCAATCGTTCATAAGCGTCTGGCCAAAATGTTACCGTTATAATGGTATTATTACTGTCGATGTTAACGGTGCACATAGTTCCATTCTTTATTTGTCTTTCGACATAATAAATTAACTTACCAGCAATAGCTATTTCAGAATTTTCTTTAACGTTAGCGAACTCTAAACCATCTGTATATAATTTAGCTATTCTCTTGTTAGGTATAGCATACTTAATCATGGTAGCATAATCCACCTCCCCGAATCCAGTCAGTTCTTTTTGTTCGAATACCCAAAATGAATTGTTTTTTGAATCTTCAACTTCATATTTATCAGGCAATGAAAAACCTTTATATTCTAAGAACTTTTTAAGCACCTTTTTACGCTCTCTAGGAGCTTTAACGCCTTCTATAAGATCGAACGCCCCAGCTATGATTAACTTCTCTATAATGCCTTTATTTACCTTGCTAGGTACACGACTCATAAACTCTTCTAAAGAAAAGAATTGACCGCCTTCTCTTCGGGTATCTAATAAATGTGATACAGCGCTTTCTCCTACTCCTTTAATTTTGGTTAAACTAAAGAATATACGATTCTCTTTAATATCACAAGTGAAATTACCTTCAGAATAATTAACATCTGGAGGACGAATCTCAATCTCAATTCCAGTTTTCTTTAATTCCGCTAATCGGTATGGAACCTCGGCTTCTTTAGCATTCTGAAGAGAAGTAGTCCAAAACTCTAAAGGATAATTAACCTTAAACCATTGACTCCAATACGACATGATGGAATAGGCAGCAGCGTGAGATTTGTTAAAACCATAACCAGAGAACTTATCCAATTTATCCCATATTTCCAAAGCTTCTTTTTCAGAACACCCTTTTTCAACCGCCCCCTTAACAAATTGTTCGGATAATGCGGCCATAGCTTTCTTATCCTTTTTCTTCATATAAGTACGTAATTGATCGGCTTGAACTAACGTTAATCCTCCAAGAACGTTAACAGCGCTCATGATCTGCTCTTGATATATGTACAAACCAGAAGTCGGTTCGGTAACAGTCTGAAGACCGTAATCAAAATGCGGTTTCTTTTTACCATTCTTAATATCAGAAAAATCTTGATGTGCATTAGACTCCATCGGACCAGGTCGGAATACCGACGTCATCGCAATTAAATGCTCTAAATTATCAGGCTTAACTTGACGACAATAATTCATTAGACCAGTTGTTCCAAATTGAAATACGTCTTCGTTCCAACCTCTTTTAAAGTATTTGAAAGTATTTTCATCATCCAAAGGAATTTCAGTCATATCAATATCTAATCCATGATTCTTCTTTATAAGATTTATTATCCCTTTGAATTTATCTAATTGAGTTAAACCCAATATATCTTCTTTTAAGAATCCTGATTTATCAATATATTTACCTTCCCATTCAGACACTAATACATTTCCTACTTTCTTAACTGGTAACCATCCGAAAATATCAATCTTTTCACCTCGCTCGGTAAATTTAGGTACAATGATTACGGCTGAGGGGTGTACAGATGCAGCTTTACATTGACCCATTGCGAATTTAGTCAAATGTATAATATCAGGATATTCCTGAACAAACTTAAATAAAGCTTTAGATTTAGAAGCATACTCAATCAAATCTCCCCAAGTATACTCAATCTGATCATCAATATCTTTGGTTAGTTTATTCATTAAATCAAACGGCAATCCTTTCACCTTAGCGAAATCCTTTAAACAAGTTTTCAGCTTCATGCGGGTATAAGTACCAATAGAACATGTATAAGCATAACCATATTTATCTTTGATATAATTTTTAACTTCATCACGAAATTCGGTTGGAAAATCGACGTCAATATCAGGCATACTATCGGCTGATTTAGCACGTTCCCCCGATACACGAGTTTCATTTAAAAAACGTTCAAACATTAGACCATACTCCAAAGGGTCTACGTCCGTTATATACAAACAATAAGCTATCAAAGAACCGCAAACAGAACCCCGACCAGTACCAACGATTACATCGTTATCTCTACAATTCTTTATAATATCCCAAAGAATCATAAAATAATCTACTAAGCCATTAGGAACTATTACCCCACATTCTACCTCTAAACGTTCCATGTAAAGAGCTAATTTCTTTTTAGGAAGATGACCTAACCGTTCTTCAACACCTCGTTCTAATTCTTGGAAAAATAAATCGTTGACATCTTTAACCTCAAATTGAGGAAGTTTACGCTCACCTGTATTGATTTTAAAATCTATAGAATCAGTTAAATCAACGGTATTCTCCATACCCATTAAAATACTTTCAAATAAAAACTGAGTATCATCTAACCATTCCTCATATGAAGATATAGTTTCAGCAACACTTTTTAAGTATTGATTCAAAGATTCGGGGTTAACCTTACCGTCAATTTTGTTGACCATAGATTTCAATTCATTCGACTCTTCATCTAAATAATATGAATCATTGATAACTAACGGCTTGATCATCTTCCTATAATACAGAAGATAATTATCAATATTTTGTAAATGTTTTTTGAATAAAGTAGGTGAATTGAATTCTACGGTATCAATTTGATAATATACCTTATCGAAAGATTCTTTGTATTTTTTGATTAGCTTTATTGCTTTAGATTTTTCGTTAGCGGAGCGATAATTGAATTCACTATCTTTAGGAATAACGCAACATAAACCAGCTCCTAATTTGTACAATTCATAGTCTGGAATGAAACCGTCGAAATCAACATTAATGGCTTTGTTTATTAGTAATAAATTAGTCCATCCAATATTATTCAATATGTATAATTTCAATTCGAACGTCTCTTGAACATTCAAAGTTTCATCATAATTTATTGCTACCGTAACTGTTTCGCCTATGATTGATTTAACGCCTTTCTTTTCGCATGATGATTGAAATGCTAATACTCCAGCCATAGTATCTTTATCACATATGCCCATAGCCTTCAATCCCATGAACGCTCCCTTTTTAGCCCAATCGTCGGTATTACCAGAGCCATTCAGAATTTCGTACTCTGTATGAACTCCTAAATGAGCAAATTCGCATACGAACGGTTCAGAGCTTTTGCCTAAATATTTGAAGTCATTAAATTCAGGTTTATATATCAACTCATTATAGCGGTTCTTACTTTGTTTTAGTCCTGAGTAATAGAACTTGGTGCCGAATTCAAATAGAATGTAATTTACCTTCTTTTCGTCAAGTAAATCGAACTCTTCATCAGATAGCAAAAATGAAAAGTCCTCATCTATTACTTTACCGTCAAAGGGTTGAAGATATAAAAAATCTCCAACTCCTTCTATGGTTATTATGGTAGAATCATCAATGTTCGATTCTTTTACCGATAATTTATTTTGATTAATCCAGTTTGATAGATTATCAGTCATATTACAATTTTCCTATTAATTCATTATTTTCAGGTAATACATTCTTAATTCGACTAGCAAAAAAATTCTTAGCCAAAATAAATACATCCCATTTACTATCAAAACCGCTAACACTTTCCAAGATTTCGATCTGTTTAATAGAAGCTAACCTTGTTAAATCTTTTTGCTCATTAGTTTTAGCGAAAGGAAGCTCTTTTTTGTAATTCAAGAATATTTTTAACAGTTGATAAACTGTGTGTAAATATGAAGAAAAATCTTTGATCAAATTAACTTCTCCTGGAGAATCCTCCTTACCTTCAGCAATAAGAGTTAAATTATCAATAATAATTCTCAATACAGAATCTACATCTCGTAATCTCAAAGTAGGAACTTCATTTTCAAATTTGAAGTCCATTTTAAAAGTCTTGGCTTGAACTAAATCGCCGTATAACTCACTATATTGATCTGCATTCTCAAATTCATCGGCCATAATTTTAGCCGTATCATTCCATTGATAAATATGCAAACTTTGAGAGTTGTGAGTCTGTGTGCCTAATTCGATTCCTAAACAAGCAGACATAATTTCAGTTAAGAAACTAAACTGAAAGACGTTCGTTGGCAGTCCCCAGTGTAAATCATTGCTACGGTTTTGAATAGTGGTAATTAATTTACCCTTACGTATTTTTAACATTACCATATCGTTACAAGGAATATCCTTGGTAGTAACTCCTAAATCAAAACTAGGATTCCAAATAGACATAACTACTTGTCTAGTATTCGGATTATCATAAAGTAATCTCAAAGCGCTAGTTACTTGATCAAAACCTACAAGGTCGCCTTGACTAGAAGTCTCGGAATGAACTCCCCAGTGTCTTAATCTAAAACCATACGGTGCATGAAAAGTTTCTCCGTTATCCGAGAATTGAGCCATGTTCTTATTAAAGAACGTCAAGAACTCAACATCTTTACGGCCTAAAGTAATCCACATAGCCTCAGCTAACAAAAAGAATATATTTATATCTCTTTTCCAACCGCCTACACATCTCTTATACGGATCAGTGATCTGAGTTTTGAAATCCAAAATTTCTTTGACGTCTCCTGCCCTACTTTTATCATTATCTAGGCTATACATCATATATTGATTAATCACTGGGTATAAGGCAGAAAATGACTCTGATTTACCTACTCCTAATTCTGGGATGAAATATTCTCCTTGATCGTTCTTTTGCATGTTATTCATATTTATGTTATTATAACTTAGGTAACTTTGTACTAATAAAAAAGAGGGTAATCTCACGACTACCCTCTTTTAACAACTTCTGTCTTTGGTATTATTTTTTGACCGCTTTTTTCAAAGGTTTAGCAGGAGCTGTTTTCTTTGCAGGAGCAGCAACCTTTTTAGTAGTTTTCTTTGGAGCTGGAGCTTCTTCCTCTTCATCCTCCTCTTCTTCTACTTCTTCAACCTCTTCTACTTTTTTGGTAGATTTTTTAGCTGGAGTTGATTTCTTGGTTTTATCCAAGTTCTCTTCCATTTTCTTGCGGTTGTCGCCTAACTTCTTGTCAATCTTGTTAACAGAAGCGGTCATTTCATCGATCAATTGTTCGATAATTTCAGCAGCTTCTTCTAAGGTAATACCTTTGATCAAAGGAGCGCCATCCCAAGATTTTTCAAACTCGATACCTTTTGCTTCAACGGCTTCCAATTTACCCTTGAATAATAATAGGTATAAGTTACAAGTGATAGTATCGTCTGCTTTCTTAGAAGCGTTTTCGATAAGAACCAAAGAACGGTTTGAATTTGTTCCTTTGTTTTTGATAGTAACTCCGGCAGATGCAACCCAAGCATAGATGAATTTATCTATTGGGAAAAGTTCGTTGAAAATATCGAACGCCTCACGATCTTCTTCATTATTTTTAGGGTCTAATTTAGTTCCTCTTTTAGAAGGAGCTTTTGCTTCTTTTTTCGAAGTTTCTTTTTTGGCAGGATTAGCCGATTTTTTAGAAGCAGCAGGAGTAACTTCTTTTTTAGCCGATTTTTTAGGGGCTGGGGCTTCTTCCACCTCTTCCTCTTCTTCGCCTTCCAAAGCAGCTTCGATAGCTTCACGGATATCATCGTCAGTCATAGATTTTTTGACGGTGATGTCAAGATCGTTTTCTTTGATGAAGGTTTTCAACTCGTTACGGTCAAGAGAAGATAAATCAAAATCTTCTTCTTCTTCAGTTTCTTCATCCTCTTCTTCCTCTTCAGGTTCTTCCACCTTTACAGGAGCCTTTTTTGCAGGAGATGATTTTTTAGCGGCAGGTTTTTTAGCAGGCTTCTCATCCTCTTCTTCCTCTTCGACTTCTTCTGCTAATTCTTCCATTTCATCTTCTTCAGTGTCTTCTTCCTCAACCTCTGGAGCGTCTTCCACAAATGATTCAGCGATTTCAACGATGGTCGAAATGTCTTCATCTTCCATTCCGTTGATACCTTCTTTGTCTAAGATTTTCAATAACTTTGGACGTGCAGTTTCTTCGTCTTTTGCTGCGATACCTAATGCTTTAATTCTTTTTGCTAAGTCAGCTGATAATTTAGTTGCCATCTTTTTTACAGTTTTATTGTTTACTATTTTTTTTAATTAACACTTTTTATTTTAATCTTCGTCTACATTATATGTAGAGAATGTTTGATTACTTTTTAATAAATCATCGCCGTACTTGCTAATTAAGTAGCTTCTTTGATATTCTATTATATCTGCTACGACAAACGGCTCATCTCCATTTTTCAAAACCTCTTTACGATCTATTTTTTCTTGTTCGTTGCTGAAATAAACTTTGGTAAGAATAGTTGTACTGTAACCTCTGAGATATAAGGAAAAAATTGAACGCTCTTTTCCAGTCAGTCCCTCCAATAAATCTATACCTTTTAACACAAATACATTTTCATTGGGACGAACATCTGTTTCAGTTTCTATTCCAAAATCATAATTAATGTCATCGATTCTTATTTTATGATTTTCCCGATCAATATATTTCATTATATCTTTCGATTTATTAGAACAAGCAGCTTCAAGATAATACTTAATTGGAACTGGTTTAGCATATCCTTCGTTTTTGTACTTATTCCAACGTCTACCGTATGCTTTAATTGAAGAGAATATTTTGATTTTGAATTCCTGAAGAAGGTCTTCATATTCATATGAAAGTTCCTCGTATGAATATATTTTATTAGCATATTTCTTTGCTAGATATTCATATTTTTGGTATAGTTTCTCAGACATTTTCATCTGTTTCAATTTTTATTTACGGTTACTTGTTTCTTTACATTAGTAAAGGTAGAAACTATTTTGCAAACGGCAAAATATTTTTAAAAATATTTTAAAAAAAAATTTGTCCTGCCCAAAGAATACAATTTAAATGTGGTTCTACGAACAGGACTTTATTAAGGGGGAATTTTATTTATTATAATATTCTACAAACTTGTTCTTTTTCGGCTGTTTCAAAGATTTGATTCTCTAAAGAATAAAGAGTCAATTTACCGTCCGAATTAACTTGATCTAAAAGCCATACTTCTCCCCTAAAGGAAAACTCATTGCCTGTAGCGTAATAATTATGAAGATCGTTATCCGATAATTCAAATTTAGGTTTACCATTCCTATCAAACAATTCTCTATTTATTTTATTCAATAAAGAATCGCTATTAAAAATACTATCTAATTTATTTCGCTTAGCAATAGAATTAATCTTTTCAAATTTATGATCCATTACTCTTTGGTAATACGCTTTGTCTTTTGGAGAATAATAAATACTTTTCTTAAATTTTGCTATTAAATACTCCCTTTGAATCACAGCATAATATTCAGCTGGCGATAAATGCCTTGTTTTATCCATCATCTCTCCTTATTTTTTCAATTTACCTATAACATCTGTATTGAAGTCTCTTGGCTTGTACAATCTACTAAACACTTCTAATGCCTCCTCTTGAGTACATTCATCAATGTCCTTCTTATTTGTATAGGTAATAGTTGTCAAGAATGATTTTTCCAATTCTAGTCCATACTTTTTTATGTCCTTGATAGCATCGAAGTCGTATAACAAAACAACATTCGTCACTCCTTTGAAGATTAATTTCTTTTGTTGAACGTCACTTATCTTTTTACCAAAAGTACATACGCATTTTATTTCATCATTTCCCCAAAGATTTAAAAATTTATCAACCGCTATTTTATCGAATATACCTTCAACAAGAATCACAGTCCTAGTCTTCCATTTCACTATTTCGTCATATCCAAATAATAGCTCTGAGAAAGCGGTTCCGATACTGTTATTGTATCTTAATTTTTCTTTTGGTACTTTTTTAGATCCATATCTCCCCAAGAATCCTCTAATGACTCCATTATCAAAAATAGGTATTAATACGTAATTTTTAAATTTAGACATTAAAGTCGTATAACCTATATTGTAACGGATACAATCTTCATCAGTTATGCCTCTATTAATTAAATAGGAAGTTGCTAAGCGAGGTTTCCAACCCACGGGCATTAATACCTTAGGCAAAGGTACTAACTCATCAGATTCATTCTCTATTTCTTTTTCAATCCATTCTCTTAAAGATGTAATAGTATCTTTATCTAAAACAGTTGCGCCCCCTATTAAGTATGTCTTATCAAGATGTTTTAATAATTTATATATACTACCAAATTCGCCACACTTCTTACAATCCCAAAGTTGAGATTCTTTGGATATATAAAAGTGCTCAGGTTTTCCGCAAAAAGGACAATCGCATATGTATTGTCCTCGGCGGTTGAGTTTAGGATTTATTAACAAATCTAATAAATCCCCCTCGTCGATCTTTTTTACAATTTTGCTTTTCTTTTTCATTATGCAGCTTCATCTTCTCCCCAATCCATTTCTAATGTTCTCTTTCTATCATAGAATCTACCTCTAGAGAAGTTATTACAAATGTGTATTGGGTCTCCGCTCTTATAATCACGTAACTTATCAGTATGAAGTCTCATTGTTTCTTCTTTATGCTCGTCACGTGTTTGGTTAATAGTTATAAATATATCAAAAGGTCTAATTTTACCCTTATCTTCACTCAGATTAGCGCGAGTAATAACAAACTCAGGATCATTCTTTTGTTCATCTCCTATACTACTACTTTGTGTTGCTGTATGAACTACGGCATTAAATTCCATAGCTAACATTTTACAACCTTTAGCTAGTTTTGCTTGTCTGAAACGCTCTTCGCCTGGAGAATAATTATGACCGTCACCGACTTCCATTAGTTCTAAATAGTCAATAATTATAACATCTATTTTACCGTGAACTTTTTCCATTTCTCTCAATTCACGATATATATCAACTAAAGTCTTGGCATTAAAACTTTCTTCAGAAGATACTATGATATCTTTCTTTTTCAACTTTTTCAGAACCCTACGAGCAATATCCATCTTTTTATCGGATATATCACCTACTTTAACATTTTGATAAAGCTCTCCAGTCCAACAAGCATCGTAACGATTTAAACATTGCTCTCTAGTACCTTCTAACTGAAAGTGAGCAACTCTTTTACCTTGCCTAGCAGCAGATACTCCTACATGAACCAATACTTGAGATTTACCAGCTCCCGAATCTCCTAACCAAAGTACACATTCTCCAGTTTCAGGACCACCGTTTTGTCCTCCTAAACGATAATCTAATTCATCAATCAAAGTGGGAACCTTAAATCTTAAATTCCAATCTTCTGATTTTCTTCTGACTTGTCGCTGTTCGAAATCGGCGAATACAGTCTCATGTTTAGCAGTCTGAATAGAAAACTTACCGAAATCTTCAGCATACTTAACAAAAGTATCATACGCTTGATCTTTTTGACCTCTATTATATAAATCCGCTATTTTATCATTAGCTTCCAAAAACTTCATCTTTTTAATGAAGGATTCAAAAGTTTCTAATAAACCATCATACGTTTCACCCTCTTCTACTTCTACATCGGCAATATCCCCCACTAAATCTAACACGCTATCGTTTTCTAAGAAATGTTGTTGGAGTTGACCTAAAGTAGGTATTCTCCCAGTCTTATCATAACGACCTACAACGTATTGCCATAGTTTCTTTTCAGCTTCTACTTGAAGAAAAGAAAATTTCAAATATTGCTTTACAACGTCCATTATAGGTCGTTTATCTAAAGCTCCAGCAATTAATTCGACAACAAAATTACTACTTAAAGTGTTATCTTTGGCCATATCCTCTCTTTATATAAATTTTAGGGTACTCTTGTTCCAAGAGTTTTTTACATTCTGTTTTATAAATACATTGTACGCATAGCGAACTCTTATGATGATATAAAGTGGTATTAGCTATACACCAAACAAATCCTCGGTTCTGATTATGATACTTTTCTTTGAAGTCTTCCTCTACAGGTCTTATACTTAATACTAACTCTGGAATAGAGGTTTTTCGTTTGACGGTATTAATGTTATGATTGGTTTTTAAACCGATACGAGTTATGTGAACGTTAGTAGCTATATCGAACTTGCTCCAACGCTCTATAGCCGATTTACCGAATATCCAGTTAAATCTTACCGAACGACTATAATCGACGTCAGTACCGTCATTAAACCAACTTTGTATACCATACTGAGCGAACTTCCTAACAAATTCCTCACCTATTCTATCGCCGTATTTATCCATAAAGTAATTCCAGCTAGCAACATCAGCATCGTTACAGCGATAATTAACTTTTCTTTTGGTTACTTGTTGTAATAGGTCAATAAACAAATCAACGGCGTACCGAAACAACCGTTGTCTTTTACGATTACTCATTAAATGTTCTATCTTTTGAAAACCATTTTTTAATCCATATTTCTAGGGTATCGAAGCAATCATCTACACTAACATCTAAAACCCCAACATTCTTTTCTCCTATCGCTTCGATATAGGTATTAAACCGTGTTTCGCTATGAACCGATAAGTAAGCATCATATACATCCATGAAATCAATTATCAGACTTCTACTCTTAGAATCGGTATGTCCTAAAACACGACCTTTCTTTTGAATAGTATTAGCATCTTCCAACCCTCCATTAACATTTATCAATACCTCAACCTCTGGAAGCGTTACACCTTTTTTGAATATCCCAGAAGCTAACAACGTACCGCCTTCGCCCTCTAGAAAATTGTTCTTTGCTAACTCTCTCTCATGCCCCTTACTCGCTCCGCTTATAAATTGTATACCAGTAAGCTCAGATAGTTTTAAACCATGATCTACACTTTGGAAAATGACTAATGTTTTAAGCTTTAACCGATCTAACATAGATAAGATTCTACATATAATATTATTACGAAGTTCATTGTTATAAATCAAATCTCGCATGAAACCTAGATAATCATTATTCTCATTGATACCTTCATCATATTCAATATCATTATGATCCATAAATAACATGAATACTTTATAATCAGTCAATACATTCCTACTTCTCAAATCTTTTTCCGATATATCATATATAACATCTCCGCTCCAAGCCTGCAACTTTAGATTCTGAAGGAAAGCCCCCGAACGATAAGGAGTTGCTGAAAGACAAAGTAAATATTCCATATCTTTCGATTTAGCATAAATGGCATATTTAGCATTAGAATAATTGTCATGTATCTCATCTACGCAAACAAATAACATTTCCCTCAAGAACTTAGTTAATTCACGTTTCTTCTTCCTATCATTACAACGCTTCGATAAAGTGCTTTGCACCGTTTGTATCATCGCAACAGTCAATCTCTTGGTTGTATCTATTTTACCATTACGAATCTCTCCAATTTCTATGCCTCCGTATGGTTCAAAATATGATTTGAAATCTTTAACCGCTTGATCAAACAAAGTAGTAGAATCTGTATAAAATATAATATTACCACTTTCTTCCGTATCTAATACAATTCGAAAGATTTCAGAAGCTATGAAGGTTTTACCTCCTCTGGTAGGTACCTTTATAATTCCAAACCGTTTCTTGAAGAATGCTTCTACAGCTTTCTTTTGATGTATGTATTTACCGCTCATTCTGTCATCTATCGCTACACCCTCTGGAAAGGAGAATTCATAATCAGTCAATTCGTAACTAACATTATGAGTGCGAAGATAACGTTCAAGTATTGGGATCATGCCAATAAAAAAATTCATTTTACTTTTATCAAACTTCTTGACTTGAGATGTAGCGTATTCATCAGGATTCTCGAAAGTCAAAGCGGTTGCTACGTGTCGAATACCATCTTTCGACGACAACTTGAAGCTGTAGTGGAAATTATCAACTCGGATTAACTTTACAACTGGTTTCATATCAATTGAATTTACATGTGCTTTAATTTATTATATTTTACTTGGGTTAATAGGATACAGAGAAGTTTACCCCCTCTCATCCCCCTAGAGATGAAATCATAAATTTACTTACTTGGGTACGATAGTCGGCAGTTGTCAGAAGTTTACCCCTCATTATCTTAGTCCAGAGCTGCCTCAATTGCGTTACTGGTTATACGGTCACGCTACTGTTATAACTTTGAATTAGGGATATTATATAGTGATATTTACATGACTGCTAACGACATTTTATATTCTTATTGTCTTACTATTTCATATCTATATATCAAAATAATAGGGAACAAACGCAATGGTCTATTCCCTATTCGATGGACAACTGAGAATTATGAATCTTAACTTTCTATAGTTTGAACACTAACGTCGCATACTTGAAGTGTCCAAACTATAGGCTATATAACGTATTGTTTTATTTTATCTAAAGGATCAATTTCTTCAATTGAAATTATTCCTTCTTTATAATCTGCAACTTGTATAAAACCAGTAGTTTTATTTATGCAGTCGCACCCTAGTTCAACAGTTATTTCTACAGCATCTTTAGGATTGCATTTTTCTAGTTTTTTAATTAATTCTTCAACAGTCATCATAAAAGTATAAATTATGTTATCTATATACAACAATACCCTAATAAAAAAGCATACCGTCAGGATAAGCCCCGACGACACCCTGTGTATTAAATTTATTGAGTAATATTGTTAATTTTAAAATCGATCCCACTCACTTTGCTTTTTATCAAACTAATAGCTGATAATGCCCCACTTGTTGGAGTATAACTTCCGCTGACTGTTTTTAGAGTTAAAATCTTAGTAGTGTTGGCTGAATCGTATGTTTTAGCGGAATTATCTATTAAAAAATTATCCAAATCAGTTTCAGTTAAGAAGATTAAATCAGATCCTAGTAGCATCCTAGTTTTTGATGAACTAGTAGTGCTATATGTCAATCTAGATTGTCTGTTTCTTATTTTAGAAGTATATCCCGATTCGACATAATCTCCATTAACAAGGTAATTGATATTATTACTTAATTTACTCAAATCACCAGTTATTTTAAGTCCAACTAACCTTAGCTGTCTTGATCCACTCATCGATATAGTGTTTAAATTTTCTATATTACACTCAAAATCTGCGGGGCCGTTTATAGCAAACGTAGTAGAAGCTGTAACTGACGAATCTTTAAACTGTGTTAAATCGTTAATATAGGTACCTCCTTTTGTCCATATAACGCTATATGGGTTGGGTTTAAATTTAGACAAATCGGCAGTTAATAAACTATCGTTCTTTTGCCATACCCTATAAAAATTAAGTCCAGTATTAGCATCTAAAAAATTAGATATATCTCCCCTTATTTCTCCAAACTCTGCATGCAGTCGGGTAATTGACGAAACTCCTGAAATACTGCTAATATTAATAATTGCGGACGCATTATCTAGATTAGTGTTTAAATTATTCAATAGAAATGACTGCGAAGCACCAATCTTAGTTAGATTATATTTATTTTCTATTTTAACATCAAATGTTCTACTTTCGGCAGTTGAAGATTTAAACCTAATAATGTTATCCCCAATTTCAGAAGTTATTTCGGCACCTATTATACCCCCAGAACTATCACAAAAATAAGAATCGGGAGAAGATATAGTAAGTTTAGTTGGACTAGAAAAGCCTATACTTAACCTATAAATATCTGTGCTAGATGTTGTAATTGAAAATAAACCTTGATTTAATTTTATCAACCCCGGCATTGTACAAATACCATTTAATTTTATTGTTACTGTTGCCATAATTATATACCAAAAAGTGTTTTAAAAATTGAATCAACGTCAATACCATATCCAAAATTGAATTGCGTAAATGCTATTCTACCGCTAAATGTATAACTACAATACATGTTACCATTATATATTTTAGCTATTGGTGAATCCCAGCTGGATGTCAGTTTAGCATCTATGGCCAATACAGACCTATTTAATGCAGTATAATCAATTTTAGCTATGTATGCGTTATTTCTATTTGTACTATACGCGTTACTTAATAGATACAAAGTGTTGTATTGATCTTTGATAAAAGACATTCTACTACCTTGCTGCGGGATTTTAACAAAATCTACCCAAGTATTTGAAACTAAGTCTAACTTTGCTAATACTCCATCTAAATAATAATTGTTATTAGTAGGTAAAGTTATACCGCTTACAGTGTCACTCCGATACATCTGCCTTACAGCCATGTATAAATTATTGTCATTTATAATGGTAGCCGACTCAAATAATGGGTCAATAGGCAAGTCGTTTGATACTTTAACTATTTCATAATTTATAAAATCAGAAGTCTTGATAACGATAGGGTAAATAGTGTAATGCCTAGTAACTGTACCATAATACATTCCATCTGAATGCAGGTTTAATGTAGTAGAAATACTTATTTGACCAGTTGTATTTGCATTTCCTGTAACGCATTCAGGGTAATAGTTTGATAAATTGGCAAAATTTAACTCATACCAAGACGCATCTTTTTTGAACTTACAAACACTATATGGCCCTAATGTCCCATTACTGATAGAGTACGTTGTTTTTATTATAGTCTGCTTATTAGCTGTAGGACTGTCTAATGTGCATGTCATCCAAATATGAACATTATCCCCAATAACTTTTACATTTGCTTGCCCAGTACCTTCTCGTATAGGCCTACCGTCAACTACGTTTCCGTTTTCAGCTAAGTCAATATATGTTACTGAACTCATATTCGATATATTGAATATAGCTAGTCTGACATGGTTTAAAGCCTGTGTACTGTCGTCTGCCGAATGACTACCAATAGCTGTAAATACCAGGTACACATTACCGCTCGCATCTAAATCCCATTGCGCGTCATGGTGCCTATACTCATTAGGATATTTAACGGCATTTAGTGTTGTTTGGAATGTAGGGTTTTGCAAATCTTTTTTTATGGCTAAAGAGTTCGCGTATCTTTTAAATATATCCTCACTAAATGCATTAGATAGATTATTTAAAAAATATCCTTTATTAAAATACAACTTAGAATACCTGTTGTCGGAAATCTTTTTATTGTCGATAACTGTATTCTTGGTTACCTCAAAATCCGATCCTAGAGAATTTAATTCACTTATAACAGATTGTAAATTATCTGCCATTTCACTATCGCAATCATACGTCGTTCCGTCATATCTTTTGCCCCAAAGTAAATTATAATCTAAGTCTACTAAGGCATATAAAAATTCATCGTTAGATATAATAGATACCAAACCTAAAACTGGGTCATCCTCTATAATATCTACTCTCTCTTTTACTTCTGTAACCTTATTTTGACTCATCGCATCCGTAGTACTGGTACCATAGTCGTTTGCAATTGGCGCACTAGGCAAAGGCACACTGCTTCCTAAGCCCCAGGTAGTACCGGTCCACCAGTTAGAATTGTCGTTTGTTTCGGGCGCTAGCCATGGAGTACCAGTTGCTACAGGAGGTTCAGCTGCCGTTCCGTTAATAAACCAACCTTGAACGCCGCCCATTTCGGCAGTCCTATTAAGTGGACCTGGTCTTAGAATAGTGGGAGACGAGGAGGAACTACCTCCATTTACAGGTTTTATTTTATGGTTTATATCTGTATATAACAAATTATTCCAACTTCTAACACCGTCTCCAACCTTCATTAGCCCCGTATCTGTTTCTAATCCTAATTCACCCTCAGAAAGAACTGGATTGAAATCCTTCCAACGTTCAAAAGTATCTCTGCGAAATTGTACTTTGTCTGCCATAATTATTTGTTGTTTTATTTTTGTAATTAATCTCTATCCTTGAGCGTTACCGCAATCTATTTCTCTAGAACCTCCATATTGAGTATCAGCTCTACCGCCGTCAATAATTCTACTATCAAGAGCATACAACTTCATTTGAAGTTGCCATCTTGGATCGCCATTTTCATCTCTTTCCCAACTGTATATAGCGTCTTCACTAGGAGTTGTTTCATTATGTACAGAAACTACCTCTCCGACTCTTATTTTCTTGTTATCATTACCGATAGGAACATCAACATCAGCGTTCATATCAGATACAGAAGCATATGTTTTACGAATCTGTAAACTGTAGAAAAAGTCAGCTTGGGCTGCTGAACTTATAATATTGGTCGGTACAGCTTCTGCAGACCAATACTCCATATTCCACATCAAGATGACTAGACTAGCTTCCATCTCTCCGTTTGATATAGTTATCGGCAAACCATCTTGACCTATAAAATTAGTAAATTGAGTTGTCCTATCTTGCGCTACACCTGCCAAATATGTGACCCTAGCAGTATCTGGTTGAACAGGAACAGTATCTGGTTGAGCTACTCCTACGAGGGTAGAAGATGAAATCAATTCAACTCTACGAACGTAATCAAGCAAACTCAATGCATAATCCTGATGTTTATCAGGTTGAATCTGAGTCCCATTAGGTCTCCCCATAAGGGTGCTTATGATCTTCAGTCGTGTATCTTCGTAACCGCTCATTTGATTAATTTATTATTCTTCAACTAAATTATAACTGATTATCAATTCAACTTCTTCAACATCTTCTAATACTTTTTTATCTTTCCAATCTTGAATCAATTGTTCATTAGTTCTGTAACTACTACTTTTAATAGATCGTTGAACCCAAATGCCCACTCCTTCTCCAGGTTCTAACCGCTCCGCTATAACTACAGAATTATCTTCCTTATTCTTAAATTGACCAGAAAATGTGGCTGAAAAGGTCTCTTCAGCTATATAAGAACAATTTAATGGAGTTTGTAAATATAATTCATCTCGACGCTCTATTTTATACGTCATTTCAGATAATCTTTTGATCATATAAGTATCATCCTCATCAAAGGCTTTTTCGAATGATTTCCAAGTGCCTTCGACTCCTTCCTCTTCTACGGTCACAACTACATTAAACGGATAAATAGCAATGCTCTCTCCGCTTTTAGCAGGGCTTATAACTTTCATCTCTACTGCAGCACGGTAAAACGAAGCATTATGAAACTCGGACATCATGGGTTCTTGATATCTATTGCCTATAGATTCCATGACCTTTTCTTCTCCTAAACCTACAGCAGAGATTTTATAGAAAGATAAATTGGTATCATCAGATACCAATTTCAATTCTACTCCAGTTACAGCAGTTTCAAATTTATTTATCAAAGCTATAGCAATGGTTTCTTTTTGCCTCTTTTCTATGGTATAAGAAGACACTAAATCAAATAATACATTGATAGCCCCATTCGGTACTGGGGTAGATGAAACATAACCGCCTAAACTATTATTAGGGTCGGATTGCGGATTATCGTTGGATTTACTCAATGAATGTTGAGCTCCAGTTAAAAATAACATCATAACTATGAATAATTTCTTTGTTTCTCTTGAGGTTGAATATCTGTAATGTTGATATCTAATTGCGAATCTCCTAATGTCTCCAATTGACCTTTTACATTTTTGAATTGAGCAACTTGTAATTTTTGAAAAGGATAAGTTACTCCACTGCCGTCATCGATCAATCTGTATCTCAATCTAAATTTAACAATGTCTTTAAAAGCAGTAGGAGATACATCTTTATAATATACGCTTACTGGCATTCTCATTTGATTATTAAATACCGATTGTTTAAAACAAAAAGGAATAGTCGTTTGATCTACGTTATCGTCCACGGTAATCTCAAATTCAATGCTTCTGAAGTCGGGTACTATTACAAAAGAATCGCCATTGCCAGAATTGAAAATAGAGCTATCAAAATTATTAATATATAGCATTTTATTATCATTGCTATCTATTTTCATATATCTCATGTTTCCTTTATTCAAGAATAACCAACCCTTGAACATATCGTCTGGAACGTCTAAAGTTTGCAGGAAATTACAAGTACCAGTCAATATATTTATTGAATTTGAATTTGAATTATTTATCACTTCATAAGATAATACCGTATATCCGCATTCAAATATAAATTCAAATTGAGCTCCATTTACATCCACTCCTACCGTATTAACGCTCAATAAACTTACCAAAGGATCAACTCCAGGACTTGAAGAATTAGTATTTTGAGAATAGGGATCATTAAACATGTATCTAACTCTTTCATCAACAATAGATATGGCGTTATTAGCGTCAAAAGTGATACTAGCAATAATGAATTCATTTTCAGCGACTACTGGCCTATCAGCCGAATCAACAGCTTTAATGTTATAAGAATCGTATTCATATATCATTTTATTTTCGGCGGTCGGAATAAATCCTGGAGTGAAAGTTCCTATAACTGAATATTTCACATTTGATTCTGCTGTGAAATTACCCGATAAAAGAGCATTATTATCGTTGGTAACTTTAACTACTTCGTATTCACCTATATTGATAGAAGATTCAAATTTTATTTTTACAGGGAAATTCGGCTGTCCTCTAAGTACTTTAGTAAATTCAGTTGAGTTACCTACAATTGAACCATCAGCGTTTATATTAATCAAACCTTTTTCGATGTTAGAAACATTTCTAGAAAGAACTAACCACCTTTTTGAGTTTGTATTATTAATTATTAGTTCAATTCTAGAATCTAATACAATGCCCTCTAAAGATGAATCGAAAGCTAAACCAGGGTTAATATAAACAGTATTAGCAGTACCAGGTTTCAATGATACTTTGAACCCGTCATTATTGGTATTTTTAACTATACCGTAACCCTTAATGAATGATTTACAGAGTCTAATATATCCATCCTCTTTTAAGAATTTCAACATGTTATTTAACTCATTAACCTCCAAAAAAAGGTTGTCGCTTATTTTCAATTTAGACATATTTTTAAAAATTACTCATGAACACAAGAATATCTGTGGTATTATAATTTAACAGATACTTTTCTATAATATCTGTAATTTGTTCTTTTGTTTGACTATTATTGTTATTTCTAACATAAGCATAGAAAATGCGAGAACTTTGTATGAAACCAAGACTATGAGAGTTTTCGGAACCGTTTTTCAAAGGTAGTATATTAGTTCCCCTAACTAACGGCCTTATCTTATAATCCCAAATATCAATTTGTACTGAAGTACCTCCGGTGAGCAATATTTTTGGTAATATATATTTTGTAAATCTATTATTAAAATGTAAATTATTGCCTACTCCTATATTAGTTTTGGGATAATTATAAATATTCATAGTTGAATAAGAATGAATTATACCTCTAACATAATACCATTCCCCTCTTTTAAACATGCTTATAGCAGTATCAAAAAAGCGTTCACTAACAGAATCGCCGTTAGGAACAATAAAACTATCATTCAATTTATTTTTCAATTGGTCAAAACCCTCTACTCCGAAAAATAAATTACCTCCCAGAGATAATACACTGTTTGCTTTGATTCTGAATGTAATTTCGTAATCCATAGCGGAATCAACCTTGAATAGTTTTTCTTTGACTCCGAAAGTGAATGAATCATTAACTCTACCAAATCCAGTAGAAGATTGATTATCACTAGAAGAAAGCCGAACTATTCGTTTACCATCTTCTTCTAATAATACAAAATTAGATGAATTAGTTGAAGAAAGAAAGTATTTGGAAATATCAGAAAAATCTTCCGTATTATCAGGAGTCTTATTTAATTTGAATGATCTAGCAGTCCCCCGATATAAAGGAGAAGATTGTTCCATGCACCATCCTGTTTTATGAAGAGGTATATATTCATACAATAATTCGTCTCCAATTTTACTCCTTAATAATCTAATAAATTCTCCATCTATTTGAGCTACTGATCCGTCGGGCATGATATCACCTTTTCTTTTGAATATCATATCAGTACCTCTTTTTCTTATTTCATCATAAAAATGTTGAGATAGGTATTGGAGTTCTTCAAGAGTAATAGTAGATTCATCGAAATACAATCCATTTTGTCTTACATACTCTCTCAATAAATCAAAGTCATCGTTGAAATTTTCAAAACGCTTGAAGAATCTAATAATAAGCGAAAAGAATCTTGCTACCGAGAAAAATAAATCTATGTAGTCTCTATCATCTATATCGTCAGAATTTTCTGCTCTATCGAGATAATTGGGCACTATGCCTCTGTAATATAACTTCTTAAATAAGTTTATTTCTAACTTTCTAAATTCGGGCGTATTAATGATGCCTGAAAAGATGCTAGAATCAATTGTAGGGGCGACGAACTCTATGTTTTCCCTAGAGCCGAGAAAGTCAATGTTAATAAATTCTACAAAACCAGAAGTATCTTGACCTATACGAGTATAACGTATTTGAATAGTAAATCTACCATCTGAAGTAAACACTCTTTCAGATAAATTGGAAGAATTAAGTTCATTCCATTGAGTCCAAAATATATCATCTATTGACACACGGAACTCTTTCGTCACATTGCGATCGGGCGTTAAATTATTCAAATTATCTTGGTAATCTTGTAAGGTGATTTTACCAGACATTTCTGGTCTCACGTTAACAAGAATTGAATCGCCTACGTTATATATTTTGTTAGAATTAATCATTTTCGTAAATCAAATCTTCAGAATTATCTTTATAGTATTTGTTAGCATCATCAGATGTAGTTTCTATGACTAAATTACCATCTTTATCTAGATAACCAGCTTTCGAACCAGAATGAGATAATATCAATTCCCCCTCTTTTCCTTTGACTAAATTAATTTCTTTAGATTCTTGTAATACTTCTGACTTATAAATTTCAGGATTGGTAGTACCATCTGTATTAACGTCGAAAAAACAAGAAACGAGGAAAGTGCCATCTTTTGACACTTCCGTTTGAGTTTTAGTATGAGTTTCTGTAATCATTATAAAGTCATTAAAACTGTTGATTGAAACGATTCATCTGGCTCGTTAGGATAATAGAAATCACTCAATATTCCTTCATTATCTTCTAAGATATTTCCGTCCAAATCTCTCAAAATAAAACCTCTTATCCTGGGTAGTTGATATCTTGGAACATTTATATCAGATTGAGGGAAAAAGTGAGTATCTGGAACGTATCTGACGCCGTCTACGTTTTTAACTGCAAATAGCAAATTTTCCCATTCTACCTTATCTCCATATTTCCAAAAACGATAATCAAACAACTTAGACATCTGAATTTGTATTTCCCTTCTAACTCTATCTTGATCGTATGATGGATCAATATCAACTCTAAATTCTACATCCACTAATAACCAATTGACATTATTCAATTTTAAGGCATAATCAGTATCAGTTCTTAGCAGCTCCGACAAAGATAGATATTCCTCAGATAATGAAAGTATCTCATTAAATTCATCTTCTGAGAAGTCTTGTCCGTTAACAGAAACTACTATCAAATTTAATTTACCGTCAGAATCAATACCGCCTTTATGTACTCGTAAAACATTAGAGTTTATTTTCATAAAAATTTGCTCTAAATAAGAAAGAGTTGTTCTTGCTAGTTGATTAACACTTTCTTTTATTCTCATTCGGAATAAATCGTCATCTTCATTATCTCTTCCTAGTATAGCCCTATATTCATTGGTACATGAAATATGCCCTTCAGGAATAGGGTTGACTCTATTAACAGATAATGGATCCACGTTAGTTAACAATCCAGATTCATTACACCTAACCTTAGCATAAGCATAACCATTAACTCCAATGACAATGTCTTCTTCTAAAGAAAAAGTCATTCCAGAAGAACTTGTGAATTGCTGAACATCTTTCAAATAAACTGTTCCTACGTCTCCGATCAATCTTAAAAAAGTAGTACTGGATGCTGCAGCAAATCGAGGAGCTACGCCCCTTAAACGAGCTAATTCATCCAAATAAACTCCGTAAGAAGTATCTGGAAATATATGACCTTCAACTACAGCTTGATTTACTAGAGCTTTTTGTCCAGTTTTAGCGCAACCAAAAGCTATACCATTCAATACCGATTCTTCAGATATATCATTGACCTTATCTGTTTTATTCAAGAAGATTTCTAACCACATCTGCTTGAGCTCTTGTATAGGTGTAATTTTTGTTATCATTATATTGTGACTTTACGTTCTGTTTTATAATCGTATTTAGTTTTAATATCAACAGTTACCATAATTGAACCATCTACAAAATCAAAATTTGAAACCGATATATATTGAAATAGATCGTTTTGCAAAAATGTATTTTGTATATCGGTTATTAAAGCAGGATATGAAAATGTTTTAGCGGTAACGCCATTAAATAAATTCAAATTTTTACCAAATAACATATTTTCTGGTACGTCTCCCCGATTAAGAGTTAACAGAATACTGCATTTCTGTTCTATATTATCTTGGTAATATTTAATGTCTAAATCATTATCAATAAATTTTATCTTTTTAGCAATGTCTTTACCATAAATCCTCTTACCTATAGGCTGATCTAAAATAGTAGTAACTACAACGTCCGTTCTATTATTTACAAGCACGTCTATAGGAGATAGTTTATCAATTTCCCAATCGTCTTCATTTAAATCGTTATTTAGCATAATACCAATCCAATCGGTATTATCATTATTCATTTGTTTTACTGAATTGGCTAAATCTTCTGCAGTTCTAAATCCTCCGATAGAAGAAGAAACTTGTATATATGGTTGATATCCTCTTTTAGTCAAAGATGTTCGTCTGAATTTGGGTAACTTATTTATTTTCTCAATAGTATTATTCAAATCATCTATTGATTCCATTAATTCCCAATATCCACACGTTGAAAATTTATTAGCAAAATTCTTGAATTGGGCCATTACCACTTTACACTCAGAAGTTAAGTATTTCAAAGTGGTTAAGTGTATATTATCAATACCCTCAATTTCTCCTGAAAAGTATTGATTGACGAACGGATAGGAATCGTTCATGAAATCTCGATACTTAGTCAGAAAACTAATGAGAGGATATTTAGTCACTCTTTCAAATTCTATGATAACTGAATCTAACATAATTAAAAATTAAGACTTCTTGTTATATCGTTAAGTACCCTGGTTAAATTCTTTGATATTGAATTAGCGGCAACATTAGTTAAAAATTTAGCATTTTTGTTGCTAATAACGCTTCTTTTGACCGCTTCTGCGGGGGCTACCGCCTTCATATCTAAGGAATAATACCAAAGCATATTATTTTCCGTACTCTGTGAATATGAATCCAAAGTAGCTTCTACAATATAAGAAGTATTGAATGCATAATTATTAAAAACCAAAACGCAAGGACGTTTATTATCATCTAATTTCCAAGAAGCATCTATCATAGATTTAAGCATCTTTATCAACCCATAACCAGTTTTTATCAAAGATGATTCACCAAATGTATTAATACCTAAATTTCCTCCAAAAAATGGAATAACTGATACATTTTCAACCTCTTTATTACCCAAAACTAATCGGAGTTTTCTGCCAAAGGTACCCTGTATAGAAATATCTCTTGGAACAAAAGTGCTATTAAAAACGCTACTTATACCAGTGTTTGTTTTAGTTATCGTTACTATTTGAGAACGGCTTTCTAACATATTATTAGGCATAACAGAAAGAGTCATGAAACCTTTAGTATTACCAGAACTATCTAATAATTCCAAAGAACACATGTAAAACTCTATATTGTCTGGGGCTAAAGTGTGTAGTGCCGCTCGCCCTACAGTTTGTAGAACAGATAAAGCATTTTCTTTGACGCTATTAACTGTATTTCCTAAGATATTCGACATTAGACTTTAGTTTGATAAATTAATAACTGGTATTAAACTGGTATAGCATTCAATAAAGATTTAGTGCTTGTTATAACTCCGATTAAATCCATCACTATACTAGGTAATTGAAACAATATATCTATGGCAGAAGAAATTAATTCAACCATTAAATTACTTAGAGTTTTCAACATACTTAATAATGTATTTTTCTTTTGATTATTTTCTACAACAAAATATAATGGATTAGGAGTAGATGTAGCAGTTCCAACCGTTATAACGGATGGTATAACATTGGAAGCAGTCGTTGCTGTAATAGCTACAGACATAGTAGATAGACCATCTTTTACAGCAGAATAATTACTTTTTATGACGCTTATACTTTTCTCTACCGAACTTCTAGCGTCTCCATAATAATATGAAATAAGATTATTTTTAGCTTCTTCTCGATCTTCTGGATTTTGTATATTATCTAATTGTTCTTTGTATTTTATATTAACCATGTTATCAACTACAGAATCAAAATTTAATCCTGGTATTGTAACTACGCCGTCGCTATTTATTAAATCATTCATAGCGTCTTGCATTTCTTTTATCGTTGCCATGTTAATCTAAGTTTGATATTTTAGATAAAAAAGTATTCAATTTAGACGATATTGTCTTAAATACAGCTGAATTTATGGGGGTTCCGCTTATTCCAGTAGGAGTAGGAACTGTTATTTTAGTTATTGCATTTATTAGGTCTTTTAAAAGAGATTCCAAAGTATCTCCAAGAACCATGGGCTCTGAACCTTCGTTATGATTTATAGTTTTGCTAACTAATTTCAAATTATTTTCGTTGCTAATAATTTCATTTTCAAATTCGTCAATATATTTTAATCCAACGCCTATTTCATAAGTAAGAGAACATTTTTCTTTACCCTCTTCTTTTACTAACAAAGTAGTCTTTTTATTAGATTCTAATATTATCTCATTTTCAGATTCTAATTTTATTACATTATCGCAAGATAAATTTATAACAGAATCTCTGTTTTTAGAATTGACTTTTATGTTTAAATTAGCAGGTTGAGATTCATCCCCTATAATATTTATATCAATTTCTGAATTTTCTCCGTCTACGCATATTTCAACATTGCGTTGTTCCATGCCTCGACTTATTCTCCACTTATGTTCTCCAAGTCCATAATAATCTCCTTGTTTTCTAAGAGAAGCTACAATTACAGGTAAACCAGACATAGCGTCTCTTACCCAAACAACTGGAGTACCTCGACTATCATCTACAGGAAATTGTATATTTTCTAATACGTTTGTAGGACAGTAGACGCCATTAAAAAAACCATACCCCATTCCTCCGCTTATACTTAATGTAGAAGTCCTATAGCAATCATTTATATATTGCTCTCTATCTTTTTCGACTGGTACTACAACAAACCCTACGCCTGCTGAGCCTACTCCAGTATCTAACTGATTTATGCCCAAGAAATCGTCTTCCATATTATTTATTAATATTTTCCCAAAAAACTTGTTGTTTACTCATGAAGAACCCAAAAGAATCTACATTTACTTTCCATTTTGATATAACTTCTCTCCAATTAGCCGAATCTACACTGTTTATATCAAAATTACCAAAATCTATGATATTGAAATAACTCATGATTTTACCGCCTATTTCTTTACCATAAATATAAGCAGGATACATTCCCCTAGATACACTTAATGTAGTTGTCCTGGAAGCTCCTCCTGTTGATACTTCGAAACTATTACTTACAGAATCTACATAAAAAACTTCGCCAGAAGTATGTAATATCAAAGTGCCTCTTTTTATTCTCCTATCGCCATTCCTCAAAGTAATAGTGCCTCTGCGAGTGAAGGCGTTATAAGCATTACTTTCAATCAAATATTTGAAATCTAATAATGCATTTTTAATAATTCGATTACCATTTGCTTCATTATCAGTTTTATCTGCATTCCATCTTCCGCTAAAAGCAAAGTTGTAATAATTACTTTCTACCGATAATGGCTTACTACCCCAAACAGAAGCAAACTCTGGAAAGAATATAGCAGGATTAAAAAAAGTAGCTTCTCTCATTCCTAACATATCGGCATATGGAACAAATTGATACCAAGAATATATTCCTTGATTATTCCAATTCAAGTCAGTAGATTCTATATCATCAGAATTCAAATCTATGGTAGTTAAATCTATCATTTTAGTCATACCCTCTTTATCGGTTGGAGGTCTTCTAACTATCCAATAATATTGATTACCGAAAGTATCTCCCATAAACTCAACCATAGGTTCTTGACATACTTTTCTGAAGAAATTTAAAAGAGAGCCTTGTAAAGTTGATATTCCAGAATCCATAACTTGTTTATCGGCAACAGAACTATCAATCAAAACTTTAGTTATTCTCCATATACCAGGAGCATATCTTTCATTTGTAGTATTACCTGTACTAACCGCTGGTTTAGGCGGAACTTTAGGAACATATTCAGTTTCATTTTTTACAGTAACGTCTGCTTTAGCGGAATATTTATAACCAGTTTGAGTTTTAAATAAAGAGTCAGAAAATGAAGTTATATTGGAATTTCCCTGTTGTATTATGCGTCCTGTTTTAGCTTCTACTATCGTCTCTTTGGCTAAAAAATTATAAAGAGGGTGTATAGCTAAACCGCCTTTTCTGATTTCTAAATGTAAATGTGGACCAGTACTCCTACCAGCATTCGGTTGATCTCCAGGGGCACCTCCAGTAGTACCAATTGTTTGACCTTCTTGAATGGTAAAACCTATTGTTATATACGGTTCTGTACTATGAAGGTGCATCAATAAAATGTCTATGTAATTGCTAGAATCAATTGTATGCCTTATAGTCACGTATAATCCAGCACCTTTCTTCTGTACTCTTCTCTGTATGATCTTACCGCTTAGAGGTGCTTTTATGACCGTACCTGATGGTATGCCTATATCAATTCCATTATGGTTACTTACCTTACCATTCATAAGGCGTTTTCCAAAATTACTAGTCAATCTTAAAGTGGGATGTCCGACTAAGAACCCCTTCATGAATGTTTTTATATTCATTATCTTATACTTTCTAATTCTCCGTAAGTAGTTCTTGTAGTTTCTGGTTTCTCTGGAACTAATTCAACAAATTTCGTTCTATCTTCTCCCCAAGAATCAAATACATAACCTGGTACTACTTCTATGTTCGATAATTGAGAAATGACTCCCTTGATAATATATCCTATATCCATATTCAATTGATTAGCGAAAATATCAATTTCTCCAGTCACTCTTCTTAATCTATTGATAGGATTGTTATAAGTATTATTCATAACATCTGCTTCTCGAATATCTCCCTGCTTGCCATATCCTTGTTCGTTAGCAAATACCATACTAGGATTAGAAGTTGTAGAAGGATTAAAAAAGAATGATCCGTCTTCTATCAATAATTTCATTAAATCTCTTCCAGTTACTTCTACATATGCTTCACCTGAGGCGGCATTCGAAACAACCTTGACGTCATCTACTAAAGCTATCATGTCAAATACATTATCTGCTATTAAAGTTTTTATATCAAAATTATCTTCGTCGCCAAATGCATATTCATCTCTTTTTAATTCCATGTCTAATTTTTCGAAAGAAATAAACAAAAGATCATTAGATGATACTAGCCAATTAAAATAATTAGATTCTAAATTATTAAAATCAGATTTAGAATAAAATTCATTATCTGAATGAACGTAATTTGAATCTGTTTTTTTAGCTCTTCCGAATCTACCTTCAAAAGCTCCTTCATTATTTGGTATTAATCCTACTCCAGCAAAGTCTGCATTAATTAACGGTAATTTTAATGAAAAGCTACCGCCGTCCGCTCCTACTAAAGTATTAAGAGAAATTACATGTCGGCTTAAATTAGCGAATTCATTCCAATAACTATCTTTTAAAGTAGGAGATGGAACTCCATTATCAGTAGCTAAAGCATATAAACTTTTAAACCATCCAAAAACTTGACAATCTATATTTCTTTTATTTAAAGAATCGACCTTATAACCCTCATTCTGATATATGTCTTGAATTTTTTCATATGCAAAGGCATAGAAATCGTCTTTTATGCTTTGAAAGTTAGTTTGACTAATAGCTAACTCAGCCGTGACTTTAGATGAATTAATACGTAAATTACAAGGACAAGGCAATTTCATTTCTATTTTTAGGTCAGATTCTTTAGGCCAATTAGAAAGTCCATTAGCATTAGCGTATTCCGTTTTATCAGAAGAGCTCATCTGTTGAAAAATGAGCTCACGATTGAAATCAAAAAAGTCTTTAGGTTCTATATTGTAAATATGTTCCTTCTCCATAAATTCGGTAATGGTTTTAACATTACGATTTCTATGAAATAACCAAATAAAATTATTATTATTTTGTTCCATTATTTTGATCCGCTTTTTGGTTTACTTTGAGCTGGTTGACCTGAAGTAGCGATTACCGTTTTTATACCAGTTGTTTTAGCCATGTTAGTTAAATCAGCCAAAGTCTTAGTCATTGTGGTTAAAAATTCTACAGCTTGCTGAGTCCATCCAGCTTTATTAAGTTCTGCATTAGCATTTAATTGATTCTGATTTGAGAATCCTCCTGCTAAAACATTAGCTCCGAATGTATTATTATTAAATTCATTGACGTAAGCATCTAATCTGTCTGGAGCGATATTAGGCAATAGAGATTTGAAAGCAAAATATCCCATCTGAGTATTAGTATCCCCAAATTGAGAAGTCAATCTGTGTACTACAGCTTGCATTATTTGCCCTTCATTTTCTGGATTACGTAAAGCTCTGTCTATTAAATCCATTCGACCTCCAGTTTCAGGGAATAAATCGGCTATAGTGCTGTAAACTAAAGTCCTCATTCTTTCGTTAAGAGGATTTTGAATCATACCTTGAAACTGTTGTATATCGTCTCCAACCCTAGCATCTTGAGTAACTCCTTGAACTGAAGAAAAAGCGGCAAGAGTTTTGTTGGCGGTATCGTAATTAGGTCTATCGGTTCTGCCCATATACGATTGCATAATTGCTTGTTGAATATCGTATTTTTCTTGAACCCTAGTAAAATCGTCATAGGAAACTCCAGAACCTTGAATACCAGATAAGGTTGTTACTAATCTACTAAGAGCGTCAGTAACATTAATACCATAACGATCATATTGAGAACCTTGCATCAAAGCTCCTTGGTCTAAAGCTAAACTTTTTTCAAGACCTAAACCAGCCATTGTCTCTTGGTACCAATTATCAGCTGAACCTCTGGCTCTTACACGTTTAAATGCTTCGGCGTCGAACTGCTCTACATCCATACCGTATTGAGTATAATGTACGCCGTATGCTCTAGGATCATTCGAAAGAAAAGTTCCTATATTATTCATAGCTTGCTCTCCAGAAGCGCCTCCAGCAGGTGATCTGAAACGAGCAAGATCGCTAAGACTTTCATAAGATTTTGCGGCAGCAGAAGATATACCCATTATAGCTTGAGCGGCAACAGCTCCTGCTATAACGTAAGGATTACCTGTAGATACAGCTCCGCTAACCATAGCACCTCCCCAATTACCCTGTTGAGCTTGCTGTACAGCGCCTAATATACCTTGACCCTGTCTGATTGAACGAATATTTCTGCTATCATCGTCTCCTCTTCCTCCCGAACCGCTACCGCCTGTTGAACGGTTTATAATTTTATCTAATTCATCTATTCTAGATTGTGCAGCTTGGGCTTCTTTTTCAGTAGCGGCAGTTTCTCTTTGTTCAATTAAAGCTTTTCTTTCTGCTCTCAAACGTCCTAAATATGAATCTGGATCTGCTCCCGATTCTGACTGACGTTCGATTTGCTCTTTGAGCTCTCTTAGAACCTCAACAAGTTCCTTTTCAACCTTTAATCTCTCTTCATTTTCTTTACCATTGATATTATCTACTTCACGGTCAAACTCTTCTCCTGCTCTTCTGTATCTTCTTTCTCTCTCGCTTTCAACCTTATCATCTAATTCTCTTTGAAATAAGGGGTCATCCGCTTTTGATCCAGCTCTAACTACACTCTCATTTCTCCAAGAATCTAAATCTTTATCAATAGAATCGTAAGCGCTATCACGACGGCGTTCAGCTTCTTCTCGCTGTCGATCATAACGTTCTGAAATTTCTCTGCTAGCTTCTTCTCTTTTAGCTCTTTCATATCTAGAAAAAGCATCAAAATCTGAATCACCTCCTTGAGACCTATCGCTGGAAGAAGGTTCACCTCTTCCAGCATTATTGGCCTCCTCGGCTACTCGATTCATTTCATCACGTAATTGTTGAGAATTTCCTCGTATGTTTACCGTAACGTCAGGCATATTATTCTTTGTTAAATTGTTCTAAATCCATGTTTTCATAATCGTCATCGATCTCTTGTTGAGAAAGATCGACCGTTCTTCGATTAGTACCATCTAACTCCATTCCCAAATCTTCGTCATTAACTTCGTCAGTTTTTTCAGTATCATCATTAATCATTTGCTGTTCTCTATATTCTATCAGCATATCTATGAAATTAGCTTTACGATGTTTCTTTGAACCGAAGGGAATATTGTATTTCTTTCTCCACCAAAAATCAATAGGGAATCTATGCCAATTATTCAGAAAATTTCTGATTTCGTTATTCAGATTTGTCTCCTCCTGTTGTAGCATCTGAAACCTTATTATAGTTATACAAGTTTTTCATAATCTCCGTATACCAAGGGAAAATCTGTTTCTTGTATACTTCAACTAACTCGCCTACTTCTGAAGCATCGGATTGCGTTAAATCTTCTACTTCAAAATCTTTAACTAACTTAGGCATATTCACTTTAAAGAATACAATAGCGTCCACCAAATCTAAGGCATAATACATGCTCTGTACGCCAGAAGCTGACATTGAACCATACTTATTAGCCGTCATGGCCTGCTTTAAGGATTCCATGTCTATAATTTTGCCTACATTAGGGAATTTAACAGTATAACTTTTACCGCCTAAATCAAATTTCATTTCTTTTTGCATAACTTTTACAATTTTAATTAACAATAAAAAAGGTACCACCTTTTGAGTAGTACCCTTTTAATAACTGGATGACGGTTCAGGTTAGACAATACTATTGTATAAAATAGGGTCTGTATATTCAAACTCAGTATCTCTTCCAGAGATTTGACCTTCCTGAATATCAAAACCTTCTCTGGTCATGAAAGCTCCAGATGTCTTAGCAAAAGTTTCGTATTTAGTAGAAACTAAACCAGTTTCTGTATTAATAGCTCCGTCTTTTACTTTTCTCAAAATAGAGATTTCCAAACCATCTTCCTGAAGTAGGATTGCATTAGCCCATTCTTCTACCGTTCCTGCATTTCTGAAGGCACCTACTTTTAGCTTATTGGCTAATAAGTTGAAGTTGATAGTATAAGATGAACAGCTCAAAGAACCAGTCCATTCTAATGCAGGTAACTCCGATGGATTTAATCTTCCAGTACCAGTAACACGTCCACGTCTGATTGTTTCGGTAATGCGGACGTTTTTCATTTTACCGATAGTGACGCTATTTATTTGAATGATCGCTAAAGGAGCGGTCATTACTTTTTCATCATTTTTCTTTGCCATTTTCTTAGTGAATTAAATGTTAAACAGATACAACGAAATCCAAGATGTTACCGACAAAGAAAGTTTTGTTAACAGGTACGTTAGGGACGAAATCATAAGTAATGAAATAATCGCCATTTTTAGCCGATACCTTAACATTCTTCCAGCTTATCAATAAATTATCAGCGCCAGGTTCTGCTACTAAAGAAGCTAACTTGGTTTCTGTAAAATTCTTAACTGACTGAGGAGAAGATTGAGCGGCAGTATTACCTGTAAAGCGGATAGCTCCTTCAATGATCAATTCTTTGTTCAATTGAGATTTGATTAATTCAATTGAAAACTCGAATGATTGACCGTCTTCAGCAATAGTCTTTTTGTTGTTTTGTAGAGTGGTGATACCTTGGTTAATACAAAAACGTCCAGATACATTACGAGTGTGCATAATACCAGCTTGTAAGGCTCTAACACGTTCTCTTTGTTTAAGATCGTAAACAAACGATTGATATCCAACCTGTTTAAACGTAAGAGGAGTTTGAGCGGCCATACCTGCATTTAAACCTATAATAGCAGCAGCTAAATAAATAGTGGGTAATACCTTAGTTCCATTAGTATCTTTCCGAATAACTTCAGGAGCGCCATGAACCGTTACCACTTGTCCAGAATTGTAAAACTTAGCAATACTTTCAGAACTATTAGAAGCTCCAAAAATATCAGTATCGTCTTGACCACCTGGAACTACCATAAATTCAGTAAATTTAGCAGTTTGCTTTAAGAATGTAAAAAGCTTAACATTGGTAGCAGCATTCACTCCAGCTCCAGAAGCGGCATTCAAGTTAGTTCCTAAAAAGAAAGTTACATCTAATTCAGTAATAGCTTCCAAAACATCATCATACTCTGTAGAATCTAAGAAAGCAGTTGTACCTCCTGTAGCTAGAGTTTGAGTTAACGCTACTAAAGCCGTAGCACGTGCTCCTGCCATTGATACTACGAAATGCGTTAAAACCTGTCTATCAGACTTAGCCCAATCGTACAAGTCTCCTAAAGTACCTAAATCAGGCGATTCAGATACTACGTTAGGAGCGGCATCGGCGAATGAATATGGTCCATAAGATTCTCCAGCGGTATCAGAACCTGAAAAAGTTCCTCTCAAAACTTGTAATCTGAATGTTCCTGCAGTTAATCCCGCTACAATTCTAGCGGCATAACCTACTTTTAAAACTCCAACGTCAGCTACGCCATTACCTACTATACCTTCATTCTTACATTTCAGCGTCAATGTATTTCCAGCTGATATGGTTAAAAGTATATTAGCGCAAGTAGTCTTAGCGGCACGTGCATAATAAACTCTTGGAGCGCCAGGTGCTCCTTCTAATGGGGTGAATAATTTCTCAGCGATATCACCGACCATACCGCCGTCCATGAACGCAAGGAAATCTTCGTAATTGTCGAACTGATAAACGGATTTTAACCCCTTATTAAGTTCTCCATTTACTCCCGAACCTCCGGCAAATTCGTAAGAGCCATTCAACGATAAACCCGTGTCGATAATCATAACATTACCAAATTCGGCAACATTAACAGTCGAAGTCGGGTTGTATACCGTTGCAGCATAAGAACCAGGCTCAACATAGTTCTTGCCGTGGAAATTGACAACTGTAGACATATTCTTCTTTATTTTAAATTTATACTTTAATACCTATATAATTGTTTTGGCTATGCCTCATCGAAATAATCTAAAGCTTTCATCTTAAAAACGAATTTTTTAGCAACTTTTTCAACTACTAATTTCGGAACCGTTAATTCATAAGTAAAAGATATATTCAATACTTTATGAAAAATTGGTATAGGAGTATATTCATCATTCATAACTACGTCATTGCCTGAAAACTTAGGAATCCTTAATCCTAGTAATTCTAAATGAGGAACTAACATCAATAAAACGCTTTTCAATACATTGTATACGATGTTCACTTCTGAAGAGTTAACAGAAGTTATCATAATCTGATAAACGGAATCGAACATTTGAGTATAGGTTTGTTGATGAGCTTCTAAAGTTTCATCGTCTTCTCCCATTACATCTTCAGTTTGATAACCTTCATCTTGACCAATACCTCCTCCGCTATAAACTTCAGAAGGTAATAAAATATGCATTGATATTATCTTTGCTACTTCTAAATTATATCCGAAATTAACAGACAAACTTCCAGTAGTTTCAAACATTTTTTTAGCTTGTTCGAAATAGACATATCTATTCATTTTAACTTTATTGCCGTCTTCATCTAATCCTAAAATTTTATATAAGATAGAATCTTTTTCATTTCCAGCATTCTCTTTTAAATCTTCACGAATCAATTTTACAGCACTCTCTAAAGTATTGTATATTACAATTTCTGGCGTAGTTATTGCACTCATAGTATTCTTTCTAAATATTGTGTAACTTCGTTTTCTACAATAGTTTCAACGTCGGTATTTTTCACCGCTTCGTCGGCTAATCTATATGCTTTTATTCCTTTATGTATCCAACTCATGGGGTCAGAATTAGCACCTGCTCTCCTGAAAGTTCCGTAAGTATTTTGATTTACTTGTCCATGCACTCCAGTTCTTTTAGCCAATCCTTCATAAATAGAATGACGATGTTTATATTCATCAAATAAAACTTCGCCCTTATTATTCAAAATTGCTTCTCTAGAAAGCGGTACGTCATAAGGAGACGGTATTTCAGACATTCCTAAACGTTCCTTATTACTTTTTACCCTAACTAGATCATAAATTTCTTGAGGCATCTCTCCAGTAAAACCAGCTTGTCCTAAAGTTCCTGGAGTACCTATTCTAAAAGGGATAGATAGATACCATTCCCCCCCTTGTGATATTACAGTACCCTTAGAATTATATTTAGTTATGGTATATTTAACTTTTCGAGATTTCTTGAATCCCTCTTTCATATCGAACGCAGATGCCCCTTGTTCGATCATGTTAGCTACCTTACCAGTAAGAATAATTTGTTTCTCAAATCTCCCCTTATCTACATTGATTAGATTTTGAAGATATTCTGGTAAGGTAGAATTTAATCTTTGTTTAGCTAAAGCTTCCCAATTAGCATAGATGGCAGCTGAAACGGAACCGACGCAAATTTCTGTTAATTCGTCGATTTGTTCCGACGCTAAATTGAATTGAGCTCCTAATCCAGATAAATCTATTTCTATTGGTTTCATGGCTGAACAGTATTATCGAATAAATTGTTACCGTATTTTTGAGCATCGAATATCCAGTGCGCTTTTCTAGCAGTGACGTTTATAGGCATGTCCGTCAAATCTTCTTCCGAAAATGAACAAGTACGAGTCCTAACTTTCATAAGCTCTCTATTAGCTTCTAAAACATGGTAAACAGGATAATAAGAATATCTAATAGAGATACTAATTGTAGGAGTCTTCTCATTGACGTCATTTACGCTTACTTGATCGATAATTGATTGATCGAATACTATAGCATTTTGTTCTATTTTGTACATGACATCTGGAATCGGTATCAATTTAGTAGCATCTCCAACAAACAAGAATATATTGCTTATTTCTAATGGTTCATAAACTGGATAGGCTATCAACTCACCTTCAAATTCAATAGGTTTCAATATTTCAGAATACCAAGCTTCTAATTCTATCAGAATAATTCTATCCATGAAACCTAATTTATCAACTCCTTTAGTCGTAATGCTAGCAGTACCTCGATTGACCTCGCTCCAATTTTCATACTTTTTGATATTTTTCATGGTTTGAGAAATGATCCTGGTCTCTTTTCTATCAACGAAAAACCATCCTCTACCAATACAATTACGACAAGAAGATGACGCCTGTCCAGTAGCTTTATCTACACAAGGACATCTCAATGCTCTATCAATATAAGCGTCATATCCTTGTCCATCGATGAGTTTTCTAAAATCATCTGGTCTCCAATAAGCTTGAGGAACTACATTTTGAACTGGAGTTTGATATGCGACTGGTTTACTGGTTATGCTCTTCTTTTCCATTACAATACTTCAAATGTTATACCTCGGTATCTATATTTCAAGGTATCGAAGTTGTTTTTCAAATCGTCTGAATACTGCTTAATTCTAGCTCCAAATAAACCGTTATTGCCAGAACGAGATAAAGGAGTATTTTGACTAACGCCGTCTAATGATATGTTAATGCTTGTGATACCTACTCCATAAAGAATATCGCCTAAAATTCCGAGAACGTTTATGGTAGCTATCTTAGCAATATAATCTAACAAATCGGCTGGAATTTTATCCCAACCTGTAACGTATAATAATCTCCAATAATTAGGTATATAAGTTTGACCGAACCAAGCTAAGTGAGGGGAAATACCGTTGTAAATGATTGAGTTTTGAGTCATTGTAGCACCTTCTCTACTTCCAGTATTAGGTATCAAATGTACATTTCTGAATACGGCTACTGATTCGATCTTTTTGATAGTTAACCATTCTCCAGGATAATCAATTTGATTAAGGTCGCTTATGTAACCTTTAAGACTATCTATGTAGTCAATAGGATACATGGTTCTAATATAACCCCAAGAATTGAATTCTTGTCTTACGAAATCCCTGCTTTCGTATATTACTTGTTTTGCTAATTTTAGGCTGAAAGTATTCTCGACCATAGTCTGAGCAGTCAATATATGCTGCTTGATAGCTTGTTGGGAAATCTTTCTACCTCCATCTCCAGCACACATTGGTATGCCGAACATGTAAATGTTAATAAGTTCAGAGGGGCTCATAATGAACCCCTCGTTTTTATTGTAGCTTATTTTGAGTTTCAAGCTAGGCATATCAGATTGTTTAATCGTTAATGATTATCCTTCTTCCTCTTCTTCAAGAGTTTCTTTGTACTTGTTGATCAAGTATTGGCTTAACAAAGCTTTAGATTTCAATTTCTCCCATTCTTCTACAGGATATTTAGCCTCAGTGGCCATATCTTGCATTTGTTTGAAATTCATAGAGTTGATACCGTCGATAACTTCATCATCTTCGTTCTCATCCTCTTCTTCATCATCTTCGTTTTCTTCGTCCTCATTCTCATCCTCTTCTTCGTCTTGCTCGTCAACTTCCGCTTTTTTCTTACCCTTTACGAAATCCCAATCGTTAGTGCTATTTACAAGCAGAGAAGCACACTTAGCAGAAACATCTGCTTCACCCTTAGCATCGATAGTAATTTTACCATCAATAGGAACAATAAGTTCGGTGCTAACTAATTTTTCGTTTTTTGCTTTAATTTTCATTTTTGTACAGTTTAAAGAAAAAAGGGGCGAGGTTTTGGCCTCACCCCTTTATTCCGAATTTACGATTTTTGTTATTTAACGAATTTACCAATGTTGATAAATCTAACCATTTTCTTAGGAGCGTACAAGAATGGAGTACCGTAAAGTAACACCATGAAACGGAACGCTGGAGAAAGGATAGCTAAATCCATCTTCATAAGAGGAGCTAATTGAGCAAACTCAACAACCTCGTTATCGAATTGGAACAATACTGATTGATCAGTATCTGGTAAGTAACGGTTGTTATCACGAATACTCAAAGGAGAAGCGCCATCGTAACCACGGCTCAAATCGTCTAAAGATACTTCGAATAATGGGAAGAACTCGTCAGTTCCAGAAGCTCCTACACGAGTACGATATACACGATAAGCTGTAGCACGGTTAACGCCACCGCCGTCTGTGAAAGTCAAATCAATAGAACCTCCCGCAACGGCAGCAACTGGAGTAGCTAAGATTGACAAATCAGATTCACCGAAACGATTTAAAGCAGTAACTGCATAACGAACGTTACCAGCGTCAGTAGATTGCCATTTACTTTGATTACCTGTAGAAGGTACTACGACAGCAGGGGTAGTAGCAGCCCAAGCAGGTTTAGTAGCAGCTTTTTGAGAGTTAGCAGATGAAGTAGAATTTTTAGACGGTAATTTTTTGAAGAAAACGTCATGGTTCAATCCAATACGTCCGAATTGAGAATCGAACTCTTGAACACGTTGACCCATAATACCGTTGCTCAATGAAGGAGTATTCGGTACAATGAATTTGTTACCATAGAAGTTTTTAACAAAAGAAGAAAGAACCGCTGGCGGGCCATAGATTTGAGTACCTAAACCATAGTTTTCCACGATAGAGTTAGCAGCAGATTCGATAGCTTCTTCAGTAAGAGCACTACCACGTAAGTCTACTACTTGCTCAGAATCCATATATTGACCATAAGATGACCAAGCATCAGATTGTTGTTGTTGAGCTAAGAAACCGTTGAATTGTTCAGGAACAATTTTCTCGTTACCGAAATACAAACCTTGGTTCAAGGTACGAAGAATCCAAAGAGTACCATCTTTAATAGTACGTTCCATAACGCTACCTACAACGTTATTTACAAGCGTCATTTGGTGAGTAACGGACTTAGTAACGCCTAAGTACTTCACCAACTGAGCTCTACGTACAAAGATTGAATCTTCTTCTTCTGGAAGTTCGCCTTCACGATTCCAACCGCCACGATTAGCACCGTAAGAAGTTTGTTGGTTATATTCTTCTACAGTGTTATGAGCAGCTTTCTTCGGCAAGTGTTTCCAAAGTTGGATATCACTCTCACGGAAAGTAATGTGTTTCAAAGTCTTTTCTAAAGACTCGACTTTAAGCGGAGCACCTGATGCGTCGCTTAGATTGGTGGTTTCACGACCAGTGATATCTCCCGCAGCCAAGGCTTTATTTAACGCATCGACATTCTCTGCGCTAGATTGACCTGTGTGGAATCCATCCTGCTGTGCAGCATATCCATAATCGGATAAATTGATAGACAAACGTTCCATAATCTTATTTATTCAAATTTTGCTTTTATTTTATTATTTAATACGAGTTGTTGAAATTACGCTACGATGTTAACTCCTTTTTCGACTTTTAAACGAGAAATGATATTTGCAGGTAATTTTTTGGTTGCTTCGAATGCAGTTACAGCTTGACCGAATTCAGCGTCATAACCTTTTTCAAAACATGCTTGATCTAAAAGTTCCGCTACAATTACAGGTTGTTTAGACATACTGACTTGGTTAGCTACAGGAGCTTGTCCGCCATTTCCTAATTCATCCTCAGAGCCTTTAGAGAATACTCTATCAACTGGATTAGAATTGCTAAGAGACTTAGGAGCAGGAACTGAAGAACCGTACTGTTCCATTTTTTCGCTTAATAGAGCAATGGTATCTTCTTGACCTTTGATAATCTCAGTTAGTTGTTCTTCTCTAGCCGCACTAGCATCTAGTTTGTTAGAGCAATCTTTGATTAAAACAGCTGTAGCCGTAATAAGATTTTTTACATTGATATG